GTCGCCCGAATTGGTCAACATGAAGTATGTGCTTGAACCATCGTTTCGGATAAAGAATCCATAGTTGCCATAGGCAATACGAAGACCATTCGCCGATTTGGAAATAATCTCGCCAGCAGCCGTTAAACCGCCAGTAAGCGTGCCTCCGGTTGTTGGTAATGCACCTACATCAGCAGCAGTCGGTTTATTTTTAGTGTTATATGCTCTGCGCCATCCGGGGGAATAAGCTGTGCCATTAAACACATAGATAAATTCCGCATTAGTGAGTGCGCCAGAGACACTTGTCGTCGTGGCTGTTGTTATTCGAATGGTGTAATAAGTTGCACTGTGGCTGAATACTTCTATCACCGCCCCCGCCAGTGGAATAATGCCGCAGCCTGTTTCACTGTCTGGTATGGAGGCGCTGTCAGCGTATGCCCAGGCACAGCGTGCCACCCATGCTTTTGTATTGAAGGCACCATTATTCTGCAATATCGTCACTAACTGAGCCGTTGTTATTGATGCACCATTACTCCCTGTGCCTAACCAGCCAGTTGGAGATGCCGGGCAACCAATATTTGCTGGTGACAGCGAAATATTAGCCGTTCCGTCAAATGAAACCCCATTAATGGTGCGTGCTGTTTGCAGTTTTGTGGCTGTAGCTGCATTGCCGGTAGTGCTCTGATTGCCTGTTTTATTCACGCCCGGCAGGTCGATGTTTGCGGTGCCATTAAATGAAACACCACCAATAGTTCTTGCCGTTTGTAATTTCGTTGCAGACGCCGCGTTTCCGGTTGTGTTCTGGTTGCCCGTGGTATTTACACCAGGGATGGAATCCTTCGATGTGTAGACCTGCGCCCACTCTGACCAACTGGCTGTATCAGTATCTCGTCGCGAACGTACATGTACAGGTGCATGAGCGCCACTTGTACCGCTCCAACCTATGAACAACTCACCTTCACCAACTGCCGTTGCGCCCTTAAGATGAAGCACATTCCCGTAAGCAGAAGGATAGCCGTTGTTGTACGCCTCATACATCTGCAATCCAGTAGCAGCACCTTGTGTTGTACCGGTGAGCGCAGTAACACGCCCTCTGGACGTAATTGTTGGTATCGAAATGTCCACAGAACCATCAAACTTAACACCGTTGATGTTTCTTGCCGTCGCAAGTTTTGTCGCGGTAGCAGCATTCCCCGTGGTGTTCTGGTTACCTGTTGTATTTACACCTGGAAGATTGATATTGGCCGAGCCATCAAATGCCACACCGCCAATCGAGCGTGCTGTTTTCAATTTCGTCGCGGTGTCGGCATTCCCTGTCAGCGCCCCGGTGATCCCGCCGTTGAAAGTCTGGCGTGCACTCCATGTGTTAGCCGTGCTCAACAGGGGGATCTTTTCACCGCTGGTACCGAGTTCTCTTAAACCAAGGTTTAGGATTGAAATGATGACGCCGGAAACTTCTTATAAAGCGTGGAAACAGCCACATCATAGATGATTGCAACCTGCTTACGGGGGATACCCTTCTCCAGCAATCGCCGCATTTGCTGCCATGTTTCTTCTTGGTATTTAGGCCGACGCCCACCTATACGACCTTCTGCGCGAGCTACATCAAGTCCAGCGCGTGTACGTTCAACGATAAGCTCACGTTCCATTTCTGCCAGCGCACCCATTACGTGAAAGAAAAAGCGCCCCATTGGTGTACTGGTGTCGATGGAGTCAGTGAGACTCCGGAAGTTAATGCCTCTGTCACGCAGCTCTTCCACCAGCACAACTAAGTGACGCATGCTGCGCCCAAGACGATCTAACTTCCATACGACCAGGGTGTCACCTCTGGAAAGCATACGGAGAACCTTTTTTAACCCAGGGCGTTCAGCCTTTTTGCCGCTCGCCTTGTCCTCAAAAATTAGCTCACATCCTGCGCTTTCAAGGGCATTTCGTTGCAAAGCAGTGTTTTGTTCATTTGTTGATACGCGTACATAGCCTATTAGCTATTTTCTGCTCACTATTGTTATTTATAGCAAGCTGCGGATTTTAATTAACAAAACCAGTGTGTGTGGAAATCACAAAGTACATACCGTTTCCCAATGATGTTTATTTAATCATTAAGGAAATAGTTATGTTTGATCTAAAAATCATTTTCATATCCATCTTTGGCGGAATGCATTCGTTTCTGAATGGGGTTCGTGAAAAACGTTACGAAGCATCATGCAGGCAATTGCTGGCCGAGTGTCTTGCTGCCGTACTTGCAGGCTTTATAGGCATGTGTTTCGCGGAATATAAGGGTATGGATGAAAGTCTTCAGAATTGCGTGACTCTTATTTGCAGCATCAATAACAGGCTCATTTTTGAAAGGTTACAAAGGCTTATCGATTCGTACCTCAATAGAAATGCCTCTTAAGCAACAAATGACCGGTTGAGAAGTTACTTTGCATACCATTCCCTCCTGACAACGTAGGAGGGAACTTGTGCTTGACACACAGGAATTAGCTCCAGTTGCTATTGCGCTCCTGCTTTCAGTAATTGGTGGGATAGGCACGTTCCTGATGGATGTCCGAGACGGTCGCCAGTCTGGCAATTTGTTGGGATTGGTTACGGAGATCTTTGTTGCAGTGACAGCTGGCGCGGTGGCGTACCTATTGGGGCAACACGAGGGCTGGGAGTTATCAATTACGTACTTAATGGTAACGATAGCCAGCAATAACGGTCATGAGGTGATTTCAGGGATGAAACGAGTGAATATCGATAGCATTCTGAATGTTCTTACAAGTTTGGTGAAAAAGGGAGGTGGGAAATGATTGGCTGGGGTGTATGCGTTCTTGCGTTAGCCTTAGCCGATCGCTATTTGCTAAAACGCAAGGACATCACGCATTTAGAACTTGGTGATGTGGAAATTAAACAGGGCTTCATCCGGGTGCCGTTCAAATACCGGTCTAAATTCCCGTTTTTGCGCGGCGCAACGGTCAGATATTGGATCCGCGATGTTCAGAAGCCGACGACAGTGATTGAAGGCGAACAACGTTGTCTGACGTCGGCTGAACAGGGCGAAAACAGTGAATGGTTGTACATACCCACTGAATATATGGGTAAAGGAGAGCGACTGTGGCATTTCAACGTCATGGTTACGCATGGCGACTCGTTCATTAACCCGTTGTATCGGATTTTCCCTGTTACTCAGCAAATCCGCAGAAGTTACGTAATAAATCTCGCACAGGATGTGTCAGATGACGAAAAATAAGTATGCAACGGTCGATTTTGACCAGGTTAATGAAAAGGGGCTGAAATCCCTTATCGCGGCGATCAATAAAACCGGTGTTACGGTAATTGAGGTTGACTCCAGCAACCGCGCAACAACGAAAGATGGCGTTAAAGTTAAAACCGCAAAGCTGGTTCTTAACGACGGACAAATTCTTGCCATACAGGTAAACGACACTGGCGATATATCGTCTGTGAAACTGAATGGAAAAGCTATTCCTAACGCTCAGTCGCCGGATATCAAGACGCTTGGTACCGTCATGGGACAAGCGGCCCGCAAAAACTCCGCAAAATTCCAGAAATCACTGATCGCCAAAGCGAAGCGTGTTGCCAATCCGGTAGACAAGAAACCGGCAGTTAAATCCAACTTTCAGCGCCTGCAAGAAGCAAAACAGCGGAATGCTCAGGTGGTTGCCGCTTATAAGTCCGCGCAGAATTCGGTGTCTTTCAATCAACAGCAGATCACTGATTTGCGGGCGAAGCTGGATAAGGAGACGGGCCGACTCAATAACGAAAAGGCACGGAATGGCGAACTCAAACGTCGTCTTAAGCAACTGAAAGCAGGAAATTAACATGGAACAGTTCAATATCAATAAAGGGGTGACGATCAAGCCTGGGCTTGACGTGCTTCCCCCGCCAGTGACTGATGATGAATATCGCGCATTAATGGCCGGTGAGGACCGCTATCTGATGACGGAATCCAACACCCTGGAGGAAATCGAGGCTACGTTCTTCTATGACACGCCGATCCACTGGTGTGCTACGGATTTACTGGAGGCGATTAGTTCTACTCGTTTGCAGTTACACCGGACCATGCAGGCATTTGTCCGGGCATTGAACCAGAAGCTGAATGGTACCGGAATCTCTGCGGGGAGTGATAAAACGGGGGATGTGGCCCAGAGCGGCGCGCGCGCGATCGGCGGCGCTGAAATTGGCCGGGCACGTAACGTTAACGGGCTGCCGGTCCTGCCAGCCATTATTCCGCTCAGTGATGGTCAGACTATCAGCATTCTGTTTCATAGCCCGACAGCGGAAAACCGGATCACCAATAGCGATACGCTGGTTGCTTTCCAGTTCTTACTGAATAAAAAAGACGTTACTCACACCGTTGCTCCGATGAGTGGACGTGATATGACGTTGGCGCAGGTCACCATGAAACTTGCCAACCTTGCAGAGAAAAACTCGGCAAAATTCCAGCGTGCGCAGAAGAAGAAAAAAGCCCTGGTTGATGAAATAACCCAACTACAGGCTGACAGTGACCAGAAAGAGGATGCCATGAGCGACCTAACGGATCAGGTGGCAGCGGTAGAAGGGCAGAAGGCAGATCTGGAGCAGAAAATTAACGCGGTTGCTTCGGAAGCGGATTCTCTTTATCAAGAAAATGAGCGTTTGCAGGCGGAGATTGATCAGCTCAATCGCACTGGTGGGCGCAATACCATTGCTCCTGCGGGGATGACTGGTGGGCACTCTCGCGCGCTGACGGATCGCCTTGCCAGTATCAAAAATCGTATGCATATGGACGGGGAAGCGACGCTCAGTAATGGTGCATCAATGAAGCAATTCATTGGGGACGGCGAAGGGTATATCCAGTTAACCGATCCGGATGGCAGCGTGTACATGATCAAGGCTAAATCCATACAGGGTGTGGACATGGCAGATGCGATCGGCAAGCTGTTTAAAGCCTATAAAGCGGGTAATGTATCGGAATATCTGGTCCAGCCAGAAGAACATAAACCGGAAAACGTCGAACCTGAACCAGCGGAGGATACCGGTAGCTCTTCGCCTGAACCAGAAGTCTCTGTAGGTGCATATCGATATGCCCTGCAAATGCGTCCGGCGGCCCCTGGCGCAATACCTGAAGGTAACAAAGCAATTCTGCCGCGCCCTGATGAAGGTGACCCGTATTATGAATATGCTCGCTACGGCATTGCTACTTACGATACCCCGCTTTCTGATCAGCAAATGAGTGAGTACGATCTGAAGTTATTGCCTCGCGAGGATTCTTTCGACTTCCTGGCGAAGACACTTACTAATGGTCCGTTTGGCAAATATGCACAAAAAGCTCTGGAGCTGGCCACCAGCTCACCAGACGAGTTTCGCGTAATGCTGAAAACTCAGTTTCAAAAAACTTTCCCCAATATTGCGTTTCCTGGGGGCGCTGGCACCGAGAAAATGGTGCAGAGCATGATCAATGCATTGCAGGCCGAAGTCGGTGATATTACTCAGCCAGAACCGGCCCCGGCACAGCCTGATGAAACGGTTAGCGAAGCAGATGCAGAGGCTAATAAAGCCATTGAATATCTCAATAATGTGATGGATATGCAAAGCACTGACATGGCGGAGATCCGTAACGCCCGGGGCAATGTCCGGGAAGCGATTGCAGCCCTTCAGGCTGCCGGACGTTTTGAGGAAAACGAAGAGCTGGTTAATGGCGCAGCTCGCCACTTGGCTGATCTGCTGGTAGCAATCCAGAAAGCGGGGGTAGCGGCATGACACTATCAGCGATTGAGTTAATGGACCTCAGCGATAAGTTGGATGCTCTGATGTCCAAAGCGGCTACCGCGAGTGGCATGGAGTTGCTGGATATCAGCGATGAAATTGACCAGATCATGCAACAGATGGGGTACGGCGCGTCTGGCGGCGGTAGTGGCGAGGAAAAACAACCTTCGGAACATGATGGTGTGCCAAAACTGGTTGCGGATTTCCTGGCTGATAAATTCGTCGATCAGAGCACTGATGCATTTATCGGTACGTTACAGGACTTGAGTCAATATGTTGGCACATACATCGACCTGGACCAGGTTAAACAGCACACGGCGGCATGGATAGCCGCCAACATTAAAGAGGCAGCATAAGGCGTAACAGGGATGAGCTTAAGCGATCAGGTGGTAATGGCCACCAGCATAGAAACGCTGATCGAGCTGCTAAAAAACCTGCCCGATTTCGGGCGGGTTTCGTATGTGGTGACAGCGAAGGGTGACGAGGTAAAAACAGCGTTTGATATCGTCGATGCCTCGGCTCTTTTGGTATCTAATACTCTGGACGGGAAAATTAACCCTGACTATCCCCAGGAACTTCAGCCGCGCGACCGGACCCGCGCATCCAGCCTTCTTCAGGTTAACCAGATATCCAAGGATTTGCGGCCTGCTCAGCTTACCGATTCCGGTTTATCCAGCCATGGCGCGCCGATAATTGGCGAGGACAATGCCGTTGAGTCAGGTAATGGACGGACCATGGGGATCATTAAAGCCTATCAGGACGGCAATGCGGATCGGTATCGGGAGTACCTGATTGAACATGCGACCGAATTCGGCATACGACCTGAAAAGGTTGAATCAATGACGGCTCCGGTACTGGTGCGCCGCCGGTTAACTAAGGTTGACCGCGTTCAGTTTGCCAAGGACTCAAATATTTCTGATCTTCAGGAAATGGCAGCCAGTGAAAAGGCTTTTGTTGATGCCGACAGCATAACTCCGGCGATGATGGCGCTGTTTAACCCGTCAGAAAGCGGAGATCTGCTTAGCCGCAGTAATGACGCGTTTATTCGCGGATTCATGACGCAAGTTGGTGCCACACAGGCGGCTGGACTTGTAACTGAAGATGGGCGACCAACACGGCAACTTGTTGACCGGATACAAAACGCGATCTTTGCCAAGGCATATAAGGATGCGCGTCTGGTAAGGATGGTTGCAGAAGAACCTGATCCGGATATGCGTAATGTTCTGACGGCGCTTAATGCGGCGGCCAATGATTTTGTCCAGATGCAGGCTTTATCAGGAGAAGCACACAAGCAGGCTGTGACAACTATCGTTGATGGCATTGAAACAGCGGATAGCCTCGATAAAAAGGCGCTGGCGGCATTGAAAGATGCGGTAGACCTGGTAAGGCAATCGAAGGAGTCAGGCCAACATATTACCGATGTTATTGCTCAGGGGGATATGTTCAGCGAAACAGCCCCGGAAGTGAAAGCTCTCGCGTTGTTCATCGTCGCGAATAACCGTAGCGCGAAGCGTATGGCCACCGCCTTTAAATTGATGGCTCAACGTATCAATGATGAGTTACAGCACCAGGGCCAGGCGCTGGGGGATATGTTTGGCGGCGGCGATGTGTCGTTACAGGATATCCTTCGCCAGGTGTCTCAGGAACTGGAAAACGAAGGCATGCAAGGGATATCCGGCGGTCTTTTCGAGTCCGTTTCCGGCGGTAGTTACAACGGTGTTGCTCCGTATACCAGTTTGCTATTACATCGGGCATCCGGCATCAAAGACATTATTCATCTGATCAGGCTGCTTTCCCGCACAGATCCCCAGGATGAACAGCTTGTACAAGTGCTTGCGCATTTTGTTCGAATGCCTGTTGCCGACGTGAAAAAATGGTGCCGATTATTCGGTATCAGCAATTCGTTACTTCGCGGCTTGTTAAATCACGCATCCTCCCTTGGGCGCGATGGCTTTGACGAGATAGCGCAGGCGATAAAAAACGGAGATATGCCACCAGCTATTGACTGGTTTTCCATTCGCCCAACCAGGGTGAAAGCATTCCTTAGCGCGGCGCATTCGGCATCACCATTGGCAGAAATGGTTCAGAGGTTATCGCTCATATTCACAGACCATACCGCGTTGGGTGATCTGACTCTGGACGAGATGAAGGAAGCCTCCATTCAGTGGGCCGATCAACAAAATGAGGTTAACTCAGACTTCTTGCCAGCATTCAGGAAGGCCGTTAGTAAAGCGGATGATGCCCGTGGAATTCTGAAGGCATTTAAGGCATTGCAAAGTCGTGTTAATAAACATGTCGGTGATATCGATGGGGTAACGGCGGAAGGCCGGGATATCCTTAAAGAGCACGGCATAACGCCAGAGTTTATTGATGAGATCAGGACTGATATGCAGCGTGAGGTCGTATCGTCCCTGCAAATCGTAGCCAGAGCGTTGGCGGATGCTAATCCGAAGAGTGCGGCCATTGTTAACCGGGTTATTGGTGATATTGAAGCATCGGAGGGCATGGGGGCGCTGAAACTCTTCCTTTCGCGAGCGTTTAATCCTAACGGCAATATTCTCCCTGGCATTATTGGTGAGGCTAAAAGGTATGTCAGTGAAGAAGAACTTGAGCAGCTTGACCAACTACTTAAGCGATTCTCATATAACCCGCAGACACGCTGGCAAATGAATCAGCAAAGTATGGGTTCGGTCCACGAGAAAGTGTTATCTGCCATGAACAGTGCGATTGCCAACTCATCCGTATCTGAAGAAAAAGCTCTTGAGTGGGCCGACTCTTTTATCACGGAAGAAGTGGAAGAAGCCCGCGCTGGACAGAATGGTGGGATAGACCTGCGCAAGGAACTTGCTGATATTTATCGCCTGACCGGCGGGAAAATATCGACCTTATCAAAGGTGGTTCACCACCAGGGAAGGGCATATGCAAATCTAAATGGTGTTGTTGCTGTCAATTTGAACGATGAAAATGCGAGCGCACTGTGGCACGAGCTGGGTCATCATCTTGAGTACAGTAACCCGGGTTTGTTAGAGAAAGCCAGGTCATTCCTGAAGGCCAATGTTGAAGGGGATAAGCCATCTTTCGTTAATATCGGTGGGCGTGGCAAGCCTGAATGGTGCTTCAGATCTCGATTGAGTGATATTTATATGGCGAAGGTATACCCGCCTGTCTCAGTGAGTAATTCTGGTAAATTTCGACACAAATCTCCGACAATTTCCAAAACGTCAGCAACGGAAGTGTTCTCTATGGCTCTTCAGTTGTATCATGACAAAGAGGCCGCTGCCGCATCACTGATGAATGGTGACGGATTGCTGGAACTGTTATTAGGTGTGGCAAAGGAGCTAAATAATGCAGATTAAAATCGCAGCGCCGTTAGGCGGAGATGCCATTATCGAATTTGATGATAATGAAGAAGTTTCCGGGCGTTTAAGCATTATCTCCGGTGACATTACCGAGGACATGATCGCTGAAGCCATAGCTGGAGCAAATCCCAATAGCTATATGGGATTCGTTAACACCCTTGATGCCCCCGCAAGTGATGTTCTCCGAACGCTGCATCTTTACGCTGGCTGGTTTGTTGATTGGCCAGCAGTAGATGGTGGCGATGAGGACGACGATGATTTTGGTGATCATGTAGACCAGATCGTATATTGAAGAAATCCCGCCAATCGGCGGGATTTTTTTTAATCGCTTTCCACTTCTTCCGTGGTGTTTTCTTGCAGTTCTGTTAATGCAGCACGACATAGGTTCCGGGCATTGGCTATAGCCACACTTTTGACTTCATCCGTCATCGTGCAGGTAATGTACTGATCGAGTTCTTCAGCGCGGATGATGCTTTTGCCAATCAGAAACTGTATTTGCCAGAGCAGATCGGCATCCATAATCAGAATTTCTGCCGGGCCTTCAGGGCCAGCCGGGAAGGAAACATAAGACTGTTTGCCCAGGCCGATAACTCGACAACTTGCTTCAAGAATTGCGCGCTTGAGGTCTGACTTTGTAACGGAAACAGGTTGGTTTTCACCAGTGATTATGCCGTTGACATGGAAGTGGAAGGGCATGTAGCTTGAAATTCGCTCTACTTTCCATACGCCAGCAAGCGATCCTTCATGCAGCACAATGGGGGTAACCGCGAGTTTCATCTCACCATATAACTGCTGGCAGATAGCTGGATTGCTGAATACATCCAAAGGTTCACACTCAAACAGCGGCGCAATCTGCATGAGGTCCATCATGGTCATACCAGGGGTACGAGCAGTAATGAATCTGCGCATGCCAGTATCCATTGTGCGCCAGATAGCTACACCATGCTTTTTGCTCACTTCTTCAGTAAAGCCAAGGTGGCACATGATGGTTTTTTCGATAGCCAGATCAGAGATAGAAACCTTTTCGCCAGGTACACCATCATTATTGATGGTCACTTCGACACTCTGGCCATTACGCAGGCGGTATTGAATTGCTTTAGTATTTTCCACGTTAAATCACTCCACTACAAACCAGTCACATGCCAGTAAGTCGCCTACAGAAGGCACCCACGGAACAACTACACCTTGTGCATTTTTTAAGGCGAAATAAGCACTGAACCGCCCCGGAAATCCTGGAGACTAAACTTCCTGAGAAAGAGGTAAACAGGATGACTAAAAATACTCGTTTTTCCCCCGAAGTCCGTCAACGGGCAGTTCGTATGGTTCTGGAAAGTCAGGGCGAATATGACTCACAATGGGCGGCAATTTGTTCCATTGCTCCAAAGATTGGCTGTACGCCAGAGACTTTGCGTGTCTGGGTTCGCCAGCATGAGCGGGATACCGGAGGCGGCGATGGTGGGTTCACCACCGCTGAACGTCAGCGTCTGAAAGAGCTGGAACGTGAAAATCGTGAACTGCGCCGCAGTAACGATATCCTTCGCCAGGCTTCCGCTTATTTTGCGAAGGCGGAGTTCGACCGCCTCTGGAAAAAATAATGCCACTGCTGGATAAGCTGCGTGAGCAGTACGGGGTCGGACCGGTATGCAGTGAACTGCATATTGCCCCGTCAACGTATTACCACTGTCAGCAACAGCGACATCATCCGGAGAAACGTAGTGCACGTGCACTGCGCGATGACTGGCTGAAGAAAGAGATACAGCGCGTATACGATGAAAATCACCAGGTATACGGTGTGCGTAAAGTCTGGCGTCAGTTGTTACGGGAAGGTATCAGAGTGGCCAGATGCACTGTGGAACGTCTCATGGCAGTTATGGGACTTGCCGGTGTTCTCCGGGGTAAAAAGGTCCGCACTACCGTCAGCCGGAAAGCCGTTGCCGCAGGCGACCGCGTAAACCGTCAGTTCGTGGCAGAACGCCCTGACCAGTTGTGGGTGGCTGATTTTACTTACGTCAGTACATGGCAGGGCTTCGTTTATGTGGCGTTCATCATTGATGTGTTTGCCGGATACATCGTGGGATGGCGGGTCTCCTCGTCCATGGAAACGACATTCGTGCTGGATGCACTGGAGCAGGCGTTGTGGGCCCGTCGTCCGTCTGGCACCATCCATCACAGCGATAAAGGCTCTCAGTATGTATCGCTGACCTACACGCAGCGGCTTAAGGAAGCCGGATTACTGGCATCAACAGGGAGCACAGGCGACTCGTATGACAACGCGATGGCGGAGAGCATCAATGGTCTTTACAAGGCGGAGGTAATACACCGTAAAAGCTGGAAAAACCGGACAGAAGTGGAGCTGGCCACACTCACGTGGGTGGACTGGTATAACAATCGACGATTGCTGGAAAGGCTGGGCCATACTCCTCCGGCAGAAGCAGAAAAAGCTTATTATGCTTCCATCGGAAACAATGATTTGGCAGCCTGAGTTCACAGACAAAACACTCTCCAGGAAACCCGGGGCGGTTCACACCATACGGAACGAGGTCGCCGGGGAAATATCCCTTAATGGCTTCCATTCGTGCCGGGTACTGTCCTTCAGGAACCAGCCAGCAGAATTGGTTTTCGCCGTTCCACCCGCGTCGAGCAACTTTCTTGCCATCCTTCAGCCACATCAGCGCGTCAGAAAAGTCGGCTGCTTCAAGGTCGATTTCTTCTTGTAGAGTAGCGATACCGCCAGCAGAAATAGTTACGTCCCTGGCTGTAATGAATGTCACTCCATTGTGACCTTCAATGCTGAGCAATGCCCCATTTTCGAAGAAGTCGTTAGTCCGACTAAAGCCTTCTTCAAATGTTTTTTCTGGTGAATAGGACAGAGATCCGTCCTCATAAGCGACCAGATATCCGCCAATTTCTGGTCGGTGTTTTTGCAAAAACATTTTATCAACATGGACTTTTACCCCTTCTGGCTCAACGACTTCGATGTTGCAAAAAAGGACCACATCCATTAGGGCGATAATTTCGATATCTTTGATTTTTGAGGCGCGAACTGTTTTATGGCTTTTGTATTTTGGAAGTGCCGTCAAAAGCTCTTTCGTTGTCATGTTATTCATAGTCTTTCCTCTGCTTAAAACCTGATGTATTGCGCCTTCAGGTGGGTCAGGAATGTTTTCCCACCAGCGAAAGCAATATCTCGGGGTGTTCTTTTCGTGAAAAGCGCGTGCCATTGCCAACTTTGGCGTTTGTTTGCGAGTTCGTGCTTTTGTCGGCGTCTGGACCACCGCTTTTCTTTCAGTCGTTTTTTACACATTCAAAACGGAATATCGTCGTCAAAGTCCATTGGAGGTTCGTTATTAGCGTTGCTCTGAGGTTTACCGCCACCACTGTATTGCTGGTGGTTTTGAGGTTGGTTTGATTGCCCCCAGCCATTTGAGGACTGTGAATCGTCACGGCGAGCGCCGATCATTTGCATGGTGCCGCCCTGGCTGACGATAATTTCCGTCGTGTAACGTTCTACACCGGCGTCATCTGTCCACTTACGGGTTTTAAGTTTCCCTTCGATGTAGACCTGAGAACCTTTTCGTAAATACTCACTCGCAATTTCAGCAAGTTTTCCGAACAAAACGACTTTATGCCATTCTGTTTGCTCTTTCTGTTGGCCCGTTTGCTTGTCGCGCCATGATTCATTCGTTGCGATGCTGAGTCTTCCGACCGCGCCGCCATTTGGTATATACCTGATCTCCGGGTCTTGCCCCAGGGTACCAATCAGGATGACTTTGTTTACACCGCGTTGTGCCACTTATCTTACCTAATAAAATAAATTAATTAGAGCAATAATGTATATCTTTGAAACGTAGCTAACAAGTGATTTGCATTATCCTGTGTCTTCTAAAGGGATCGAGTCAGTCGGTATTGGCTGTGAATGGGTGTTTGTCCTGGAGCGTAAAAATTCGCTTATGAGGTCTTTATGAAGGGAAAAACAGCCGCAGGAGGCGGTGCAATTTGCGCTATCGCGGTGATGATTACCATCGTAATGGGTAATGGCAATGTGCGAACCAACCAGGCGGGGCTTGAGCTGATTGGTAACGCTGAAGGTTGCCGACGTGATCCATACATGTGCCCGGCGGGGGTATGGACTGACGGGATCGGTAATACACACGGGGTAACGCCGGGTGTGCGAAAAACCGACCAGCAAATCGCCGCTGATTGGGAAAAGAATATCCTGATCGCTGAACGCTGTATTAATCAGCACTTCCGGGGCAAAGACATGCCCGATAATGCCTTCAGTGCAATGACAAGCGCGGCATTCAATATGGGATGCAATAGCTTACGGACCTACTACAGCAAAGCGCGAGGCATGCGAGTAGAAACGTCCATCCACAAGTGGGCGCAGAAAGGGGAATGGGTGAATATGTGTAACCATCTCCCTGATTTCGTGAACAGTAACGGCGTCCCCCTGCCCGGGTTAAAGATTCGCCGTGAAGAAGAACGCCAGCTTTGCCTGACGGGGCTTGTCAATGAATAAACTCCGGCAGCTCCGCCGACTTTCGACAATGAAGTTATCGCTGGCGGCGATAGTTTTTGACTCGATTTTCATGGCGGTATATGTGCTCAATGAGACGTGGCCACTGGAACCGCTATTATATGCAGGGCTTCGGCTGTGCCTGACATTTTTGAGCATGGCTGCAAGATTGATGCAGCAGAAAGAAACCGCTTCAGATTGTCCACGCCGCGCGGTGCGCAAATATATGGCACGCAGGCGAAGGCGATAATAGTTAACGATAACCCCGGCAGCCGCCGGGGTTATTTTTGGTGGTTATCCGGTGCGCCGTAAAATCCCGTCCTTCAGGGAGGGGATATAAGGCGTGGTTTTCCACCTAACTGTTTTTGTTTAAAATAGTGGGATGAAGCGACTACAAGCATTTAAATTCCAGTTAAGACCCGGTGGTCAACAGGAGCGTCAAATGAGGCTCTTTGCCGGAGCTTGTCGTTTCGTTTTCAATCGTGCACTGGCACTTCAGAATGAGAATTATGAGGCCGGGAATAAATACATCCCTTACACGAAAATGGCTTCCTGGTTGGTTGAGTGGAAAAAAGACACTGAAACCGAATGGCTTAAAGATTCTCCCTCACAGCCATTGCAGCAGTCACTGAAAGACCTTGAGCGGGCCTACAAAAATTTCTTCCAGAAGCGGGCGGCTTTTCCCCGATTCAAAAAGCGGGGACAGAATGATGCATTCCGCTACCCGCAGGGTGTTAAGCTCGACCAGGAAAACAGCCGTATTTTTCTGCCGAAACTTGGCTGGATGCGCTACCGTAACAGCCGGCAGGTCACGGGGATTGTGAAAAATGTCACTGTCAGCCAGTCCTGCGGTAAATGGTACATCAGTATTCAGACAGAAAGTGAAGTATCCACTCCTGTTCACCCTTCAGCATCAATGGTCGGACTGGATGCTGGCGTGGCCAGGCTCGCCACGCTGTCAGATGGCACAGTCTTTGAGCCTGTAAACAGTTTCCAGAAAAACCAGAAAAAGCTGGCGAGACTTCAGCGCCAGTTAAGCCGCAAGGTCAGATTCAGCAACAACTGGCAGAAGCAGAAACGCAAAATACAGCAACTGCACTCCCGTATCGCAAATATCCGCAGAGACTACCTTCATAAAGTCACAACGATCATCAGCAAAAACCACGCAATGATTGTCATTGAGGATTTGAAGGTTAAACACATGTCAAAGTCAGCGGCGGGTACGATAAGTCAGCCGGGTCGCAATGTCCGGGCAAAATCAGGTTTAAACCGTTCGATACTGGATCAGGGCTGGTATGAAATGCGCCGCCAGCTTGAGTATAAGCAGCTCTGGCATGGCGGTCAGGTACTGGCAGTGCCGCCAGCGTACACAAGCCAGCGTTGCGCGTGCTGTGGTCATACCGCGAAAGAAAATCGCCTGTCACAAAGTAAATTCAGATGCCAGGTATGTGGATATACAGCGAACGCCGATGTAAACGGCGCTCGTAACATTTTAGCGGCGGGGCACGCCGTACTTGCCTGTGGAGGGATGGTGCAGTCAGGCCGCCCGTTGAAGCAGGAACCCACCGAAATGATTCAGGCGACAGCCTGAACGTAGCAGGAATCCACGCCCGTCAGGGCGTGGAGGGTGTCAATTAAACGGGTTGATTGAATTATTAAACGTGATGATGCTTGTCTCACGCGGTGCCTGGACGTTAGCCGCTTGCGGAACCTCCTTAATTTTCTTGGTGACAGGCAAGTTGCGTGCTCCAACTTTGATCAGAGATTCGAAAAGTGTGGCAACGATTTTTGCATCACCAGGTTCTTTGAGGCGGAATGCGTCTTTTTGGGCGGCGGAGACGAATATCGGGAGGTTATCCAGTTCGTCTTGCATTGCTGCCAGCACATCGTCGCGGATACCCGCTGTTTCCTCCAGCAAAGCGATTCGCGCTTCGGCATCTGCGATCTTGGCCATTGCTTCGAGGTGGCGGCCCTGGCTTTCGAGTAGTGCAGTTTCCAGTTCTGCCGTACGCTCCGTCGCCTCCACCATCATTTCCAGTTCAGCCATTTTGCCGTAATGGGATATAACGGCCTGCACTGACTCGTCGGAGTACCCATGCGCCGCCAGGGACTCTGCCAGTAAGGATTTAGAATCCGCGCTTTCAAACATTCCGGCGCTGGCAGGATGATCCAGACTGATATAGTTCGGCGTTGTCACATAATCCACACCATGGAAGCTGGTGGTTACAGCGATTTTCCCGGACTCGCGCCCGCCAGTGGCCCAGCTCCAGCCACCAGCTCGACTTTCGATCATCGCGGCGACAATTTTACCCGGCTCTGTGTTAAGAATTTCCTGTGTATGGGTAACGATACCGTTGTCGTCAACAGATATAGCCACTGTTCGGCACGCTGGAACATTGTCGATTACGACCGGGCGGCCTTCCACCATGATCACGCTGGTTTCTGGTACTTCCAGTTTGCCGGTCAGCTGTCGGCGACCGTGACCGTAATAGCCGAAAAGCTCACCAAGGCGTAAACCTTCCTGAGTTTCCTTGCTTTCAAGCATAGTCTTTACCGCGCTTAATACATACTGCCGCCCGTTCTGGCGACCTTTTCGAGCATTGCTATAGAGACAAAAGCGGTCAGTGACCGTTTTCAAAACATCAGTCATTACTGTTTCCCTCTTTAAAGACCGATTCAAGGATTTGCGCCAGTTCCTGTGGCGGTGTTTTGATGATGGAATCCATCAGGTGATCGTCGTCCTCGCTTTTAGCTTTCAGTTCGTTCACCAGTGCTTCAGAGATTTTTTCGTCTATCTCCAGCACATCGCTGAACAGGTAACGTTTGAATGCATCGGAATTAGCGAGGACGCTGTTATTGCTGACGGCATCGAGGATTTGCGTAACGATGGTGGCGTAGTTCGCCTGCGAGTCGCGGTTATCGTTGTGCTCTTGTTGCAGAGCGGTATTAACGGAGTGGAATTCGATTTTGTACGGGCGATCACCTTCCGGGTATACCTTGCCGTACTTGAAAGCAAGATGAATATCGATAGCCCGCAGAATGAACTCATCTACGCCCTGCTGGATCCATGAGGCGCGCATGGCGGCCTGAATTGCCGTGCGCAGGAATCCACCTTCACCAAGCCCGCCGGACATTTGATCTGCCCACCCCAGGAGGGTGTAATCGAGGCCAAGTGCTGCCGCCAGCTGGCGCATATAGGTGAGAATGTCTTCAATGCCGTTGATGTCAGCCTGGATGGTCTGAGTATCAATAGTCATCTGCCCCTTGCCGTCGCCCATAATAGGCAGCAGGGTATTGGTCACCGTAGGCATGTTATTCGCGCCGCGTGCGCGCTTTTCCATCAGGTCAGCTGCTCGTTTAAGCGTCTGAGTAATGGTGCGCGAATAATCGGCTGCTTTTACCGGATCCAGACTATTCATCGCCAGGCCGATGATTCGGTCAATTTTCGATGCATTAAAACGCGTTGCCTTCAGCGAGCGGATCGCCGAACGCAGATTCATGTACGGCTCGTAGGCGTATTCGAGCAAGCTGGTCCCGTAATTCTGGGTTTCAATCGGCGTGCGCTCTTCCGGATTATCCAGCAGGCTGTAAGCCTTATGGCCAGTGTGCACAGGCATAAGGTTTGACTTAGGCCGCCAGTAGGGGATTTTCATAGGGATAATGGCCCACGGATCGGCGAAAACCATTTTCCCTGACGCGTCCTTCAGATAATCGCCGCTAAATCCCGCCAGGTTGCCGCTGACCTCGAACTCTTTGATGAAGCTCGGAAGGGTGTAATAGGAGCACTCAAAAGACGTGATCCCTATGCCTTCTTTGGTGTATGGCCTGACATAAGCCACCCCAAATACAGACATGATAAATGCCCACCCGGCGACCTCTTTGTTGATGGTTCGCCCGATGTCGTTCATCAGCTCTTCACACAACGCCTGCGCGGCGTCATAGTCACTATCGTTTCCGTTATGTACCGGCACGATAGAGAAGGTTTGTCCGGTCTTCTTATCGAAAGAGAGCGCGTGCGTAATATGGATGTTCAGCGCGGTGGCGATCGTGCTGTAAACCGCCATCTCTTCGAGTAGCGGATAGCGTTGCAAGCGGTCTTCCGGCAGTTGAACTTCATCAAAGATAAAGCGACTTCCGTCCACCAGCCCATCGCCAGCCATGCCACTATCGCCCGGTTTGCCGCCTAAGAAGCCGGACAGTTGTACCGGTGCCCCTGCGCGAGAAAACAAATACCCACTTCCGCCGTGCACAGCCAGCGCGGACAGGAGGATGTTGTCCCGTTCTCCGTTGTCTTTAAAAACCCCCGCCAGCGCCTTCCTGACCGAGGATAGCGTGATTTTATTGTCTGCCAAGATTGTACCTTAATTAGAGTAATTTGCATCGTGGTTGAACGGAATTTAACACTAGTCACTTGTTAAGGATTACCAATGAAAAAGATAACTATAGGGGTGTTTCGTTGTTCAAGTGTCAGCGAAATATTGAAATACATTAGGGCAATAACTCCCCATAAAGCGCCGATTAGATACGGCGTGGAAAAGGTGAAAGGTAAAAGCTATGACCGACTGCACCTCTCACGAAAAGCTGAATCGCCGCTTGTCTACCGATACTGAGTGCCCTGTACAGAGCTTCGCGAGCGCAACAATCCAGCGCGAATGCACCCCGCAGTTTTTCACCTTTATTACAGCTGAACTCGAATCCGCCAGAGTGCCATCGCTGGTTACTTTCTCCAACAGCCACTTTCCCTGTATGCGTCCGCCTCGATTGTTTTATGCTCAAGTAGTAGCCTGTTCTGATGCATGATGCGGTATACAACAGTTATGTCTTCAGTTTCTGATTGTCTGCGCAACCATAAGTGCGCATCCACAGATAACGGTATGTGAACCACCGCTGCGATGGTGACCTTTTTGCTACAAGAAGATACTCAAGAACCAATGCGCTCATGACACTCCATTTTTAATAATCGTTCTCATTTTTATATTAGAAATAACGTCATGGTTTTCCTTTGTCGGGTAATGGAAAGACAAAACATGTTCATTATTTAAAGTACAGGGTGAGGGGCTAATGGTTCATATTCTAGTTGTAGCTTTGCATAGTTTCCCTCTTTATTATTTATTGTGGTATGGGATATTGGTTTGATTGATATGTTCATGAATGTTTGTGTTGGTAATGGAGTGGTAATCAGGTTTTATTAGTGATGATAAGATTTATTTGTTTAGATTATTTATAAAAAATATAAACGTTGTTTTTGATTTTTAAAAAAAGGATAAAAGATCGTTTTTACTTACTACACTATCATTTTATCTTGATGATTATTGCTTGCACTGGGTGATTGTACTGTATTTAATTTGTATATCAGAATATTATTCTAGTATAACCTGTTGGTGTAGCTAAAAAGATCGTGAAAAAACTATTGAACAGAGTTTGATGCTGAATAAAATAAGCAGCAAGTTTCACGTGACGTATTTCTCTTGGTTTTGAAAGCAAGAACACAGCAGGGGAATATAATGTCTAACTATAATAGTATTGATCCTTCTAACTATCGGTGGGACGGTAACCCTTTTATTATGGGTGGGAGAACTCTTTCAGGTGAGCAGTTTGATTTATTAGTTGAGCTTTCTTCAATTCATAGTCAAAAGGTTATTTTGGCTATGCACGACCATCTTGTCCTGGGAGATTCACGTAAGGTTGTCTGTGAAAGATATGGAGTTAATGCTGGTTATTTGAGTGTATGTGTCGGACGCTTGCTTAGAGTGGAAAGGAGTGTATCAAAACTAGTTCGGTTTTATTGCTGATGACAATGATAAACGCAATCTTAGTATAACGAATTAATGTTGTGCATATATGTTGTTGGCGTATATAGATGGGGTGGCGTTATTTTCTTTTATTTGGGGAGAAAGTAGCGACACATCATTATATGTGTCCTGTAATTTCATGCTCAATTAATTTAATTCAGTAATCACGGAGCTTTATAAGATGAAAAAATTAATGATTGCCTCTGCAATTGCAATGACCATGACTGCAGGTTCTGCAATGGCTGCCTTGGGTGACAAAGGTTCTCATGGCGAGGTTCAGTTTGTGGGAACTGTTGCTGCCGCTACTTGTGATATCGTTGTTAACGAAGGTGGCGCTGTAAGCGACCTGATTCAGTTTGGTACTGTGAATAAAGGAGCTACATCTGAGAAAAATTTCTCAGTTAAATTTGCAGATCCAACTTGCGCAGATGCTTTGACGAAAGCTCATTTCCAGTGGAGTTCTCCTAACTTTAGCACTCAGGGGATTGAAAACCAGTCTGGTTCGGCAACTGGTTCTTGGGTAGAGCTCAAAGCAGTAAGCGGTACCAATACTACTACAGATGTCAATGCTATTACTAGTACAAATAATAAAGTTACGTTCAATATTACTACCGCTGCCGATGGTTTTGGATATAAAGCCAAATTAAATGCTGGGCAAACTGCTGGTACTTTTGAGACTGCAGCAGCTTATACTGTTACTTATGAGTAATAGCTAACTTATGTCCGGGAGGAAATTCCCGGACATATATTTATTTGAATTTTTATTAATATGGTCTCTAGGCCGCGCCTTTGATTTCACTGGAGTGTGATAAGGTGATCTTATGGTATTAAAAAGATTTCCAAGAATATCTTTGCTAGCACTGAGTATATGGTATTCCCACTTCAGTCTTGCAGAAGAACTAAATCTCGATTTCATACAGGGCATTAGTGTTATTCCATCGATACTCAAAAGCGATACTGTTTATCCTCAAGGACAATATATAGTTGATGTTACTGTGAATAAAGAACGCACGGGGCGGCTTGGTCTGAATATTAGCAAGGAAGAAGAACGAAATGACATGCTCTGCTTTTCGCCTGAATGGTTGGAAAAGGCAGGGGTGATGTTGAATAAGGATGTCTACCATGATGTTTTTGATGAAGGCAAAGGGTGCTATCTCCTAGCGAAGAAGTCCCATACGCTGGTTGATTTTGATTACGGTGCGCAGGCGCTGAATTTAAATATTCCTCAGGCTTATTTGCTTAGTAAAACAGACCCCGCTCGTTGGGATTATGGCGTGAATGGTGGACGCCTGAAATATTACAGTAACTTCAATAAAAACGTTCATGATGATGTTAATGCCTTTGGGAATTTTGATGCTGCCATCAACCTGGGGCGCTGGGTACTCTCCAGTAACATGAACGTGTCTCATGAACGTGATAAAACCGAATTCACCTCCAGTGACCTGACCATGTCCACGGCCATCAGTCAGGTTCAGGGAGATCTATTGCTGGGAAAATCACAAACCCGTACGGAGCTTTTTTCTGACTTTAATTTTTACGGTGCAGCTCTTCGCTCCAACAGTAATATGCGCCCTTGGGAATCAAGGGGGTATGCGCCGGACATCTCGGGTATCGCTTCCACTCCTTCGCGTATTACTGTGAAACAGAACGGATATACAGTTTATTCAAAAATGGTACCAGCAGGACCTTATCATCTTGATGACCTTCGTCCAATGGGCAACGGTGATCTAGTGGTGACCGTTGAGGATGAAAGTGGTAACAAAACCGAGCAGGTCTATCCGGTCACCACGCTGCCGACGCTGCTGCGTCCTGGAGAGTTTCAGTACAACGTGGCGGTGGGGAAGAAGAATAACAGCAACGAACTGGACAAGGCGTTTCATTCTGATACCGGTCTGTTCTGGTTGGGTAGCTTGGACTATGGCTTCTCCACAACCACACTGAACTCAGCATTCATTCTGAATGATGACTATCAGGCCGGTGGCCTGGGGGTCACACAGATGCTGGGTGGCTTGGGGGCATTATCGCTCAGTGCGAACGTGTCAAAGGCCAGTTATGACAACGGGGAAGTGAAAACAGGGGAAAGCTTCAGTGCCAAATACGCAAAGAGCTTTACAGATCGGACCGACCTACAGTTACTGACGTACCGTTACCAGAGTAAAGGGTATGTGGAATTTGCTGACTTTAACCCGAAAGATATCTGGCGCTATGCGCGCTACGGTGGTCAGCGTTCCCGATATGAGGCGCGTTTGTCGCACCGTTTTGATGGCACATACCTGAGTGGCTCTTACTGGCGTCAGGATTACTGGATGCGCGAGGGCACAGATACTGGCAGCACGCTGTCATTCAGTACCTCTGTTTTTGATTCTGTCTCGGTATTTCTGAACGGGTCGTATTCAAAGTATGCCTGGTCGGATAAGGCAGATTACGCCGTTTCACTTAGTCTGAGCGTACCATTTGACCTGAAAGGGACCCGTCATTACAGCAGTAACAGTGTGGGGTATACCCGCACCGGTGGTACGACATTCAATACCAGTGTATCGGCCATGCCAACTGAACGGCTGAACTACAGCCTGAGTGCGAATGCTGGTTCAAAAGGTGAGCGTGGTGCGTCTGCATCTGCCAGTTACGCCTTTGATGCCATTCAGACCAACCTGGGTGTGTCTCGTTCGTACAACAAGCACGGTAACAGCCAAACCAGTTTCTCTGGCAGTGTTTCCGGTTCTGTACTGGGCACGTCTGAGACCGGACCGCTCTTTACTAAAGAGTCGTCTGACACCGTGGGTATTGTCAGTATTCCTGGGGTTGAAGGCATTTCTGTTAACGGCTCCATGCCGACGAACCGCGATGGTAACACGGTGGTGTGGCTGTCTGAATATTCAGAAAACAGTATCAACATCAACATGGATAACGTGCCAGATGACATGGAGTTTGAGACCACGTCCTACAACGTGGTGCCGACTGAAAAAGCGATGGTTTACCGCAAATTCGGCTTCGAAAATGTCCTGCGTTACATCCTGCGAGTGAAGGATGCACAAGGCAACTATCTGACTGGCGGCGATGCGAAAACGGAGCAGGGACTGAATGCAGGCTTTATTTCAAACAATGGTGTTCTGCTGATGAACATGCTGGCTGAGCCGAAAGCTGTCAGCGTGAATACTGGGGACGGAAAACAGTGCCGTTTCTCCATGGCAGGACTGAAAGCAAACACTAACAAAGTTCAGGAGGTTCGCTGTGAATAAACTGGGTAAGGTAGCGCTGGCTGCTCTCCTTTCTCTCTCTTTCTGCAACCAGTCTATGGCTGCATTTGTGCTGAATGGGACCCGCTTCATTTATGAGGAGGGAAAGAAGAATGTTTCTTTTGAAGTGACCAACAATGCGGACAAAACCTACGGTGGTCAGGTGTGGATTGATAACACCAACCAAGGGAACGGAGTCTACATGGTTCCACAGCCGCCGTTCTTTAAGATAGGGGCTAAGCAAAAGCAGGTTATTCGTATCATCAATACGGACAGTAACCTATCGAAGGATCGCGAATCCCTGTTCTGGCTGAACGTTCAGGAAGTGCCACCGAAGCCGGAAGTGAAGGATGGTGAAGGCAGCGTACTGGCTATCGCCATGAACACCCGCGTGAAGCTGATTTACCGCCCTGCGTCCATTAAGGATGGTCGCAAAGATGCAGAGAAGCAGCTGAAGCTGGAGCAGCGTGGTAATGATACCTGGCTGAAAAACCCGACGCCGTATTACATGGCTATTGTTAACGTGAAACATGACGGCAAGGATATAACACTAAGCGATAAGGTGATGAAGGACGTCGCACAGCTTAAGCCGTTCAGCGATGTGAATCTGGGTAAAAAGGTGAATGGAAACATCAGCGTGGATGCTGTAAATGACTGGGGTGGAGTTCAGAACTATGAAATTCACTAAAGTAGCCCAGGCTTTACTGATAATGACGGTTATGACTGGCAGCGGGCAGGCTGCCACCACTGCCACCACTGCCACAGCGACACTGACAATTAATGTCGCATTCACCCAGCCAAGCTGTGACATTACAGTGCCTGCTTCATATAACTTGGGCACCTTGACTCCAGGAGCAAAGACACATGCTCCGCTGGAAATCACTTGGAAGTGTGAAGGTGACACTCCGATTAAAACAGCGCTGACAGCTGACATTGTTAAAGGAAGCGCAAGCGGTGATGAGAAAGTTATCTTGCAGACAGACAGTGGTACTGAAACCGGTGCGACACTTGCGCTGAGAGAAAAGAAGAGCGCTGCTCTGATAAAACTGACTGGTCCGACGATGAGCGATTATTTTTGCACCGATCAAAATACTGTTGTCGGCACCATGATGCGTACCTGCACCTTGACTCCGGAGACGAATGTGTCTCAGAACGGGCCGTTCGGCTTGGCATCGGCCACATTGCGTTTTGAAGTAGGTTATCCGTAAGGAAGGCCAAAGGTGAAACAAATACCTGTAGGCAGGAAAAAGGTGTACGCAAAAGGGGAGAGAACTGGAGGGAGGCTGAAAGAATATTTTGCAGAAATTTTTCTGTTCATCCTGAACTGTTTTCTCTGGGGGTATCTCTGGTTTGAAACTCATTTGCTGCAGAATTATTACTGATCCGGCATGGTATTTCGGACAGAAAAACAATTTCTATTATTCTTTAATAAATAAAGTGAAAGGTAATTAATGATGTTCAGAAAACTGATATTTCTGCTGTTCTGTGGGCTGGGCATCACTTGTATGTCCCATACTCAGGCGGCAGTTCCCGTGGAAGGAAAGGACTATACCATGCTGAAAATGCCGGTAGAGGATGCTCCGGCGGTGGTGGAGTTTTTCTCCTTTTACTGTCCGCCCTGTGCAGCCTTCAGCAGTCGTTTTTTTGTCAGTCAGGCAGTGGACAGAATCCTGCCAGCTGGAGAGAAAGTGGTTAAGTATCACGTCAGCACAATGGGGCCGATGGGAGAGGAGCTGACAGAAGCTTGGTCGGTGGCAAAAGTACTGGGTGTGGAAGACAAAGTGGAGTTACCACTATTTGTGGCAGTACAGGTAAACAGGAACATTACGACGGAAGCCAGTATTCGCCAAGTGTTCATCGATGCCGGTATTTCGGAAAGGGACTATGATGCAGCAAAAAACAGTATGGCGGTACGTGCCCTTACGGAAAAACAGCAGGAAGCGGCAAGAACTTATGGTGTAACAGGAACACCTTCTTTCTTCGTCAGGGGAAAATATTTGATGAATAACGGAGCCATACAGCCTTCCAGTGAGCAGGGCTACGGAAAAGCTTTTGCGGATGTTGTTAGCGTGTTGCTGAAGCGTCAGGAATAAAGGGAACAAAGGGCTGGGATAACGCAGAGTGTTTTTCCGGCGCGTTAGAATGCAAACATCACATTAGGAATATGACTTGCAGAAATATATCGGTGCTACGGAAGAATGAGCTTTCCCGAACCGCCGGGCAGGGCGCAAACCGCTACGCGTGCTGTCACTGTTTTGAGGATAATGCCATTCGGATAAAACATAGGTCAGTCGTATGGAGCGCGGATTGACTAGCTCGGTGTGTAGTTTTATGCAACGAGAGTACAAGGATAGTGCTATGCACAAAACAAGCAGCGACTTGAGAAACTGGCCCGAAGAGGGACTGAAGAGATTGTTCTCTAGCGGAAGAAACATCATGCGGCACGATGGATATCGTGGGCAGTTGAAGAGCGCTTTGCCTGTATGAAAATTTACAAATCAACAATGAGACTGCCAAGAATGACCAAATATATATCTATAGCAATACTGCTTACCAGTCTATCCAGCCACGCTGGATCGCTCATGTGTCCTACATCCATTTATATACAAGGAAGTTACACTAACTCTCGCGGGCAATGGATTAATGGAGATCCCACGACAAAAACAATGTCGATCTGGGACTGCGTCAGAGGGAACGAGTTCACCTATGAGTACACCCTCTCTCGAGCTGACAGGATATATATGGGGTTATCTTCATACACGAACAACAAAAATACTTACTCTGGAATACTGGGAAACAAAACACCGATTACTGGCAATTCATCGTATATAGCAGAAATTGGATATAACGCTGGAGGTATAGAGCTGGGATACGCAAAATACGATAACAACGGTGTACAAGGTGCTGGCATAGTAAAAAAAGGATATAGTTATAGACCTGGAGTCGCCATAAAACTACGTCCTTTTACCACGACGGAAACGTTAGATGGGACGTTCACCGTAAATATTGATGACCAGTGGGAATATGGCTCAGACGACGATACTACTAATCACACCGTTAATATTCGCAATCAACTCGTAATTACATATACCGCGATCAACAACCATGCTGTAAATGTGAATTTCAAAGACAGCCAATTGTCGTGCATGGCAACTACTGGTAACACCTGCACAGCAATTACTGCACTAAATGCTGTTAACAGTTCAGATAACGAAACCATTAAAGCCAAACTAACATTCCAGGTAATGTCCGATGGAGAGTATAATGTGGAAATACAAGGTCTGGGAATGCCTAATATACCAATTGGACAACCAATAGACTACATGGTTCCTCCCTTTGGATCAGGGGACTACAAGCCTCTTACAATGAAAATACGCGGAGATACCGGTAGCGGGATAGTTACGATAAATGCAACAATCACCATGTTATAAAGCATAAACTTTACCGCGTATTTGTCCTCTGATTCTTCAGGTGCTAATGAGCCTGTACATCAATTTGTGTAATTGTTTGATTTTGATATGTTCAGTTCAATGTTAACATAGGTTGAATTTTAGACAAATAGGTACAGGCTCTGACTAATGAACAATCTAAAACTTCAAAGCCTTGAAGATTGTAGTGGTTTACTGAATTTGTCCAATTGCAGAGAGGTGATACGCTCATTTCAGAACAACACTGATGTGTCAATGTGTTAGCCCAGAATACTAACGAGAATGCCGCTCAACTGATTGTTGAGCAGAGCTATACTGTAGCGGATGAATGTGATTGCTCTGTTTCAGTCCCAGATCGCCGAGCGTCGGATAATATAGCCACACTATCTGATACAATAAACATATCTTGAGGCGGTAATGCGTACGGCGTTGTTAGGAAAGACAGAAGACGAATACGTTGATTTCTTCCTGTCGGGACTACGCGGGTGATTACTGAAAAATCCCCGCCTGTACCGCAACTATGGTCCATACTGGCCGGAAATTAAAAAATTATTACTTGAGCGCGGTTATGGTAATTTCGGTCGTCTCGTTGACCGTGACGTTCGCAAAATTTACCGTTATGACCGCCCTGCGCTAACACTCATAGCCGCGACGCTCTACAGCCAGGAGCGTTTTGATAATGGTCAGATATACTCAGCCTGGCATTTACTGCCAGTGCCTGAAGAAGTTGACGACCAGGACTATGAGTTTGAGTCTTACGATTTGGAAGTTGAAGCCTTGGCACAGGCTGGAGAGAAAACTTGAAAAAGCGATACTACACAGTAAAGCATGGGACGCTACGAGCATTACAAGAGTTTGCTGACAAGCATAACGTTGAGGTGCGCAGGGAAGGGGGAAGTAAAGCTCTGCGCATGTACCGTCCGGACGGGAAATGGCGTACGGTCGTCGATTTCAAAACTAACAGCGTTCCCCAGGGCGTCCGTGACCGGGCATTCGAAGAATGGGAGCAGATCATCATAGATAACGCATTGCTCCTGAATGCTGATTAATTTATCGGGCAGTTTTATCTGCCCGATAAATTTTTATCGACCACAATTACACTATATTCTTAACTATAAGGTTGGCGTCCTTCAAGGTGCCTAATGTTTCAATGTGGTTTTTTATCATTAACCTATTTGAGGCAATTATTGCAGGCCATCGTGTTTCCCAAGCTCTGTAAGCATACCAAGAAACTCCCCAAGTCCTTTCTTTACTCATATGACTCATCGAGTATTCAACTGCGTCTAAATATGTTTTTTCATACTTAGTATTGCTAACCTCTATGATGCTTCCAAAATATATAAGCCATTTTGCCAACTGTTCATATTGCTCCCACGCTCCGTCATTCCTTGTTAACTTTCGCTTTTTTTCTATTATCCTTTCGAAAAGAGAAACGACTTTATCATCATTCCAATCTAAACCTTCCGATATAATTGATGATATAATTTGATAAAATGAATCCTCTAATTCAAGATATTCATCTTTATAAGTATAAGCCCCCGAAACAACTTTTCTGATATTTTCACGCGCTCTTTCAATGATGTCTTTAATGAGAGACATCTTATAACTTAATCGACTAAAGAAACAATCTATTTCTGTATTGTCAATTACCCTTATACCAAAGCAATAGAAGTAATAATCCTTCATGTCTTGACTTACTTTGTTGCGAGATATCAAAAAGATATTAGAGCACAGGGCATTATTTTTCGAAAATTTTTTATAGTCATTTATAATTGCTTTAAGATTTGTGTCGCTTAAAGAATACCCTAATATCGCAACTGTATTTTCATGCAGCATCGTACTAAGTTTTCGTGAAAAATAAGTATCGGAATTTATAAATCTGAAGTAATCATCTGAAGTGACAATCATATTTTTTGGCGAATCAATAGAACCATGAACATGATATATTTTCACCTTGGATGGATACTTTGGAATTGGCAGGCCGGGCGTGATAGACTGTACACTTTCATCTCCAACCAAGCATTCAGCCAACTTGTCATAATTTGTTGTAATGACACGGAATGAGTTTTTTTGGAAAAAGTCTTTTATATTTGATATGTCTTCTCCAAGTTGAATTGGAGATATGATGTCAACAATTTCATCATAAATCGACTTACCCTCAATATTGAGCTTCAAAGATAGTATTTGTGCGGCTTCTTCAAGACTCAGTGCTGGTGGTTTATCATCAGGAAATAACGTGTCTTCCAACTTTTTGGCATTGTGAACTTTGCTGCAAACTTTTTTTAATAGTTCCTTCCACGTTGGAGCTTCACCGTTCGAGACTGCCTTTGAAAAGCCAGTCCCGGTAAATAGACAAAGCCTGCTTGTAGCGGCAGCGTATGCTAACTCAACATATTCGCTCATTACTTACTCCATTTACTTATAGTTCTATGGAGAAGTATACCCTAATGCATTGACGTTTATAGATAATTTCCTTTTCCAGTTAACTCTCCTTTAGGCACCCGTTTTTGTGCCAGTGTTTGGGTTCCGCGAATTATGTTAATCAGAGGGCTTAGTAACGATGGTTCCTGGCGTGCCTCAACTTCTCCAGCCATTGCCCTGATGTAGTCGGCGCTGGCAACGTTGTTGTATTCCGTCGCAAAGCAACATAGTAACGTCAGAACATGCTCTGTCGTTATTTCGCTCCAGTTGATGTTGAAAAATTCATCGCCTTTTTTATCGTGTTCGGAATCGAAGATGCTTTGGTGGAGGATGTATTTGCCAGATTCCTTGCGCGGTAACTTGATCGCTTTTTGGCGTTCCAATTCCTTGTAAATCTGCATTGCTTCAATCAGTACCGGTCTGCCGTTCATGAAGGGATCACGCAACCTTACACGCTGGCCAACTCGACCGGTAATAAAGCTGTTTTCCTCTTCCACCAGCACGATAAAACCTTTTTCCTCTTTCTCACGCAATTCGCGCAGCAACTGGAGTTCCATATCGCGGCGGCGTTCAGGGTAGCTGATCCGCTCAGCCATTATCAGCTCGTTGTTGATCCATGCAGCAGTCATTGACGCCGGTTTGCCGACGCTCATCGACACAACACATATTTTCTTATCCATAGCGCCCCCTACAAAAAAGAAAAGCCACCAGCGGCGGCTTAGCAATACAACTGAAGGTAGCGCCCGGTACTTAGACTGTGCCGTCCATGGAATATTTGAAAAGGGATCCATCCGTACCGGGCGTGTGATGATTCTGACTGAAGTCACTTGTCAGCTGTCAATCATTTATCATTAAAAATAATATATTTATTAGTGCATGATGTTTGCCATCTCATAGGCGTCAGCCAGTAACTCCATCTCTGACTTGTTCAGCAGGGTGAATTCTTTCTTGCCTCCAACCACCCCATCGGCATGAACAGGGACCAGCCAGGGGTATTTTGCTCTTACTTCAGCCGGTGCTGCATGCTGGTGGTGCCATCTACAAAGTGGCAATTGCTTTTTATGACAACCCGGCGCGGTACGACCGGCGATATGGTGCAGAGACACCTCATTAGATATTACTCCATGCATATAGCAGGCAATGCAGGGGAGAGCGCCAAGAGCATTGGCGATGCGCCGTTCCTCCGCCGTTGGTGTTCTCCCCTTCAAGCCACGAGATTTTATTTTTACCGCGCTTTTCCGCGTTTTGCTGGCTGGTGGGCGCTCTTTCTGTTTAGCGATACGGCGGTCGATAGTATCCCGCATTTTCTGATATTGAGATTCTCGCCAGACCGGATCAGCCAACTTTTCCCGTTGCCGAGCGATCGCTCGTTCTCTGGCTGCCTTCTGCCACTTGCGGCACTGTTCAATTTTTTGTTCGATTGTTTTCATATGGTCAAAAAAAAGGCGGCCTAATGGCCGCCTATGATGTCAAGGAGTTAAGTAATGGCACGTCTTCGTAGTTGACAAAAACTGCGGCTCAATTATAGCAATAAATTAGAGCAATTATAGGCATTTCATTTATCGATAATCACATTTTTTCTCTTCAGTGCCTGTGTGCTATACTCCTTCTTGATTGATTGGATGCGGAATACAAACCCGCTCTTTTGTGCAGCCTGGCTCCTTGCCAGGCTTTTTTTTATTTCATCATGGAAGCTGTTAATGCTTTGGACCTTGCTGAACTGATTGAGAGGGCTTTGTCAACGTGCCCCAAAAATTCGCCAAACTCAGACATCACTTTGGCAAAACCGCGCCGTGCTTCTTCCTCGGTGGCATTCATCACGAAATGTTCAGCACTACGCATACTTTTGACAGGGAACGCAACGGATATTGAGTCAATATCAGGCATTCTATCGCTCAACTTTACAGTGACAATGACGGCTGGCGACTGAATATTAGTGCTTACAGACAGCACTACACATTTTCCGTCGATGTTGAAATCCTTTCTCATATGCCACCATAAACATCAAAGAATTAGAGCAATCATTTACGCGTTAATGGCTAATCGCCATCTTCCAGCAGGCGCACCATTGCCCCTGTTTCACTATCCAAGTTACGGATATAGTTCATGACAATATTTACATTGGTCCAGCCACCAGCTTGCATGATCTCCGGTATTGAAACTCCGGCGCGGGCCATATCTCGCGCGGCTCCGACACGGGCACTGTGTCCAGACCAGGCCAAGTATCTCTGACCAGAGTCATCCTTAGCGCCGTAAATCAATCGATGAGTTGCTTCAAAAATCCCTTCCAGGGCGCGAGTTGATAGCTGGCTGGTGGATGATGGCGAGGCAACACCATTTTTTCTGACCCGGCAAAACAAGTAGTTATTAGGATCATCAGCCACACCAGAGACGGAAATCCATCGGTCGACCAGTTTAGTTACCCCCAGGCTAAGTGCCTTCTCTACACCTGCGGTGCTAACCAGCGTTTTCGTTCTGCCAATATGGATTAACATTCTCCCACCGTCAGTACGTGAGATATCTTTAACCCTGATCCTGGCAATTTCGGCTATACGTAACAGGGTGTTATAAGCAATCCCCAGAAATGCCAGATTACGTATATCCTGGCAGCGATCGCTATTTTCCATGAGTGAACGAACCTGGTCGAAATCAGTGCGTTCGAACGCTAGTGCCTGTTTTGCACGTTCACCGGCATCAACGTTTTCTTTTCGGATCCGCCGCATGACCAGTGAAACAGCATTGCTGTCACTTGGTCGTGGCAGCCCGGACCGACGATGAAGCATATTTAGCTGGCCCAAATGTTGCTGGATAGTTTTCACTGCCAGACCGCGCGCCTGAAGATATAGAAGATAATCGCGAACATCTTCAGGTTCTGCGGGAAACCACTTCCGGTTATTCAACTTGCACCATGCCGCCCACGACCGGCAAACGGACAGAAGCATTTTCCAGGTATGCTCAGAAAACGCCTGGCGATCCCTGAACATGTCCATCAGATTCTTGCGAACCTCATCACTCGTTGCATCGACCGGTAATGCAGGCAAATTTTGGTGTACGGTCAGTAAATTGGACATTTAACACTCAGATAATGGTTTTAAGTAAAGTGTACAGGATCGGCTCTGCCTTTACCTGTTTATGGTTCTCGTCATAGAAACGCCAGCGATCGCGCGTGCGTTCTATCTTTTCTTCACCGCGCGATAATGACAGTTGGCAACTATCACGATCAAACCCTTTTGCCCGCCAGTAACCACGGTTTTTCTCAAGCTCAAGATGAGTGGACACTTTAGCAGCTGAATATCTCATTTTTCACCTCTGATTGATTGGTGGTGCTAAGTGCGCTACGCGAAATCTGGAGCACTAACACTGCCAACATTTCGCAGATTTTACGTAGCGCAACCTTGATCAAATGATCAAGTGATCACTATTTGACCTGATAAGGTATTGAACTGTATGGATTTACAGGTAAATTGATCATGTTCAATAACCTTAAGATAACTTCGTATAATGTATGCTATACGAAGTTATTAGGTCCGAAGAGGAGTTTACGTCCAGCTGCGCATAAAAATCAAGAATTATTAGAGCAATAAGTTTTGAGAGAAAAATCCCACTCCACCAGCAAAAAACTGGATTGTTTTTCATAGTTGTTTGACAATTGCTCTAATAAATTATAGTTTTGCCGCCGTTTCGTAATACAACTTGGGATTCACTATTTAATGTGTCTTCAGCGTTGTAGAGCGGCTCAGAAGGAAATGAGCAAACAGGGAAACCTTATACAACGGCATTACAGCTATGCATTGCTCATCTTACACACAGCGCAATGTTGTTAGATTACCCCAGCATGGATCATGGGTGAAACAGTAGGTCAGAGCTCCAGGCTCTGTGTTGTCAATACAGTGAGGCATAATTATGGCTTTCATTCAACCAACCATCGACGACGTTAGACATTGCTCTAACGCTTTATCTGTAGACCCTGCCGAAACCGACGCAGCCCGCGCCATTGCTGAACACTACTCAAAGATATCCAATCAGGAGTACCGCATCACCCAAGACGACCTGGATGACCTCACTGACACAATCGAATATCTCATGGCAACTAACCAGTTAGACTCACAATAAATGCACTAATAAATCTATTATTTTTGTTTGATCCCTCTATAATATAGGTCAGTAATGACCGGTTTTCTCAGCCGGGCGTTATTGACCATGTCAATTCTGGAGGAGGATCAATGATAAATTATGTCTACGGCGAACAACTGTACCAGGAGTTCGTCAGCTTCAGGGATCTCTTTCTAAAAAAAGCTGTTGCACGCGCCCAACACGTTGATACCGCCAGCGACGGTCGTCCTGTACGCCCGGTTGTCGTTCTACCGTTCAAAGAAACGGACAGCATTCAGGCTGAAATTGATAAATGGACTTTAATGGCGCGGGAACTGGAACAGTACCCAGACCTCAATATCCCAAAGACTATTTTATATCCAGTGCCTAACATCCTTCGCGGTGTGCGCAAGGTTACAACTTATCAGACAGAAGCTGTGAACAGCGTCAACATGACCGCTGGCCGCATTATTCATCTGATTGATAAGGACATTCGCATCCAAAAAAGCGCGGGGATCAATGAGCACAGTGCGAAATACATAGAGAACCTGGAAGCAACAAAAGAGCTAATGAGGCAGTACCCGGAGGATGAAAAATTCCGTATGCGTGTACACGGCTTTAGCGAAACAATGCTGCGCGTCCACTACATCTCCAGTAGCCCTAACTACAATGATGGTAAATCAGTTAGTTACCATGTACCGCTGTGTGGCGTGTTTATCTGCGATGAAACTCTCCGTGATGGAATCATCATCAACGGTGAATTCGAAAAAGCAAAATTTAGCCTTTATGACTCCATAGAACCGATCATCTGCGACCGCTGGCCGCAAGCAAAAATATATCGCCTGGCAGATATTGAAAATGTAAAAAAACAAATTGCCATCACTCGCGAAGAGAAAAAGGTTAAGTCAGCCGCATCAGTTACGCGCAGCCGTAAAACCAAGAAGGGGCAGCCAGTAAACGACAACCCCGAAAGCGCGCAATAAATTATGCCCGGCATCAACCGGGCATTCTTCCATTATTCAGCCGCCACCGGTTTTAACAAGCCAGCATCGAGCAGTTTACGCGTCAACCACTGCTGGCCTTTCCCCGTTAATTGAGGCGTCAACCGTATCTGGTAGCCATCTTCATCATCCAGCACCACTTCTTTCACCGTGAAATACCCGGCGTTGATGTATTGCTGGAACGGCACATTTTTACGTCCGCCGGACGCAATCAGGATGCCGTTCTCCCGTAACCAGGCAAACAGCGCGTTTTGCTTAAGTCCAACAACCTTTGCAAAATTTCCAATCAGGATCCCCTTGGCCACTGATACCCGGTCGGCAAAATCGACCTTAGGGGCGGCGGCCACCAGCTGCTGATTTAGCTGGTGGGCTTTCTGTTCCAGAAGTTGCTTTTGTTCAGCCAGTTCGGCAGCCAGACGCAGGGCTTCTGGAAGCGTCTGGGGGATTGTGACCGGTTGCTGTTCTTTTTGTCGGAAGTAGCTGTCTTCCAGTTTTTCAAAGAATGCCCATGCCTGATCGGTTTCGAGCATTTTAGCGTGACGGGCAGCGCCGCGTTCTGTCCAGAGAGTGAGTGAGCGGGCTTTGGGTGAGACTGGATTTTGTGAGTAGTTTAAAGCTACCCGCAAATTTTTCAGCTCATCGCCAATAACCTTGAAAAAGTGCTTCCCTTCAACAAAGCGCACTTTGTTCTCATGATGATTCTGGCGAATACGGATTGTTTCTGTCCCATACCCTTTAGCAAGAGTCTCGGTTGTCACTACACGCACCCCCTGCCACTCCAGAACGGGAATTTCATCAGGCTGATTTTGAGCAACCACCAGCTCCGATTCCTGAACTGAAGTTGCATGAATTTTTTCTGATTTAACGTTAGTTGCTTTCATTCTGTGTGCCTCCTTGCATGCTTCGGCTGCGATGGTTGCGTAATTCAGATGCCCCTGTTCGAGCAGGTATTCGCGGATATCAGACAACAGGATACGGTGAACCGCGTTCTTGTCCTTTCTCCGGTAAAGTTGTTTGGTGATCATGAAGTAGTTGGCAATAACGCCCGGTATATCCCTGGTACTGATACAGGCAGTGTGCTGTTCAATTGCCTCGATCATCTCTTCACGGGTGACTAATGACGTTCTCATAGCCCCTCCTGAGCCGAAGCGTTAACAGGGAGGCACCAGTAACTGAGAGAATTGCGTGAATCAGTGGAAAAACGGGCAGAGAAAATACATGGGGCGTCAGGAAGCTGAGAGCGGGCCTCATCTTCTGTTGTTGCGATAACGAAGTGATAGTGACGTTTCTGGCAGGAGTAAAAGCGCCAGATAAATTCAGGGTGAGTTGGGGTAGGGATAGTAGCCATAATGGCAGCCTCCTTTTGCTAACTTAAGGAGCTACCGCGTGAGGTTCCAATCTCAATGGCGGTAGCACTGACTGGGTTGGAACTACCGGCGCAAAAGGGAACCGGCCTGCCTTTCGGCAGCCCAGCCAGCACTACCATTGATCTCGGAGCTATGTGCTACGTATGGCTGTGCGATGGCATGACACAAAAAAAGACGCTTTTGGCGTCTGTGTCGCCTTTTGCATTATCCGGGGTTCCAATCCCGGCACCCGTTTTAATGAGGTGCCTGATAAGCATAAACCGAAAATGCCTCAAGGCGCAAGAGGTCAGGTTCAATGTAACACCGGCAGTCAAAAAACACAATTTATTAGAGCAAGTTTTTTTACTCATTAAGCCATGCCAGAGCTTCATCAACCTGCGCTTCGTCTTCAACGCTAAGCACTTCATCCTGGGGAACATAGTTCGCCAACATAGCGAAACAATATGTATCCCAATGGTCCGGTGAGTGCAGGTTGAGTTTTTTCTTCATGTCTTCCTTTGACATCACCTTCCATTGACCTGCGGAATTTATCCCTACCGGTATCTTTGATGCTTCCTCTATAGTCGCAGCCCCCTTATCAAGCCGCATACGCCCTGATTTTACAGCTTCTGCCGCCTGAATATTCGCGAAAGCGCGCATATCGAAATAAAGGCTTTTATCTTCGCGGCTGTGCATCTTTTTACCCCAGCGGATACGCTGGACGGTAATACCATAGCGTTCGTACATCAGATCAGCCGTCGATTTCCCCAAGCCATCGCCATCAATAGCTATGGTTATGTTCGGGAACCGTTCTGGGTTACATTCTGCGAAAATCTTGGCTGCTAACTGCGTTTCTGTAACGTCTGTGTATTCCAGCATACGATAGCTGATTACACGGCGTTTATTTCGCTGGCCGGACACCATCATGATATTGATAACTGACTTATCTCGTCCTGTGCCACCAGCAACGTCAACACATGCAACCCAGCCCCATCCTTTGGCAATCTTGACCTTCCGCCGCGTCGCCCGCTCAACCTCATCACGACCAAGAAGAAAGCCATCTTGAGATTTGGGAAATTCACCACGTACTTTGATCATGTACATGGGGTTATCACGACCGCCATACTCCGCAAGTTTTGCTCGTATAAATTTTGCATCTACAAGCGGAGATTCTTCACTATTCAGTATTATCGCAGTAAACAATCCATCAGGATTTCCCGGGCGAATAGCTAGTCTGTGGTGTGAATCGTAGAAATAGCCTGAAGGTCGCGTAGGCTGGGAAAGAAGCAGAATACGGTTATCCTTACCGGTCAGCGCACCTGTTATCACACTGAATGCTTTATCACTCACACCCGACGCTTCGTCGATGATATACAAGAGATGATCGGCGTGTTCACCAGCCAACGCCTCCTCATTTCCGGGGCGACAGGACTTTATCAATATTGTCCAAACACCCTTGCCAGTCACCTCAAAAAAAGACGTTTCTGTAAGAATGAAATACTTCGACAACCACGGGAATCTGCTAACAGCAGTAGCCCAATTGCTCTTTATGTATTTGAAAATACCATCAAGGACTTGCTGTCTTTTGTTAGCGACCAGAATGACGCGAGCGCCGGGGAAAAACATGATGAAGAGTATTGCAATGATACTCGTCATATCCGACTTACCAGTACCATGGCCGGAGGTCACACTTGTCCAACTGCCGTCCTGCTGCGTGGACTCAATGATCTCATCCTGCTGCCAGGTTGGTGTCTTCCCAAACAACACATCAGCGGCCGCAATCCAGTCATAACGATATAGCGCCACCAGCTCGCGCCAACGTGGGTCCGTTACGCAACTTCTGGCCATTAATCATCATCCCCGTACAGTTTGCGGGTAACTTCTTCGTCTTCCTCCTCGTCTTCGTCCAGATCCTGTTCAAGCCATGCTTCGTTTGATATGCCTTCCGCATCGACATCACCATAACCACCTGTATCGACGATATCGGCAATTTCTTCTCTACGATGCTCAATCCACAATGCGGCATCAGCGCGGCGGCTGGCGGCCCGTTCTCGCGCGATTTTATCCAGATCTTCAAGTGATGGAGCGCCAGATGCTGTTTGGTTTTCCTCATCATCGGTATTGGTCTTAGGAGCACGCAGATCGGCTTTGATTTGCTCCAGCATCAGGGGCGGCACTTTTCCGCCATGCGCCTCGATGAATTCAGCAGCTTCCAGCACTGACCAGTTATTTTCACGCTTTCGTTCGTATGCCAGCTTAACAATGCCAGCTTGCCCCATAGATAAAGCGTGCTTTTCCGCCTCCCGGCTTTCTTTTCGATAGTTATTCCGGATGCTATAAATGGTGTTGATCAGGCTGCTTATCTGCGCGGAACAGCTGTTTAGCATGCTCGCGATACGGTATTCAGGCGGAGTACCTTCATCATCGTCTTTTTGCTGATCGCGCATTTCCTGCACCAGGCGAATACACGTATCCCGGGCGTTCTCCAGCATAAGGAGATGAGAAAGAGACTTTTCAAGAAGAGTGGTTTCCAGAACATCGGCCCCGGACCGACGCAACATAGCGCGCGCGGCCTTCCGCGCTTCAACGTTATCTATCAGGTAATCGCCAGCTTCGAATTCAAAGCGTTCACCATCATCATCCAGGGTGTCGCGTTCCAGGCGATCACGTAAGGTCCGGTGGGCGCGGGTGATCACGTCATGATCATCTGAACGATCATTTATGCGCTTATTTTGGCGCTTCGCATTCTCGACTGCGGCACTGATAACGGCATTAACTCTTTGTTTTTCCGCTATTTCAGCCGCAATGTGATCACCTGCATGTTGATCATTAGAGTGATCAATGATCATGCTTTTTAGTGGCTTCCTGACTGGCTTATTTGGCTTGCGGCTGTCCGCTGTCCTGGTGTCTTCTTTAAAGGCACGGAGATAACGACGTGCAGTATTAGGGTTAAGATTAAACTCGGCGGCATACTGTGCGATGGTGTAACCACCATCTCGCGCCAGGCGAGCAAAATTCTTCTTGTGATCGTCCCAGGTCACTTATGCTTCCTTTCGTAAAAACTCTTTTTGACGCGAGGGTAACGAAAGTCACATGTCAAAAGGCCCGGAACGGGCAAGCAATCAGATACGTGCGGATGTGGCATTACCGTAATGACGGTGCTGACGGGCCACCTTATTGAAAAGTTGACGCGCCATTACCCAAGGCTGGTGCTCCCGGCGTTCCTTTTCGTCCTGCGTCATATAGAGTTCGTTCTGGAGTTTTTCATCAAACCGGCGCGGCGCGCGGCTGCGGCGAAAGAATTCAGGATTCAGAGAGTGGATCTGAAATCTGCGTGGGCGTGTACTGTCATCAATCAAAACAGACGAATACTTAGACACAGCGATAGCCTTTAAGCGCAGATAAACATCGCGCTTATCGACATCCAGATGCGGGTATTCCTTTTCAAGAATTGCTGCGAGTTCTTTCGCTGATAGAAGAGATTTAGTGCGGATCATGTAATCCGCAATCTCGTACGATGTTATTCGTGAGTGATTTATTTCCATGAAGTGGCGTCCCTGCCAGTTAAGTAACATCCTGTCACCTACTGATTAGCCCATGTCAACTAATCAACGTGGAATATAATACCCTCGATTAAAGAAATAGCAATACATTAGAGCAATTTTATCTAACGTTCGACGAGTGACTTGTGATAGCGCCGACTCCAAGCGCGTAATCAAAGAACAATCGTTGATGCATCGCCAGCCTACCGTGCGTCTTCTCCCAATTATCGCGGTCACGCTCAATATCACGCTGGCATGACTGGCACAGAGGAATAGCATAAATGTCATGCGCGCATAATCGACTATGACGAACGATATAAGGCGTAATGTGAGCGCCAGCTCCCGCAGCTCCACACCCACAGCATGGACGGGAAGCAACAAAGTCCATGTACTCAGGTAATTTTAGCGATTGCAGTTTTGGTATTTTGAAATGCGCCATACCTGGGTCGGAGTCAACATCCACTGGACATACTTTTGCGCGCATCGGCGCGGCACGTTCTTCCATCATCTGAACATATGCTGTAGCGCGATCGTCATACGGGCGAATATCCGCCTCTTTCAGAGGTCCGCTATCCTGCGTTGCTGCCTTAATCTTATTTATTGATATACGGCAGACTTCTTCCGGCATCAAGTGCATCATGTCGCGCATGAAAGCCCACCAGCACAGTTCCTGAATACTTAAATCATGGCCATCTGAAAGCCCCATTTCCTGACGGGCGACATCCAGTATCCAGTTAACGCGATTATTATGCAGCGTTTCTTTCAGCTCATTAAAACCACGCATCCTGTAATGGTTATCGTGATGCCAGCACAACAACACCGCGCTATTGTCTCGTTCTGCGTGGACAATATGGTTGTCACACCAGCTACGATCTGCGGCCTGGCATTGCCCCTCTTTCCTGCGCAACCACGCCACCAGCGCGTCAATTCCACCAATACGGCGAAACAGTTCATCGCTGTTAAAAAACGGCTGCAACGCCTCATTTGTTGCCATAGTTTGCTCGGAAACAACGAGGCCGTCGTCCATGTGCTCGATTAACTCACGCGGCACCGGCTCCATAATAAATTTACGGCCAGCCTCCACCAGCTTTCTGACTTCCTGATCCACTTTGAATGTGGCGACGCCAAGCTCTTTTTGTACAAAGGGAGTAATTACGGCTTTCACATCACACCTTTCATCACTGATTGGGCTTTATCTGCTGCCCGGCATTCTCTGTTTAAGCACAACCATTTCCTGACGGCATAACACAGCAATAGCAGTCCTGGCTCCAATTTGCTTACCAACCAGGTATTGCTTTACCTCGCGGCGACTCACGCCATCAAGAAGCATCTTTAACGCTTCACGGGACAATTTGTTGTATTTACGTGCCATTAATCTACTCCGCGGAACCATACAATCTACGTAACGTGTCGGCGACAGAAGATACAGATATCTCGCCAGTTGCAGCGCCTACGGTAAGGTCTGCCAGTTCAGGTGAATCAAATACCTGCACCCCGTTACGGCGTAGAAATAGCAGCGCACTGTTTAGCGCGGTACGCTTATTGGCATCATTGAATATATGCCCTCTCGCTGTAGCCACCAGGTAGGTGGCGGAGACTTCGAAAAGGTCGGTGATCTCTTCGTAGGCAACTCTGGCCTGAACTCTCCCGATAATGGCCTCTGCCCTACCCGGATCAGACATTCCCGGCAGGCCGCCGTAGCGGCTTATATTCGCATCATGAAGCGCAATAAGTTCTTCCGGTGATATATGTCTCATTATCGGTTAACCAGTTCCTTGTTGGTGGAGTCCAGGGTGTCAAACAGGGATGCAAATTCAGCATCCAGCGCCGCTTTTTTGTAGGCTTCGAAAGTAGCCTTGCTGACAATTACTGCTGGCTCACGGCCTCTGCGGGTGATTTCAACCTCTTCCCCGGCTTCAACATTGTTGAGCACTTCAGAAAGGTTGCCACGCGCGGTACGGAAGTTAATGGATTGCATAAACACCTCGTGTACTCGTTATGTGTACACAATTATAAACTTCACAGGCATAAAGCACCAGCACTTTGCAGCTTAAATAACCGGACAATAATCAAATTCCCCACTTCGGGCATCATTGATGACATGAGTGATCACACCAAAAACAGCATTACTGCCCGTACATCCTAGTGTTGACGTGGATACATCCACTATCTTTGGCTATCCGCTGCCCACATGAAGTAGCTCACTGATGGATATCGAAGTAACCTTGCTGAAAATTACCGCTAGTTATTCATACTCCGCCATTCCTCCTATGCTTCCATACACCGAGTTCATGTGTTTTTAATCGACAGTAACCATCTGAAACATAGATAAGAGAATCTAAAACGAAGGTCTACTCTATGCTAAATAGAAAGGGAGGCTCAATAGAATAATGGCGTTGAGGAAGTCAACGCCATTATTATTTAAGATTGAGTCATTCTAAGCAAAAAATTATTCCGCTTCCTTATCATTCGCCTCTACAGCATTAATGGTTATTGTTACCGGTTCCATTTCGTATCCTCCATAGTTTAGAGAGTTGAATGTTAATGTATATTTTCCTGGCTTAGTGGTGCTAAATTTGCGTGTAATTTTACCGTTTACAAAATGGTCGGATTTAGAAGGCAGGAATTCATAATCCTCTTCTTTCACATTGTCAGGTGCCTGAATCTCAACCCACATAGTGCCCCCGACAGGATTATTTTCCGCCATAAGAGTAATCTCCAACGTTGCGGTTGTTGTCCCATCCGCCACCAGAGATGTAACATCAGACGATGCGGCAAGCACTGCGTTTTTGTAATCCACAACGAATCTGGACTCAGCTGTTTTAGTCGATGTTTGACCATTAGTCTGCTTAACTGTAGCCGTCACTGTATACGTCGCAGCCGTTGTTGTTGTAGCAGTGAAAACAGCCAGCCCTTGCTCATCTGTTGTAGCCCCCCCGTCAGGTGACAGAGTTAATTCTCCCGGACTGGTACTAGCACTGGCACTCAACGTAACCTCACTCCCTTTCAGGAGGTTGTTATTAGCATCAGTTACCGTAATCTTGTATGTTTGTTTATCTTTACCATTTGCCAGAGCATTGTTATTAATCACCTCTATGCTAGAAATGGTTGCTGTAGCTTTGTCAGCCACAAACGTAATCGTCTTGGTATCTGAAGGCTGCTCATTTTCTGTTGATGCCGTGACCTCATACGATCCAGCAATCACGGAAACTACTTGTAGTTCCGCTTTACCCTCATCGTTGGTCCTCACCCAAATGTGTTTCCCAGTAATAGGTCTGACCCCCTTTGGTAGATTAAACGTCACCAACTCTCCAGGAACTGCATTGCTATTTTTATCCTTAACAATAGCCGTCAGCGTAAAGGCATCACTGCCATTTGCTGCTCTTTGAGAGCTATCGTCAACCTGAAGGCTTACCTGCCCAGAACTGGCATCCGCACTGAACGTCACCGTAACCGTCTTCTGAGCACCATTCACCGAAGCAGTAATATTGTGTTCCCCAGCAACCGTTGACATCAACTCAATATCAGCTTTACCCGCCGCATTAGTTGTTACCGTATTCCCTGTCTTGCTGGTCACACCCTGCGGTAAAGTCAGCGTGACATTTTGCCCCTGTAACGGGTTGCCATAGGTATCCACGACGGTCAGAGTTATCTGGTTAGCAGACTGTCCATTAGCCAGTTGGTTGTTAACCTTCACTGTCATATCACTGATTACTGCCTGAGATGTGTCACCTGCAACATTCAGCACCAGAGGCTGGGCAACGGCATTTTGGCCGTTCACTCGCGGCATCACGATTAATTCACCCGCCGTAGTACCCAGAGAAATCTGCGCAGTCCATGTTCCATCGCCATTATCTGTCCAATCTGATACCGACGACCCCGTAGAGGCTGCGCCCGATAATGACGGCGCTTCCGGGGTGATACCTGTTACTGGGTTGTCATTGGCATCTTTTGCTGACCAGATTGCCGTAAGCGTACCGCCAACCACAGGTTTATCCGAGGTCAGAGTGATAGTTGAGTGTTTGGCATCAATCGGCCCGGCAACAAACTTCAGCGTTTGTTGCAACAAGCCCAACTGATACTGCTCACTAAAGACACGCACAACAACATCTCCGGCACTGGTCGAAGAAACCGTGGCGCTGTAAATCCCAGGTTTTATCTCCGAAATAGTGCCAACGGTAACTCCGTTGTTGTCCTGCGGAACAAAGCGCAGACGGCTGGCTTCTCCCGTCACAGCGTTGCCATCGGTATCTACCGCTGTAAGCGTCAGCGTGTAGGATTGCTGACCATCAGCAGTCACATCATCTGAAAGCTCACTCACACTCAGAGTGGACTTTGTCACATCCATCATTGTGGCACGCAAATCGGCAGTAACGGTTTTGCTCATACCATCAATGCTCACAGTAATGGTTGCTTCACCTGATTGCGTACCAGTAGTGAAGACTGACTGATACACCCCTGCTTCAGTTTCGGTGAACTCACCTAATGTTGGCTGTGTCTGTGATTTAGCAGACCTAAGAGCCCGCGTTACAATGTTTCCGGCAGGTTTAAACGTCAGCTCAGTCTTGATCTGATCTTTCATACCCGTGATTGGTTGTCCCTCGGCATCGCGGAGAGACAGCGCCAGCGTTTTTTGCGAGCTACCATTAGCAAGCATCTGGATACTGTCCTGTCCGTCAAGCGTTAGCGCAGAACGATCGGCACTCATACTCGCACCGGTAATGACCACCTGTGTCTTTACACGCTTCGAGGCATTGCCTTTGTTATCATATGCTACCGCAGAGATCGCGTAATAATTGTCTTTGCCTGCCTGATAAGCCGGGAGCGTCACTTGCCACTGGTTGCCCTGCCCGGTAATTTTACCGCCCGCAGCCAGCAAAGACGGCGCCTCCCACTGCACATTTTTTAGACCGTGGGTTGCTTTACTGACCACAAGCCCCAGGGATACCGTCTGCCCGCTCTTACCTTCAATACGCTCAGGCAGAGCAATACGGATCACTTCAGATTTGCGGTATTCAAGAACGATGTTGTTATTACGCTCAACCAGGTCATAGCGGCTGCCTGTCAGCACACGGCGCTCGCGAATGCTATCCGTATCGAGTTGTTTTTCCAGAGGTTCGCCAATCCGGTAGTTAATTTCCAGGCCCAAACGGGTGTCATTCTGACCGCTCTTGCCCTGCTTATGCTCTGCGCTCAGGGTCAGAAGAGGTACAGGCGTGTAGTTCACCCCAGCTGAAATAGCATGTGGGTTTTTCTGGCGTTTATCTTTACCAAACAGTCCTACCTCATCGCCGTAATACTGTTCATACATCAGGCTTGCGCCAAGCTGTGGCCAGGCCGGTAAATAGCCCTCAGCACGGATATCCCAGCCATTCGCCGGACGTTCCTGATAATCCTCAACATCCGGCGATTTTTTCCAGCCAGAAGCCCGGATATAACCATTGGCGCTCAGTTTAAGATAATCACGCCAGTATTCCGTACCAATACCAATGCGGGTATGACTACGGGATAAATCATGGTCAATGAAGGTATTCACCCCCGCCATCCAGTCATTACCTGAGAAATGGCGCCAGCCGAAACCAATATTTGACTGAGTGCGATCGTCAGTGCGATGTATTGCCCCCTGAGTGAACAGCATATTTGTCGGCGTGTCATATATCGGATAAAGCATTTCCAGCGAAGAATCCTTCAGCGAGAAATCTTTATCGGCATTCAGTTTGACGCGCGCGGTGCCATATTTCCCGAGCCACTCCTGGATTTCCTGGGTGGCCTTAGCAGTAGCCATTCCGGTAACAAAGTTGCGAGTCGCATCGCTATCCGGCTGACTGCTTAAAAATTTACCGGCATTCGCGGCAACCGACGCGATATTTTTTTCTGCATTATTGTCAGTAGCAACCGCAGTATTTTCCGTAGTTAGACGTGGCAAAGTCGCATTATGCGCCCGCGCTGCCATTGTCGGTGTAAAAGTGACAGCCAATGGAAAAAGAACCTGAACAGAGATGTTTGCCCATGCCACACATCTAGCCAAGGCGGAATAGCGGAAACGTTGTTGTTTATAAGTTTTATTTAAACGTAACATTGACATAATTTCTTGATGAACGCGTTAACGAACATTTGCAACTGCGAGTAAAAACATTTGCTTTCAGAAATTTCCGAGAGAAAACTCCTAGGGGGCGCGGATGCTATCACAAACCAAAAAGTGTAACAATACATGAACCAGAGAATTAATGCTTGTTATTTATCTGTCACCAATATGTTGTGATTGGTTAGCGTCAATGTTATTGGTTATGTTTACCAAATAATAAGAGGGAGTATTTCAATACATGAGAGGATGATTTTTTTAACATGGGAAGTGAAATCTTTTCCATTATTACATGGTTTATAAATTATAAAAAATGCCCCAATCCATGAATAACGCCTTTAGAGAAATACCCCCCCATTTCTATATAATAACTTTGATGTAATGGACGATATATTAGAGCATGTGGCACGCAATCAGATAATAACAATCTTTTCCTTGGATAAATTAGAGATTAATAGTGCGTCATATTCACGACATAATGGCACACAAGGATTTCTAGATTATTGTTTATTACAATCGATACTATTAAGGTTTTTTTGTTGATAGAGAACAGCCAGAAATAGATCGCGGCCATAATGATTTTGAATGCCGTGTTCATATTTTCAGCTCCTGTGATTGATTGGAAACATGCCGCGCCTTGCGGCATGTTTTTATTTTCACTTTCTCTGTTTTAAAAATCAAGATTTATTAGAGCAATTATTGTTGATAAAGAAGCGCATTTTCATACTCCCTGACCATTAACGTAAGCACGCCGTGCCTCCTGAAAACACGCGCCACTTCAATCTTATCTTCCAGCGCGAACGCGATTTTACTTAGACCAATTTTCTTAAGGAGATCAATCTTTGCTGGGCCGTCATTTCTGTCATCGGTGGCAGGACGCATAGATAGCAAAGGCTCAGCCCCGTTTGTTACGTACTTCCGCAGCCAGGCTCGTGTTTTATCCCTTGCGATCTCACAGCGCCCGGTTACAAACCAGACCGTGTAAACGTTAAATAACTGGCGCACCATATCAATAACTGGAGTGATGGGAGCATCAGTGTCACAGGCAAGGTTAAACTCGTTCCAGTGCTCTGTTAATGCACCTTTGCCAGGTGGTGGAAGCAAATGCAGCCTGTCTTCCGTTGCCTCTGATATCGTCCCATCAATATCGACTATGACGATATACGGACGTTCCTGGTGTGCGTGTTTATTGAAAATACTCAAATGCCCTCCTCATTGGACGAAAAAAATGCTGGTGGGACGCACTCCACCAGCATTAAAAGTGACACTGTAACTATCAGCGAACGTAAATAGTGCCGCCGTTCTCTTTTTCCCATGCATCGCTACGTGCATAGCAAACATCGAGAAGTCTTCTTGCCGCTGTTTCCTCTAAACCCAATTCGACAACCAACTGCTCATGACGGCGGGTAACCACATCAAACAGGGTATGCAGCCCTTTATTGGCCAGTTCATCAATGAATTCCGGTTCGAACGGCAGCTCTGCCTCTGCCAACATAACCTCTTGCGCCCACTCAACTCGACGGACCAGTTCCGGGCGGCGGCTTTCCATCTCTTTACAGATCAATTCATGGAAGAACTCTACCCAACCTTCCGGCTGGAACTCGCGGAAAATGGCCAACGGCTGGAAGTTTGGCATCAACCATTCGTTGATCCGGATATCAATGGCATAGCCCATGTCGCAGCAGAACTGATAAGCAAAGTCCAGCTTAGAAACGATATAAGGACGCTCGTTATTGAACTCTTTAGGCGATGAGATCCCATAAGCCAGGAGGCGCGGGAAGAATGAGATTTGCCCTAACGTCGGATGGAGTTTGCTTGCAGGGAAACGGCGCTCAGTAATGCCATACATTTCCTTCTTGAGCGTCGCAAATTTGGCATTCTCATTAACCAGCGCGGCAACCTCTGCTTTTTTATTAGCAAATGCCACGCGCGCCTCGCTTGCATCTTTAATAGTTTTTTTGAGCTGTTGGTTAAGGTCGGCGACCTGCTTACGCAGTTCCTGTCGCTCGCTTTTAGCTTTGTTATAGCGTTTCTCAAGGTTAAAAGGATCAAGTTTCATGATCTCTTTATATTGAGATTTTAGCGTTGAAATCTGTGAGTTCCGCAGTTCAACCATCGCGGTCATTTCATTGAGTTTTGTTTCCAGCTCAATGCTTATACGTTCGGCTTTATCAGCACGCTGGTTGGCATCATGCGTCGCATCGTCGATCGCGTCCTGTTGCTGGCGTTTCAAATGTTCAATTTGCAGCTGAAGCTCTTCAATTTCTTTACCCTTCAGACCGAGATCCAACTGCATATTTTCAGCTGCATCTACCAGGGAGTTATGGCTATCAGCTTCTGCGTTATAAACATCAATAAGCTGTGCGTGAAGCATCTCCGCTGACTGAACCGCATTATCAAAAAAACGTGCTGTGAGGTCATCACAACTAACGCGGCGTTGCGCGGCCCGGATGTTCTGGATAATGGCCGGGATACCGGCATTCAGGACGTCAGGGATAGATACATTTTCGATTGATTGGTTTTGTGCTGAAGTGCTCATTTCAAAGTTCCGTATTAGCTTGTGCTTCGGTCATTTTTCCTAAGTATGAAGGTGGAAGGACTACGCAATTTGTATCCAGTCCCTCACCTATGGCAGCCTGTAAAATTCTGGCTAAGGTGAGTCTCTTGTTGCGATACCTGGTGATGACATGCCTGATACCGCCGGTCGGCGTAACAAAGGCGATCAGCCAGTAGTGATATTTCCGTCGGAATGGCCACATAGTGCACCTTATGGATTGCTCTAATAAAAAACGTGATGAGTGTACATCACGTTTTAAAAATATGGAATTATTAGAGCAATATTATTCTGATTCTCGCTCAAAAAACGAGCTAATGAGGGGAAGCCAATCCTCTGACACTTCGCGAGGCCGCGGTTTGCCGTGGAAAAAGATTATTCGGCAGTCCTTTGGTAATGTCCCGTTCCCCCTGGAGTAACGCGCGCTCGCATATTTTGAACCAGGTTCCACAACATCGGCCTTGTAACTTACAAACCATCCTGGATACAGATCCTGAAATGCTGGTGTATCATCGCCCATAACCTTCCGTAAGAACCCCTGATCACCCCAGCATTCAGTAGTAACACAACGAGCAATCCAACCTTCTGGATCTTGCCAGAATGAACTCCAGATATGTGCTTTTACACTATTTGGTATCCACAGGGCACCGCTACCACGATATTGTGGATGGTAAAAATCCCTAAGCATGGTGAAGCTGGTTGGTGGATTCTCAAGGATTGGGCGTATATCACCGGCAATAACTGTGTCCAAATCCAGATAGAACAGATCATCGGTTATATCCGGTCGGAACAACTCGATTTTCGCCCACCAGCCACGGCACTTTTGCCACTGGTTGATCAATGGGACAACTTTGACGCCAGGCACATGTAAACGCTTCAGATCTGTCAGGCAAATAATTTCATAGCCTTTTGGCAGTTGATTAACCAGCCACTGCACATCGGAAGCGTTATAGTCGCCACCAGAGCGAAGAACTAAAGCAATCTTCATGCTGCACCATCACCTTTCACTTTCATCAATGTCAGGTTTCCGCAAAATACGGCACCAGTGTCGATATAATGCTGATTCCAGAATGTCTTCGGGCTTTTCACCGGAGTGTGACCAAAGATAAAACGATCTGCGCCCGAAATTTCGCCACCAATATCATCCATCGAATCACTGATACGCTCGCGCGCCCAGACAACGTTGAAAAGCGGCACCTCCTTACCGAATTGATATTCATTATCCGGATAGTCGGCATGGGCTATAACGATAGTTTCTTGCCCGGTGTTCAACTCAATGATATAGGGCAGACGTCTTACCAGCTCCACCAGCGCCCTGGCTAATATTTCCTGATCAGTGTCCAACATGAAGAACCATTGTCCACCATTCATTAGCCAGTTATTCACGTTGCCATCAGGACTTAACGCATCGAGCATCAACCGCTCATGGTTCCCCATCACTGCCCTGAACCAGGGCATCTGCAATAGTTCCAGACATTCGACATTTTCAGTACCGCGATCGATAAGGTCGCCGACCGATATCAGTAAATCCTGCGCCGGGTCAAAATCCACACGATGGAGTTCGGACATCAGTCTGGTGTAGCAACCATGCAGATCACCAACAACCCAGACATTCCTGTATTTGGTACCGTCGATACGGTGATAAATTGTGGGTGCCATCATGTATTCTTCAGCCATTCTTTAAGAGTCATCTGCGGAATACCTCCCATTTTCCCGCATGAAACAACGTCAATCTGTTCACGCGCAGACTGGAATAACAAAGGCAGGTGACTTAGATTTTTTGGCGTGCCGCCGGAGTGAACGCGTGGTTCTTGCGTAGCGTCAACGCCCACCAGGGCTACATGTTTGAATCCGATATGGAAAGCCAGGTTCAGAGCACCATATGCACTATTGCCGCTGGCAATTTCATTCTCATCTTCGCAAAGGCCGAAATGTGCGGACCAGCGCCACGCCCACCACTCGGGAGAATTCGTATTTTTTGGCTCCATGCCGCGTTCAGCCACACGACGGAAGCACAGAACGCCATCGCTGACTTCACGTTCTTTAACATCGGGTAGTGCCATGCAATAACAAACACCACGGCGACGGCGGCCACGACCAACGCGCCGCATATTGTCTGGCGATGGATCAAGTGTGAAAAAATAAGAAGCGCGGTTAAGCCAGTCGATGGCCCCATTGACCGCTATAATCGGCACTCCGCGCGGCGCAACAAAGTTTGCGGCGCTTGGGCCACTGCCGACGATAATAACGCGATCACTGCCTCTAAATTTATTCTTGGGAAACATTGAATTGCACTGCTCCTACTTGCATTCAAAATATGTAAATCTGCGTGTTTTTTGCGGGTATCCAGGAACTGCTGTTGCCATTTTGAAATAGACACCTGCGTTGGATTCCGTAGTGCTTGAGGGTGCGCGCCATGCCAATGAAGGCCGTTTTGCAGAGAACAGTCATAGCCGACTAATACCACTACTTCAGCCCCTGATTCAGCAGCCAGACTGATAGCCTGCGCGCCGCTATTTACCCCTTCCGCCGGTCCACAATATCGCCTGTACTCCAACGAAAATGATTTCGCCGCCGCCAGGTTGGCTGTCACTTTGCGGAACCTCCCTCCCGGTATGGTGGAACCGTATTGCTTCCACCATGACAAATCACCGGCGTATAAGGCATAAATGTCATCGAACATCTGCCAGGAATTGTTAACCGCGATGATTGAACAGCCAGTTTTTTCTATAGCAGCACAGTCCTCACGAGTGAGTGAAGGACCGCTACCGACACAAAAAACAGTCCTAGTCGCCCTGGGTGGTATGTTCATTCTCAGCTGCAAATTCAGCCTCCAGGCGAGCATTCATTTCAGCGATTACAGGGTCCACTACAGCATCTGTTTCCTGTTCATTACGCGGCATGACCGATGCCAGCGACTCATAATTAATCTTGGATGACACGATTATTCTCCCGACGTTAAGGTGCACTACCACAAAGAGCGTATATGCACTAATTAATTTATTATTTTAAGCAGCATATAACCACTTATCGCCGTTCAATACATGCTCAATAGCCTCACCCTTTTTAAGGCTTATGTATTCCAGGATGGCGGTAATCGCTTGTTCTGCACCATACGCAAGAACAACGTAGTAACCTTCCTCTCTAAGCCTGCGCATCCAGGCGATCTGCTCTTTCGTCGGGGCTTTACCATTTGGTTCTTTAAGCTCAATTCGCATGCCGTGATAAATACCGCATGCTTTATCGAGACTCATGTCCGGATAACCTTTTTTCTGCCCTTCAGCCTTCATTTTCCCGGCGGTTGCTTTTGAACGCTTCCCTCCGTTAGGCGTTGCATGCAACAGCTCATAAATTTCAGGGTAATTGCGCTCGAAGTAATCAAAAATGAAAACCTGTTCGTAGTGCTCGCAATTTCCTACTCGCAGATCAGGATTTTTTGCCAGTGCTGCAAGCGCCTTCGCATGTGGCGAAACTTCTTTTACCGGGGCAAGTGATAAGAACGGATCCTTTTTGGGCTTTGGCTTAACCCATCCTTTCTTTCTGCGCTTACTGAAAGCCAGATACTCTTGCTCAGTAAAGCGCAACACAATCAGTCAAATCCTGCCGGTCGCATGCCATATTTACGCTGTTTTGCGGCCTGCTCTTCCCTGTGCCATTGCGCACACTCAGCGTCACAATAGATGCCTGATTCAATCGGTTCATTGCAGTAACGACACTTCCCTGTAAATACCTGACTCACGACCTGTGCCTGCTTTCTGATGTTATCAATGGCCATGTCTTTGAGAGCTTCTAACTGATTCATGCTCAGCTCTGCATCATCAACACGTTCTGCCAATTTTGTTTCCTCATGAAGAACCTACTTAAGGGCAGAATGATACATTTCACAACAAAAATTGCACTAATAATTTTCTTTTATTGAGTTAAATAATCAACAAATGACTAGCGGTAGAATCACCATCATCTATTTCTGGCAGGCTGACTATGGCTACATCAATCACTACAACCCAAAGCACCCGGCAATATCCTCTGTCGCGGTATGACGACCGCAACATAGCCGATCCAATACTCAGGGCAGAGCTACGCAAAGAGGTGATGCTTATGTGTGAATCGAACGACAAGAATCTGACGATTTATTACGTTCTTCCCGATGAGCAATATCGCCCGGATTTGCTGGCTTACCGTATGTGGGGCATAGCAGAGCTACGCTGGGTTGTGACGCTCGCCGCCGGGCTTGAGGATGAGTCTCAGGGTATGACTGTTGGCAAAAAATTAAAACTCCCACCTGCCACATGGATCCGCGAAATGATTCGCCATTTCCAATATGACGGCCAGGTGATAGGGACATTATCCATTGCGTAAGGGAAATGAATGCCAACTGAATATGCTCGCGACAATCTTGGTCGCTATCAGACTGATGGATTAAGTGCAAAAGACTTTAACAAGGTCTTCGATCTTATCCGTAAACAGCAGCGTCAGAATCGGCGAAACGCGCGACGTACACTCACCCCAAGGATTATGGGGATGCGTAACCGCGAACTTGAGGCATTCCTCAGCCTTGGGAAAAAGAAAGATGGCACCTACTTTACGCCCGAAGATATACGCAGTTTCAACACCTCAAGGCAGGCTCATAAAACCAAATTCAAGAGCACGGTACCCGGCATTACCTATGCTCAGCTGGTGGCGCAGTCCACCAGCATTGATATAAAACGCGCTAACAACAAGGTTTCTGATGGCACAGGGATCAAAGCCGCGACATTCCTCGGGCTAAAACACAACCTTGCATTGATATCTGTTAATGCCTCGGATGAGTCGGTCCACCAGCATCACCGTGTCAGAATTCGATTTGAGGAATGGGATAAAGCCGTTGAGGAAATTGCTGAAGACGGTGCGAAAAAAGCCCGAATCGCTGCCGAACTCTGCAAGGGCCGGGTATCTTTCGACTGTGATTGTGGACGCCATCAATACTGGTACCGCTATATGGCCACGGCTGGTAACTATGCTGTCGCGCCGCCAAAAGAGTATGCATTCCCCAAAATCCGCAACCCTGATCTGACTGGTGTGGCCTGCAAACATGTTTTGCACGCTATGACGCGTTTTCAGTCACCCACATGGCACAAGGCCATCATTATTGCCCTGGAAAAAGCAGCTGAACAGGTGGCCTTCGGCGATGACAAGCGGAAGACAACAACCTATTTCAAAGGCGAACTGGCTAAATCGCTCGCGCGCAACCGGACAACAACGACGGATCAGGCTAAAGCTGCGCGTGAGTATGAGTTGTATCTGAAATCTCAGGACGCATTAGGCAAAAAACTACGCGCCAAAGATAGCGCCACGGACAACGTTCGCCGGTTGTTAAAAAAAGCTCGCACCACGGCAAACAGAAAGAATGCAGAACTAAAAGCATCGCGGGTGAGGGAAGCCCAGGCTCGCGCTGAAGCCGACGCTCTCAAAAAAGCCCTGCAAACGCAGGCGAACAACCTCATAAAGTTTTTCATGAGTCAGGGAATGGACAAGGCCGCTGCCACCGCGCAGGCGCGAAGCATTCTTGAGACACAAATTAACGAAGCCCGTAAACAGAAAGGATAATCGATGGCTGGTTTCTTTGATGACATGTTTGAGGACACAGAACCATCACAACAAGTGACTGGTGATAACCTCCCGGACACCGAATCGGATCCGGATATTCCAGGCGAAGGTTCTGAACTGATTGAAGAGGAAGATATTGATGCTGAAATCGAAACCGATGGTGTTAACGTTGGTAATATTGTTGATCCTGTGGAGGACAATCACCTTCCCAATCTGGATCACGGCCTGCTTAGTGATTCTGGTGTGCGCCACCGTTATCAAGGTCATGCAGTTTTTAATAACCTTGTGCGGATGGACTGGCTCAAAGCAATCAAGCTAGACCCTGACTCATTCGATGCAGTTCTGTATCGCGCAATACCTTACAGAGACAAAAATGCACCTGAAACGGCATCTGAAATAATAGAACCGAACCAACGCATATATGACTATCAGGATCCAGAACTGATAACGGCCCTCGACTGCCCGGATGAGATGGACGCCTTCTACGCGCTATACGACGGCAGTGATAATACGGGAATTAGCGACAGTGCTTTAATCCTTCGGTTAGCCGCCGTTAATGTGCCAGTGGGTTCTATGCTCGAATGGCTGGAACAGCTGTCAGACGGTACAACTATTCGCCGCTTCTGGTACATCCATAAAATATTCAATTACGGCACTGCCAGGGTAGGCAGTTTGTTTTATTGCGTGCCTTCACGCGCCTTTGAAGGGAATTTCATCGGTGATTCTGAATAATCAGGAATGGCTACTGGCCATCTTTAAGAAAAAAGGTCTTACTCCTACCGGTAAGCTGGAATTTGCCACTATTGATGGCATTGATTCGGCGCTCGCACAGGCTTTAAACGAAGCGTTCGACTCACAAGTTGTCAGCTTTAATGATCGAGCTAACCAGTCGTTCCGGGAGTTTCTGAAACGCACCCCAAGAGATCGCATAACGATCGGCACTTTTAGTGATGTGAAAGAATGGTTGTCATCATTTGAAGCCGATCGCGCCGGGCGTAAAGATACAGTCTCTTCTGGCCCGGTAAATAAGCTGGCAATGCCGCTTGTGAATCTGTCTCGTTCTCCCGCGTTTTCAATTTATGAAGGTGAACTGTGCCGCGATAATTACGATGAAGGACAGGTCACCAATGAAAATGGTGAGATTGAAGCCCTGGTATCGACTATCCCTTTCTCACTGGAATATTCGCTATGGATAGCCAGTGACGAGAAGGAATCTCTTGGGATGGTTACAACTGCATTAGCATTCTGGCTACGAATGTATGCCAGCCTCGGGCAGGCATCGTTCACTCACATTGCCAATGTCGGCGGTTATGAGATACCGGTTACCTGTTACATAGAAGGGCAAAAATCAATCGCATTTCAGGATCTGACCACCGGCACCGCCGACAACAGGCTGTTCGCGGTTGGATTGAACCTCACCGTTGTGGCGGAACTTCCTATCCTGGCTTATATGCAGCAAACCACCGGCACCATAACGGTAAAAGCGACAATTCTGGAGGAATGAGATGGCCACAAAGACCACCACAGCCCCGGAAACTGATTCAAAACGCACTCAGCTATTCCTGCAATCTGTTTCAATTGGGCAGAACGAAATCCCTCGCGAAATGATCGTAGGATGTACCTATGTCGAACCTGGGGAGCTATCTGGTCCCCAGCTTATGCTCATGGTCAGGGATTCAACGGCTTACGTGGTCAATAAGCTGGGGGTGAAATTTGGGACAATAATGACAGTTTCACTTGGTGATCCGGAAGGTCATGGCGGCATCCTCTTCTCGGAAGAGTTCTTTGTTCTTAAAGCGCCGCGCAAGGACGATACTGTACTGATTTACGCGTTTAGTAACCCGGTGCGGTTATTAAAAGTTCCGTCCACCAGCGCACAGTATTTTGTTGATAAGCCCCCATCAGCCGTAGTTTCCTCTCTTGGCCCTGGTCTGAAGGTAAATGCTGACTCATTCAGAAAAACATCCACATACCACCTAAATGTTGGAGAAAAACCGACCAAGGTATTGCAGGAGATAGCCCGGGATACCGGTTCTATGTGCTGGGCATCCAGGGGGACGATCAATTTTAAAAGTATGGAAAAAATGGCAAACGCCGCTCCATCGCTTACTTATGAGTCCGCCAATCCCAACACATCCGGATTTACAATTAGTCAGTTCAACATCCTGAATGCCGATTATGAATACCAGCGCCGCCACAATTACAGAATGGCCAGTTATGACATGACCAAAGGTGTGGTTTACTCAGGTAACCAGGAAGACCCCATTAAATTTACGAGCAATCCCGATCCTACCGCGCTGGCGAACTACAACAAATTCATTCTCCCCCGCCTCGATATGCTGGTGGAAGGAAATGCCGCGCTAACTCCGGGTACGACGCTGAAAATTGTCGTGCATAACACGGCAGGTGACGGAGAACTCGATGAATCTATCCCTGACAAAATGATAGTGATGTCCGTGACTCATTTCGAAGACCGCTTCCGTTTTGTCAGCCGTGCACAGTTAGGAGTGGTGAATGGGTAGTTTGACAGGGAAGTATCGGGCTGTAGTGGTAAGCGTCGATGACCCTAAAGGTCTGATGCGTACGCAAATACGCGTTGTCGGCATGATGGATGGGTTACCAGATGCCTCATTGCCGTGGGCAGAAGCTATATTGTCCAATGCAAACACGTTTTCACCATTTCTGCCCGGCGATAAAGTATGGGTAGAATTTCCCTACAATGGGGATTCTCGATGGCCATTGATAATCGGTTATGCACAGGATGCATCCGGTGGCGCTCCCAATGTGCCGCCTGAAGCGTCAGGACAAGGTGAAGGCTATGTACCGCCTGAAGTCGAAGGTGCACCAGCACAACCATCAACCAGCGCCAAAAAAGACTTTATTTCGTCGCGGAACGGACTAATGGAGGTCCGGACGGCGGGCGGAGCCTGGGCCGTTACGCACTTGAAAAGTGGAACAACAATCGGGTTCAACGAGGCCGGGGAGTTATATGCCATTTCTCAAGGTCCGGCATTCATCTCTTCCGCAGGAAATCTCGATATAAAGTCAGGCGCGGATGTCGTCCTGAAAGCGGGGGGAAGTATGGCGATAGAGGCCAGCGGGGATCTATCCATAAAAGCCGCTCAAGTCTCTGTTGACAAGGCTTAAGAAAAGCCCGACGTTCGGGCTTTTCTGTGCAAATGGACATAACTGTAATATCGCAACACACTCTGCATTTCAGCTTAAAGCAGGCAATACAAAGACCTAATATTAATTTATGTAATAAAGATGCTTGTCACCTATTGTTAAGTGGCAAAAGCGAACGGTATAATCCCGCGATTTTTTGTCGTAGGAAATAACTATATGCAACAGAAACTTCTGTTCCCAATAGTATTAATTGCCTTGACTTTGTTTGCCTGGCTAGGAAATACTTTCGGAACAAAATGGGTAGTAATGAGTATTATCGGTTTTGGGTTAGGGTTTACACTTTCATTCAGCCGCTTCGGTATTGTTTTTGGCTGGAGAGAAATGTTAACACAAAAAAATAGTTACTATGTACGAATCCATTTACTAACTATTGCGATCGAAATACTATTGTTCACAATTTGCTTATCTTTCAGTCATTCCTTATTTGGAGATAAGATGACTGGTAATATTATGGCAATAAGTATACCTTTCGTCGTTGGCGCTTTTTTATTCGGTATAGGAATGCAGTTGGCAGGATGTTGTGCATCAGGAACCCTTTATTGTTGTGGTGAAGGGAGGCCTAGATTCTGGATTGTTTTACTTTTCTATGGCATTGGAACATTAATAGGAAACTCATTCAAGCCTGAATTATCATCAATATTCCCTGGTCATATAGTAACAGTGAAAGATTTAACAGGAAATCTATGGACGGGTATGTTGATAAACTTACTCTTTGTTGGACTGCTCTATATCTTCTTTTGTTATATTGAGAGGAATAAAACTGGACAACTAACAAGTATTTTTACTTCTGGAAGTTTATTCTGGAAAGATAGCCATTTTACTGTTCTTAGTGGTGGTATTATAATTGCAATACTGAACTCCAGTATTGTTGCCATACATGGTTCTGCATGGACTATAACTGGAGCCATCTACGAAAGTGCTTTACATATTGCTTCTTTTTTTGGTTTATTCGAGGGTAATCCAAAACTCGCAAAACCTCTATTCATCAACCCAATGGTAGGCATGTTTGCCGCTGGATTACTGGGTGCGGCATTTTCTGCATGTCTGCTCAGGGAGAGAAACAGAACGCCGTTAACCATTCAAAATATTCTTGCAGGAATAATTGGTGGGTTATTAATGGGGTGCGGCGGGGCGTATGCAGCATGTAATTTAGGCGGTTTTTTTGATGGGACTGCTTCGGGGAGTGTGCATGGATGGCTTTGGATGTTGATGGCTTTATGCGGAAGTATTATCGGTATACGATTAAGAAAATTATTTAATATCTAAGGGGGATTGGGGTTTATGTCATTTTGTGTTTTTCAAAAAAAGACATATTCCCCAATTATTTTAATTTGAATTTGATGCAGTTATGTACGGCTGTTTTGCTGTCGTAAACGTCTCAATCATCTTCTCTGCGATCGCAGACCAGGTGTGACACTGGACCTTTTCAGCATTTTTCACGCGATCAACGCGAGCAATAACCTCATCCCAATCAATCCGCGACTTGATAACCATATGGTTCACCAAAGCCAAGCGATCTGGCGGAAGGCAATCGGGCGGCGTTAATATCAACGCCCCACACATTGCCGCCTCAAGAACAGTTAATCCAAGGCTTTCGGGATGCGTAACGATAAAAACGTCACTCTTACGCAATTCAGCTGCAAATTCGGTTGCTGGCACCGGCGTCCGTCTGTATGGAGTTACCGAAATATTCCCTGGATCAATGGTAACCAATCCGTCATCGGTCAGCGTTCTGGCCTCATACGGAACGGTCAGACGCTGAAGGTTCATAAGGATACTTAAGGAGTGATCAAAACCACTAACATCAAATGCAGCGTGGTCTACAAAAATACGCAGAACATCGTCTGTTTTGGTTTCCAGATGGAACAGATCCTGATTCGCTGCCCATCCAACATGTTTGTTAAAGCGATTATGACGCTCTAACCTGCCGGGATTATCCAGGTACCGCCAGGTATCATCGCGGACAGTAAAAGTAATATCGACTGGTGCCGAATCCAGCATAGAACCGTCGTATACCTGGGCTACCCATCCAGTGAATCGACGACGCAGTTGCACGCCTATTTCCCTGGGCACCGTAGTAAAATACCGCAATCCTGGCGCTAAAATGGCTTTCGCAGAACATGCGGTCGCAGCAGTCAACACAGCTTCAACATAATCCTCCGGGCTTTCGACGCCGGGGGAATATGGACGATGGTATTGCAATGTTACCCCTGCCTCACTAAAGGCGCAGGCCAGGTTATAAGCCCACATTTCTGTATATGTTTTCACATCACTGATGGCTTCAAATTTTCGCCCAATGATCAGGATGTTCATTGTGTCTCCTTTTCCCTGACTAAAAGCTCATCCAGCTTGCTTTTATGTTTAAGCACATAGCCACATATTTTTCCTTTGGAGCTAATTTGCGGAATGGAATAATATTCCGGAAATACTAATTCAGCCTTTTCTAAGACAAGTGAAACACCATAGCGCGCAACATGTCTGTCGATCATTTTTGCATCACTGAGATTACCTTTAATTGATAACCAGTCGTTGAGGTACATATGGTTACGATTGGCTTTTTTCAGCATGTCGCTCAACCAATTTTTATTACGTTTAGTTAGTTTCCGTTGCATCAATAATCCTCCCGCCAGTCAGCACCGGCATAGTTATCAAACCGTGAGTATTGGCCGTTAAAAGCCAATCTCACCGAGCCAATTGGGCCATTTCGTTGCTTACCGATAATTACCTCGGCAATGCCCTTCATTTCGCTATCCGGGTGATAAACTTCGTCGCGATACAGAAACATGATCAGGTCTGCGTCCTGCTCAATTGCTCCTGATTCACGTAAATCTGAATTTACCGGTCGTTTGTCCGCACGCTGTTCAAGCGATCGATTAAGTTGTGACAATGCCACCACCGGTACTTGTAATTCCTTCGCCAAAGCCTTCAGTGAGCGAGAAATCTCGGCAATTTCCAGCGTTCGGTTATCTTGCAGCTCGGGGACGCGCATAAGTTGCAGGTAGTCGATCATAATCATGCTCAAACCACCATTTTCTTTATAAACACGACGAGCGCGGGAACGAAGCTCTGTAGGTGTCAGGGCGCTTGAGTCATCAATAAAAATATTCTGCTTGTCCAACAGAATCCCCATTGCGCCAGAAACCCGCGCCCAATCCTCGTCGTTAAGTTGCCCTGTTCGAATACGAGTCTGATCAACGCGTGCAAGAGAAGCCAGTGAGCGCATCATCAGCTGGTGGCTCGGCATCTCAAGGCTAAAAACCAATACGGGCTTATCGTTACGGACTGCGGCATTTTCGACGAGATTCATCGCAAACGTAGTCTTCCCCATCGATGGGCGGGCGGCGACAATAATGAGATCGGACGCCTGAAGTCCTGCCGTCTTCTTGTTGAGATCGGTAAATCCGGTATCAAGCCCCGTTACACCATCATGCGGTCGCTGAAACAACTCTTCTATGCGAGATACCGTTGCATCGAGAATGCTGGCGATATCTTTTGGACCACTACCGCTCTTTTGTCGTTTTTCAGCTATTTCAAAAACGCGGCGCTCGGCCATATCCAGCAATTCATTGCTGCCCCTGCCATCCTGCGCATATCCAGCTTCAGCTATTTCATTTGCGACGGAAATCATTTCACGAACAACCGCGCGTTCACGAACGATATCCGCATAAGCACAAATATTTGCCGCGCTGGGCGTGTTCTTTGACATCTCCGCAAGGTACGCAAAACCACCGGCGCGTTCTAATTTACCGTTCTGTTCAAGTGCTTCAGCAAGTGTTATCAAATCAATCGGTTTGCCATGACTTAATAACCTCTCCATCTCACTGAAAATTTCACGATGAGCACTGGTATAAAAATCATCAGCAACTATACGATCTGCAACTTCATCCCAGCGGCAGTTATCAAGCATTAAGCCACCAAGTACAGCTTGTTCTGCACTAAGGGAATTTGGCATGGATTCAAGAGGGGATGCAGACATTAGCACTCCACCCAGGCGTGCTGAATGTCAGATATAATCGGCATACTCAAATCACTCCTAACGATATGAGTCATCACCAGAAAATCAGGATTAATGCGCCGGACTCTTCCCGGCTGTCACACCGAATCGCCAAGATGGTGAGTCCCTGAATCCGCTATCCTACCAACGGTGACTTGCACATTCCGGCTACCTGGTTTGTTGCCTGAGCTAGGGGAAATAGTAACCCCTTTAACGTCACCAGACCGCTAACGACGCATGTGCCAGACGCCGTGTTACAACCAAATATGGTGGCCCCTACCGGACTTGAACCGGTGACCGTGCGATTATGAGTCGCCAGCTCTAACCACTGAGCTAAAGGGCCGGATTACTGCCAATTTTGCTTACGCTTTTATTTCACCGGAACAAACGGAACAGCGGTATTACTGGTCATATACTGCGGTAATGTACCGTTCCATTTGTTGATCGCTTCCAACTCCATAACACCGGGGTTCTGGCGCAGAGCTTCACCACGTAAACGAATGGCATCAGCTTCGGCCTGGGCTTTTGTGCGAATAGCATCAGCCTGTCCGGCAGCTTCCGCGCGCAGCATGTTGGCCTCTGCTTCACGTTGTTTGACCTCTTGCTCGCGTTGCAGGGTTTTTTGGTTTGCCGTGACTTTGGCGTTAATACTGTCAATAACTGTTGGCGGGTATTCTGGCTTACCTACATAAGAGAGGCTCATCACCTGAATGCCGATTGGCGTCATTTCTTCCTGAATGTCTTTAAGGGCTGCATCAAGCAATTCGGATTTGCCACCGTCGATAAATTTGTCGGTTGTCATTTTGCTGGCTAACCGGTTCAGAGCATCTGCAACCTTCTGGCGTAGATCGGTATCAGTAATATCATCTACACCTTTGCGATAGGTCTGAAATACCGTTGTGACTTTTGCTGGATCAACCTTGTAGGCTACACCGATGTGGTAACCAATGGTTGTTCCGTCGCTCATCTGGAAGCTGAACGGCTCATCGTATGTCTTCATTTGCTTAAAGGTCGGGAAGATATAAACTTCAGTATTCAAGCCTGTCCAGTAGCGACCAACGCCAACTACTTCACCGATACCTTTATCATCCCCCAGCTTATTTACTTTGATCCCTACGTTACCAGGCTCTACCCGATCGCATCCGGTCAGACATAAAGAACCCAAAATAATCGCTGCACTAATCAACGTTTTTTTCATTAATTAATTTCCTGGTTTTTTCACGAAAAAAGACTACTGCGGAAGCTGGGTAAATGAGCGCGAGAAGGACTCCCAACAATACAAGTATTGTGCTGTTAGATGAGATCATATTTGGCAAAAGCCAAACATACAGAACCAGTGACACAATCAAACAGAGGACGGCATAAATATATAACCGCACCCATAGCGTTCGACATTTGTTCGGATTGTTCTGCATCCTCTCACTCCATTATTTAACGAATAAAAAAGCTGCGGTGCCGGGTGCCTCCCGGTGTCCTTTGGCTGGTTATCCACCGTGGACGGGGAAACAAGGAGAAATAATGGACAGATATAACCATTTCCCCGCGTGCGCTTAGCCGCATTCACCGCAATGGTAAGAGCATTTGGCTGACTGAGCGGCGATGACGCCTGTACGCATTTGGTGATCCGGTTCTGCTTCCGGCATTCGCTTAATTAGCCAAATACTCTTAACGTTGCGATGGCGGAGAGTAATGGAATCGAACCATCATCGCTTGCGCGACGGGACGGCTTTCAAGACCGCTTGAGCACCATGCTCCCTACTCTCCAGTGATTGTGGTGGTCGGTGCTGAACTCCGACACAGGGTTGTAGCAAGCCCCGCAAAGCGCGCACTACTGTAGTTGCGGCACATCAGCCTGTGCATTCACCACAATGTTGAGAACACTGGTTGTCACGCGGCAACGCAACATTTATTCGTAGATTGGGATATGACCCCGTTACGCCAGTGTTCTCAACGTTGTAGTGCCGGTTACGGTTCCGGCCAGGCCTCTTCCTCAACGGGGTGTTCTCCATACGGACTACCGTTTATTGGTCGTTCCTGCGGTTTATGTTGTGAAGCCAGATGCTTATCTTCTGGTTGCTTCAAAGAGCTGCACTTCCTCACAACGGTAAGGGGACTTCGTAGGGATTCGAACCCTCTGCCAAGCTCGGCGATCTCCGACGTCGCAAAATACCCTTACCTGTTGTGCTGGTGCCGATTAACGGACTCGAACCGCTGACATCCTGCTTACAAGGCAGGCGCTCTACCAACTGAGCTAAACCGGCATTGGCGATGGCGGATGGATTTGAACCATCGACCCGTTGATTAACAGTCAACCGCTCTAACCGCTGAGCTACACCATCACTTGCCGGGTACGTCTCCGGCGAGGGCTTCCACCTCCGTATGCTTTTCGGCGCACCGCGCCCTGGCTGCAATTCGGTAACAGGGGATGCATAACCCTGGCTTCCAGCGTGATTAGCGCCTTCAGCATGACGGGATATACCCGTTACAAGAAATTCTCCCAGGATGCCATTAAGCAATGGCTGTTACGCTGAATGAAAAAGGACGTAACAGGTAAGGACGCTGACCAAAAGATGGCCCCTTCTCGCTCATCTGGTTAATCGAACCAGCGCCCTTGCCTGTTATGCCTCCCCGTTCCCTAATACACAGACGGGGACACTCTGCGGTCGATTTTTTGACGGGGGACGACTCATACCCCGTGGCGTCTGGCTTCTTAGGCCGCTACCATCATCAGATCATCGTTTGCATTTACTTTAATGGTCAGTTTCTAAACCGCCGCAAAGTCGCTAACCATGACGAAAACCCTGAAAAAAAACGCCCACCCGAAGATGGGCAAACTGGAAGCTCGTAACGCACTTCGGAGTTGCCACTTAGGCGCATGGTCAACCTGGCAACTCGGTGGTTTGTCTGGGAGGACTAGGCCCAGCCATGCTTACCGCCGCGCCTGTCGCGGCTAACAGCTAAATCGCTCTATAAATCACGATTCATTGAGGCGATATTACACTAATAAATTTATTAGAGCAATACACCTAAAGCGTCATGAGCTACACCTCGAGTGTCCCCCTTACAAGACACAGAACGTCTGGCAAAAAGAGGTTCCACTCTGAAGCCACTGTCATGATAAAGCTCTCTGATATTTGGCGCGCCACTGTTAGTAATGAGAACCTTTGCACCTCGACGATGAGCATCCGTCAACAGAGACACCAGGCGTTTTTGCTCTTCAAACTTAAAGTCATGACCGGAATAGTTCGTGAATCCCTCTGTATTTGGAAGCGGTTCATACGGCGGATCGCAAAAGATGACATCTCCTTCTCCGGCAGCTTCAATCACCGCTGCAAAATCACCGCATACAAACTCAGACCGCCCTTCCGCACCGAGGAAGGCTTCCATCTCCTGTAATGGGAAATACGGAGTTTTATACTTCCCATAACCGACATTGAACTCACCGGCCTGGTTGTAACGCGTCAATCCGTTAAAACAATGTCGGTTCAGGAACAAAAACGCCGCTGCGCGATGTAAATCATCATAGACTTGTTTGTTAAACGCATTCCGTACTGCCAGGTATCCTTCCTGTGTGTTGTAGTCCTGGAAGAAACGATGTGCCAGAGTGATAAGTGAATGCGCCTCGCGTTGCAGAGTCTTGTAAAAGTTAATCAGGTCAGCATTCACATCATTTAGCAGATTTTCCTGGTATCCGGCATTCATGAAGACAGCTCCGCCACCAACGAAAGGTTCAATCAGGCGCTTCCCTTCTGGCAAATAGCGAAAGATTTGTTCCAGAACACCAAATTTTCCACCAGCCCATTTGAATATGGACCGTTCGAATTCTGCCGCTGGTTTAACTTTTCGCTCTTTTGTTTCACTTCCTTCTTTCTGCCGACATACGGCCTTAGTAATCCGATCGCCAATCCAGCGCATTACTGGTATTGCCATACTATTGCCGATCGCTTTGTAACGCGGTCCGTCAGCTGCAAGCATCGCGGCCTCTTCTTCGCTTAAATCTGGATAGTGATTGCGAAGATATGCCAGTTCATCTGAATTAACTTTTTTACGCTTTTCCGTCGGGATCAACGTATGCCCATCAGGAAAACCTTGCAGCCTTTCACATTCGACAGGGGTAAGACGGCGGACAGCTACTTCTGCGTTTCTTACTTCATAGCAAACAGCTGTTGGATTTTTAGCCATTAGAGATGGTGAAGTATTCTTAGTTGCAGCATGTTGTGTACCGCTCATACGCTCAGGAAAAGCCAATGTAACAAGATGCTCATGGCTTTCTTGCTCACGTGCCCGCAATGTACCATGCCCTTCTGACCAAAAACCTGCTCCTGTGCTGCTAAAAACGGCAAGGTCAGTGGCATCTTTAAAATCTCTTGCCTTTACTGTCGATGCGGTTTCATCGTCAATATATTCCCCAAATGCTGCCATCCTGAAAGCGTTTACGGCTTTCGTCGATTTCATACCGGGTGGAATGTCAGCGTGTAGGCATGGATTTAGGCTTTCGCCACTGATTGCAGCGCCATTTGCAATAATGGCGGAAGCGATTTCCTTCTTTTTTCGGCTCGGCGCAATATCCCGGCGCACGCCTTCGAACTCAAAAAGTACCGTTGCGGGATCGAGGTCTGTTCGAGCACTTGCGACAACAAACACGCGTCGGCGTCGTTGTGCCACTCCGAAGTATTGGGCATCAAGGATTCTCCAGGCCACCTTTCGCTGCGGTCCATAAATACAACCACACTGCGGCCACTTTGGAGCATGGCAACCGGTTTTGCCATCCCACCGCCAGAACGCGTTACTTTTTCCTGATTCAGGTCGATCACCTGGTTCAAATGGCGCATCTTCTCCAGCCAATCCGGCAAGGAAACATCCGAAGGCGTTATCTGCCGATGACAGGACTCCTGGGACATTTTCCCAGACGATAACTGTCGGTTTGAGGAAGGACTCAGACCGTTTGTCGTCAATTGCATTTGCAAGCTCCACATACTTCAAAGTTAGCGCGCCGCGTTCATCATCAAGCCCACCACGTAAGCCCGCGATACTGAATGCCTGACAAGGCGTACCCCCGACGAGCACATCAGGGGATTCGATTTCCCCAGCCAGGACTTTTTTGGCAAGTTTTGTCATGTCGCCAAGGTTGGCGACATGGGGCCAGCGGTGCGCAAGAACGGCAGATGGAAAAGGCTCGATTTCAGCAAACCACGCCGGACGCATACCCAACGGTTCCCAGGCAATACTCGCGGCTTCAATTCCACTGCAAACAGATCCATAGCACAGCTCTTTCACTGCTTAGCCTCTCCACCAAGGGCATTTACCAGAGCATCAACCAGGCATGAAATTTCACTGGTTAACAGGAAGAAATCTGCGTCCAGTCGCTGCGCAACATCTTCACTATCAATATCAGAGTTCTGCTCAAGCAATTCATCCGCAAATTTGACGCTGGTAAGGCTGAAGTTATGGTCCAGTGTAAATTTAATGCGGTTCTGCCAGTCGAGTGCCAACTTAGTGACGAGCTTGCCAGCTTCCAAGTGTGTGGAAATTTCATCGCTTCCCAAATCCTGCTTTTTCACTCGGGCAATACCGCCATCCTCAAGCACTGCCTTAAGTTCTGCCGCATCCCCCATTTGAAATCCCTGTGGAGCACTACCATCACGTACCCAGTCGGTCAGCGTTAATTCAATGGGATTTTCAACACTCAGGGGAACAACAGGAAGAGAACCAAGAGACTTACGCATAAGCGCGAGCATATCCTCTGCCTGCCGCGCGCTGGCATTGATATAGATACGTTTAGTTGAACCGTCGTAGATCGCCTGGATAACAGAAAACTTTGAAAAAGCCCGTGGCAGAAGAGAATGCAGAACTTCGTCTTTCAGGGAGTCCTTCTCTGTTTTCTTCAGTTTACGCGCTTGTTCTTGCTCAAGTTTTTCAATTTTTTCTTGACTAGCTCGCTGGATAACCGGCGGGGGAAGAATTTTTGTTTCGCGCTTTGCTTCAACAAGGATAAAACCATTTCCATGCATAGCGATAACTTCGGAATTATCACCAAATGGCGATACAAAACCGAACTTGGCCATATCCTGACTACCGCATGGCGTGAAAAGGATCATTTTCTTTTTATCTTCTAAGTCGGTCAGATCCGCCTCACGAGAAAGTTTATAAATAGTAATGTTTTTCCAGTGCTTAAACATGTTGTAACCCTTGAATATCAACCACAGAAAGCTCGTCTTTGTAGAAAAAGGCCAGGTTGTGGCACCCCCTCGTTTGAGCGTATGAGCTGGGACCAATTTCGTTCTTCCAGACAAATGGCTTCAAATCCGTACGGCGAAGCATAAAAACGCGATTTGTTCCGCTCTGATTCCCAATGAGGCAAAAGCCTTCTTTCACCTTGATAGCCTGCAAGTTGTCGAGTTCACCGCTGGTTACACGGCTATCGAACTCCTTGCGGCTTATTAGCTCCATCTGCATCTGACGACTCCAAACAAATGCCCATTGAAGGGCGATGGCTGAATGGTACCGAAAACACGACATAAAAAACAATATTTATTAGAGCAATTTTGCAATAAGTAAACGCCATACAGACCACAAATAACCTAAGTTAAAATAACGAAAATTAGAGCAAATCATTGGTGGTGATGTGGCGAGTATTGCAACAAAAGACAGCATTTGTTCGGGGCACGGAGGATTCCCATCTAGGCCTCCCGTAGAGAGCGAACCACTACTTAAAGTCAACGGAGTCGAAGTGTTAGTTGATGGTAAGCAATATGCACAGCATACCGATGGGAACAGCACGCACGGCGGGCAAGCTATATCAACCAGGGCATGGTTTACCGTCAACGGGAAAGGGATCGTATGCGTTGGTGATCCTGTTTCATGCGGCTCTACCGTTGCAGCCGGAGACGGCCTGGTTCAGGTAAGTTAGGAGATATCATGCTGGAAAAAGACTACCAGTTATCCGCATATAAAAAATTGGCCGCCGCCGGTAGGATGAAAACACCTGGTGCCATAACATCGGCACGAAACAGTGCTAACACAGCAAAACTGCTTGCAGAAGAATTGACCGGATTAATTCTGGATACAATTGTCTATCCCGACACTATTACCAGCTATGTTTCAACGATCAGAACAACCGCAACCGGTTTAACGAATATTGGAGGGCTGGCAACTCAGCACGCGGACCTGTTGGCTGGTTATGCTGATCTGTCAATGCTCCTTCAACTCGATATTGGTTGGGATGTTTACTGTCGTGCTAATGAGCGAGAAGTTTCAGAACTGCCGATCTCTATTGCCATTGGTGATGTGACTATTACTAAATCGCTTGAGGACGCTGTAAACGCGCTTAATACATCAAGTTTAGTCGCTGCTATGGGGGAGATTAACCAGACCCTTAACACTGGCTCAGGAAGCTCGTCAGGCTCTGGTTCAGGCGGCGGCACTGCCACTCCCCCACCAGCACTAACAGAAGAGCAAATTGAATCTCTGAAAGTAGCAACTGAACAGTTTGGGGTTGTTTTCAACCAGACAACAGCACCCACAACTGCGTTACAACAGCAGTATGAACAGGCGAAGGAAAGCGCCAGCGTAGCCATAACTGCTTATGGCCATGCTATCGGAACCGCGCTGGCGGAAGCATCAGCAAATAAGGCCAGCACCGCCAGTGCAGTCGCAGCTTTGGTTCCTGATTCTGTTCTTGATGAATTAAACAAGGCGACACTTTAACAAAGGACTTCACAGATAATTTTTCTTCAGGAGGAAGAAATGTCGTTTTTTTCAACGTTAAAAACAGCTTTGTCTTTGAAGGAGAAACTTGCTGTTACTGGTGTTCTTGTCCTGATTTGCGCACTTGTTGGTGCTGGGTTTGCGTGGGAACGTCATCAGCTAAAGCAAGCCATGGAGAAAATTGGCAGTCTTGATCAGGCTGTTAAGGAACGTGATAAGTCAATAATGGATCTTAACCAGACCATTGAGACGATGAACAAAGCAGAGCAACATTTTCACAGCCAGGAAGTGAAAAATGAATCAGAACAAGCCAAGTATGCTGACAGGCAAATGGAACGAAAAGCTGAAGTTCAGAAACAACTTGTTGCGGCGGGTAATGTTCGCCAGCGTATTCCTGCTGACACTCAGCGGTTGCTCCGGGAGTCGATCAGCGAATTTAACGCCGACGCCGACAAAGGTTAACCACCCTGCCCCAAAAAGTGCATTTATGTGCAGGATGCCAGAGTTTAGCAGTGAATATTTTGATGATCTGCCAGCGTATATCCTCGATACAGAAACGATGCTGATGGGGATTAACAGGAAGAATCGCAACGTTAATGATTACAACCGCGCTATCAGCGGTAACTAAAAGGGATTTTTATGTCTGATAAAGTAACAGTAAAGCAAACTATCAACAAAGCGACTTCAATCTACAAAATTGAGCACATCACTGTTGGCAAGCCAGGATCTGAACAATACCGTCATGCTTTCGAGCTTGCCGATCAGCTTGGTTTAAAACACCCGGATTGCATCGAGCATGTATTTCCGACCTATGCTGATGAGCAATGTACTCATGTTCTTACCGAAGAGGATTTTTTCAGCACTGAAGAACGAGAAGGCGTTGATCGTTGCATTGGTGTGATTTGCTCTTCAGTGAGTTATGAGTTATTCCCTAATGTCCATGAAAATGGTGGTATTGGATACCAATTCCTGTACGAAGGCGATGAGCTTAAATGCTATGAACATGGTCTTCTCATCGAAAGCGTAGAATAATACGACTCCCTTCCAACCGGCTACGTTGGCCGGTTTTTCACTTATCCACATTATCCACTGGATAGATCCAATAATCAGGTCCATACAGATCCCAATTAGATCCATATAGATCCCTGATCGTTGCAGGCCGCGCCACGTCTGGCTTAGAAGTGTATCGCGATGTGTGCTGGAGGGAAAACGATGTGTGCTGGAGGGATAAAAATGTGTGCTGACGGGTTGCTAATGTGTGCTGGCGGGATATAGGATGTGTGCTGACGGGAAAGCCTGGGTAGTTATCATCACTTATAAAAACTATCCACATAATTCGGAAAAAGTAATATGAATCAATCTTTTATCTCCGATATTCTTTACGCAGACATTGAAAGTAAGGCAAAAGAACTAACAGTTAATTCAAACAACACTGTGCAGCCTGTAGCGTTGATGCGCTTGGGGGTATTCGTGCCGAAGCCATCAAAGAGCAAAGGAGAAAGTAAAGAGATTGATGCCACCAAAGCGTTTTCCCAGCTGGAGATAGCTAAAGCAGAAGGTTACGATGACATTAAAATCACCGGTCCTCGACTCGATATGGATACTGATTTCAAAACGTGGATCGGTGTTATCTACGCGTTCAGCAAATACGGCTTGTCCTCAAACACCATCCAGTTATCGTTTCAGGAATTCGCTAAAGCCTGTGGTTTCCCCTCAAAACGTCTGGATGCGAAACTGCGTTTAACCATTCATGAATCACTTGGCCGCTTGCGTAACAAGGGTATCGCTTTTAAGCGTGGTAAAGATGCTAAAGGTGGCTACCAGACTGGTCTGTTGAAGGTCGGACGTTTCGATGCTGACCTCGATCTGATCGAGCTGGAAGCCGACTCGAAGCTGTGGGAGCTGTTCCAGCTTGATTATCGCGTCCTGTTGCAGCACCACGCCTTGCGTGCCCTTCCGAAGAAAGAAGCAGCACAAGCCATTTACACTTTTATCGAAAGCCTTCCGCAGAACCCGTTGCCGCTATCGTTCGCGCGAATCCGTGAGCGCCTGGCTTTGCAGTCGGCTGTTGGCGAGCAAAACCGTATCATTAAGAAAGCGATAGAACAGCTTAAAACAATCGGCTATCTCGACTGTTCAATTGAGAAGAAAGGCCGGGAAAGTTTTGTAATCGTCCATTCTCGCAATCCAAAGCTGAAACTCCCCGAATAAGTGTGTGCTGGAGGGCAGCTGCATTAAAAAAATGTGTGCTGCCGGGAAGGCTTGTCTAATTTCCCGTTTTTGATGTGCGCTGGAGGGGGACGCCCCGCAGTTTGCCCAGACTTTCCCTCCAGCACACATCTGTCCATCCGTTTTTCCCTCCAGTGCACATGTAATTATCTGCCTTTCCCTCCAGCACACATATTTGATACCAGCGATCCCTCCACAGCACATAATTCAATGCGACTTCCCTCTATCGCACATCTTAGACTTTTATTCTCCCTCCAGCACACATCGATGCTGCCGGGCAAGCCGTTCTCACTAGTTGATAGAGAGTGAAGCCTTGCTGCCCGTTGAAGCAGGAAATCACCAAAATGATTCAGGCTACAACCTGAACGTAGAAGAAATCCGCTTCGTTTATGCGTGGAGGATGCCAAAGCATGTTGTGACACACTTGGCAAAGGAGTAAACATGCAGAGAATGCTATGTACAAGCATCTACGCATACATTATTATTTTATGCAGCATTTTTAATTAAATTCAAAAATACAGCATAAAGGATGACTTTCGATGAGTGATTCCAGCCAGCTTCACAAGGTTGCTCAAAGAGCAAACAGAATGCTCAATGTTCTGACTGAACAAGTACAGTTGCAAAAGGATGAGCTACACGCGAACGAGTTTTACCAGGTCTATGCGAAAGCGGCACTGGCAAAATTGCCTCTACTGACTCGAGCGAACGTTGACTATGCCGTAAGTGAAATGGAAGAAAAGGGTTATGTTTTCGATAAACGCCCTGCTGGCTCTTCAATGAAATATGCGATGTCAATTCAGAACATCATTGACATATATGAACATCGCGGAGTGCCAAAATACCGGGATCGCTACAGCGAAGCGTATGTGATTTTCATCTCCAATCTTAAAGGCGGTGTGTCAAAAACTGTATCGACGGTTTCTCTGGCGCATGCAATGCGTGCTCACCCTCATCTTCTGATGGAAGATTTAAGGATTCTGGTTATTGACCTTGATCCGCAATCTTCAGCAACGATGTTTTTAAGCCATAAACACTCTATTGGTATCGTAAACGCAACATCTGCACAGGCTATGTTGCAGAATGTAAGCCGTGAAGAGCTGTTAGAGGAGTTTATTGTTCCTTCTGTTGTACCTGGGGTTGACGTTATGCCTGCGTCGATTGACGATGCCTTTATTGCATCCGATTGGAGAGAGCTGTGCAATGAGCATCTACCGGGTCAGAACATCCATGCAGTCCTGAAAGAAAATGTGATTGATAAGCTGAAGAGCGATTATGACTTTATCCTCGTTGATAGTGGTCCTCACCTTGACGCCTTCCTGAAAAATGCTTTGGCCTCGGCCAATATACTGTTTACACCTCTGCCGCCTGCAACGGTTGATTTCCACTCATCGCTTAAATACGTTGCCCGCCTTCCTGAGTTGGTGAAACTCATTTCGGATGAAGGCTGCGAGTGCCAGCTTGCGACTAACATTGGTTTTATGTCCAAGTTGAGTAACAAGGCAGACCATAAATATTGCCATAGCCTGGCTAAAGAAGTGTTCGGTGGGGATATGCTTGATGTCGTCCTCCCTCGCCTTGACGGTTTTGAACGCTGCGGCGAGTCTTTTGACACTGTTATTTCAGCTAACCCGGCAACGTATGTTGGTAGTGCTGATGCATTGAAGAACGCGCGAATTGCCGCGGAAGATTTTGCAAAAGCAGTGTTTGACCGTATTGAATTTATCAGATCTAACTGAGGAGTAAGAAACCCCCATGTCAAAGAAAAACAGACCAACAATTGGGCGAACCCTTAATCCTTCAATATTAAGCGGATTTGATAGTTCTTCAGCCTCTGGCGATCGAGTCGAGCAGGTATTCAAGTTATCAACTGGTCGTCAGGCCACATTTATTGAAGAGGTAATACCTCCGAACCAGGTAGAAAGCGATACCTTTGTTGATCAGCATAACAACGGGCGTGACCAGGCATCTCTTACGCCAAAATCATTAAAAAGTATCCGAAGCACTATTAAGCATCAGCAATTTTACCCTGCAATAGGTGTTAGACGTGCTACAGGGAAAATTGAAATTTTGGATGGTTCCCGGCGTCGAGCTTCTGCCATCTTAGAGAACGTAGGGTTGCGGGTTTTAGTCACGGACCAGGAGATCAGCGTCCAGGAAGCGCAAAATTTAGCGAAAGACGTTCAGACAGCATTGCAGCACAGCATTCGAGAAATAGGTCTGCGTTTGATGCGAATGAAAAATGATGGGATGAGTCAGAAGGATATTGCAGCCAAAGAAGGGCTATCTCAGGCGAAGGTCACGCGTGCTCTCCAGGCAGCGAGTGCTCCGGAAGAATTAGTCGCCCTTTTCCCTGTGCAGTCGGAATTAACCTTTTCGGACTACAAAACGCTTTGTGCTGTTGGCGACGAAATGGGGAACAAGAATTTAGAGTTTGATCAGCTTATTCAAAACATATCCCCGGAAATAAACGACATCTTATCCATTGAAGAAATGGCCGAAGATGAAGTTAAAAATAAAATCCTGCGCTTGATAACAAAGGAAGCCTCACTACTCACGGATAAAGGTTCTAAAGATAAGTCCGTAGTTACTGAATTATGGAAATTTGAGGACAAGGATCGCTTTGCAAGGAAGCGCGTGAAAGGCCGTGCATTTTCTTATGAGTTTAATCGACTCTCAAAAGAGTTACAGGAAGAACTCGACAGGATGATTGGGCATATCCTTAGAAAGAGCCTCGATAAAAAGCCGAAGCCTTAAACTTTCGCCATTCAAATTTCACCATTAACTTACTGTTTTTAAAATAAAATCTTATAAAATTTCAAGGTGAAATCGCCACGATTTCACCTTGGATTTTACCTTTCTCCCCTCTTCCCGAAAAAAATAAAAAAATTTCTTGTCACGAGAAAGTCAACAAGTGACTTTCAATAAAATCTCTTCCGAAAAGGGATTCACACAAGTGCCTTGTGTTTAAGGAAGAGTAAATTGAGTAACTTACGCGAATACCAGAATCGTATTGCAGATATCGCAAAACGCTCTAAAGCTGTGCTTGGCTGGGCAAGCACTGCGCAGTTCGGTACTGATAACCAATTCATTAAAGATGATGCCGCGCGTGCCGCATCTATCCTTGAAGCTGCACGTAAAGACCCAATTTTTGCGGGTATCTCTGATAATGCCACCGCTCAAATCGCTACAGCGTGGGCAAGTGCACTGGCTGACTACGCCGCAGCACATAAATCTATGCCGCGTCCGGAAATTCTGGCCTCCTGCCACCAGACGCTGGAAAACTGCCTGATTGAGTCCACCCGAAATCGCATGGATGCCACTAATAAAGCGATGCTGGAATCCGTCGCAGCAGAGATGATGAGCGTTTCTGACGGTGTTATGCGTCTGCCTTTATTCCTCGCGATGATCCTGCCTGTTCAGTTGGGGGCAGCTACCGCTGATGCGTGTACATTCGTTCCGGTTGCGCGTGACAAGTCCGAAATCTATGAAATCTTTAACGTAGCGGGTTCTTCTTTTGGCTCTTATGCTATTGGTGATGTTCTGGACATGCAATCCGTTGGCGTGTACAGCCAGTTGCGCCGCCGCTATGTGCTGGTTGCAAGCTCCGACGGCACCAGCAAAACTGCAACCTTCAAGATGGAAGATTTCGAAGGTCAGAATGTCCCGATTCGCAAAGGTCGTACAAACATCTACGTTAACCGTATTAAGTCTGTTGTTGATAACGGCTCCGGTACTCTGCTTCACACATTCAATAACAAAGCAGGCGAACAAATCACTGTTACCTGCTCTTTGAATTACAACATTGGTCAGATTGTCCTGTCGTTCTCCAAAGCGCCAGATAAAGGTACAGAGATCGCCATTGAGGCGGAGATCAATATAGAAGCAGCTCCTGAGCTGATCCCACTTATCAACCACGAAATGAAGAGTTACACCCTGTTCCCAAACCAGTTCGTCATCGCGGCTGAGCACACGGTACAGGCGGCGTATGAAGCACAGCGTGAATTTGGTCTGGATCTCGGCTCCCTACAGTTCCGCACCCTGAAGGAATACCTGTCCCATGAGCAAGATATGCTTCGTCTTCGTATCATGATTTGGCGAACTCTTGCGACCGACTCCTTTGATATTGCACTGCCAGCTAACCAGTCCTTTGATGTGTGGGCAACTATCGTTCGAGGCAAATTCCAGACGGTATATCGCGGTATTATTGAGCGTGTTAGATCTTCTGGTGCGATGGGGATGTATGCCGGTGCTGATGCGGCATCTTTCTTCAAACAATTGCCGAAGGATTTCTTCCAGCCAGCAGAAGATTACATCCAGACCCCATACGTTCACTACATTGGCACTCTGTTCGGCAACGTCAAAGTGTTCGAAGTACCAGAAGGTATTTGTACGAACCTGACCGCCGACGGTATCCAGTTCAGCCCAATGGATGTGCTGTGCTACGTCCGTGATGAAAATCCGGGCAAAGCGGGCTTCGTAACTGGTGATGCAGTCCCGGCTGTCCCATTCCAGCATCCGACCACCCCTGCACTGGTCAACCGAACCACTCTGTGGGGTTCGGCTATCAACGATATGCACCCACGTAACGGCGCTGACTACTTCACCCGTGTAACTCTGACTATGGCCAAAAATGGCGGAATTAACTTCCTGACCGGTAACATGATTGATGCCGGTGACTCTGAGTAATCAGGGGAAGTTCTCCGTTTAACATAGCGCCCCCCGTGCGGGGCGCATAACAGGGAAAGTTATGTCTCAATATTCAATTCAACAGTCATTAGGTAATGCATCCGGCGTCGCGGTTAGCCCGATCAATGCCGATGCGACGTTATCTACCGGTGTTGCATTAAATAGCAGCTTGTGGGCTGGTATTGGCGTATTTGCGCGTGGCAAGCCGTTTACTGTTCTTGCGGTTACTGAGTCCAATTACGAAGATGTTCTCGGCGAACCGCTGAAGCCGTCTTCCGGCTCACAGTTCGAACCAATTCGCCATGTGTACGAAGCTATTCAGCAAACGTCTGGTTATGTTGTCCGTGCTGTTCCGGATGATGCGAAGTTCCCGATTATTATGTTCGATGAATCAGGCGAACCGGCTTACAGTGCGTTGCCATATGGTTCTGAAATTGAACTTGATAGCGGCGAAGCCTTTGCTATCTACGTTGATGATGGTGATCCGTGTATTTCACCTACCCGTGAGTTAACCATCGAAACGGCAACAGCGGACAGCGCGGGTAATGAACGCTTCCTCTTAAAACTGACCCAGACGACTTCGCTCGGTGTGGTAACGACCCTGGAGACACACACTGTGTCTTTGGCGGAAGAAGCGAAAGATGACATGGGCCGCTTGTGTTATCTGCCTACGGCTCTGGAAGCCCGTTCTAAATATCTGCGCGCGGTTGTTAATGAAGATCTGATTTCTACAGCGAAAGTAACAAACAAAAAATCGTTGGCGTTCACTGGTGGTACCAACGGTGATCAGTCGAAAATCTCAACCGCTGCGTACCTGCGTGCGGTGAAAGTGCTGAACAATGCTCCGTACATGTACACCGCTGTTCTTGGCCTGGGCTGCTATGACAATGCGGCTATCACCGCATTAGGTAAAATCTGTGCAGATCGCCTGATTGATGGCTTCTTTGATGTCAAACCGACATTAACGTACGCAGAAGCCCTACCAGCTGTTGAGGATACCGGTTTACTTGGTACCGATTATGTAAGCTGTTCTGTATATCACTACCCGTTCTCCTGCAAAGACAAATGGACCCAATCCCGTGTGGTCTTTGGTCTGTCTGGCGTGGCGTATGCGGCGAAAGCTCGTGGCGTCAAGAAAAACTCTGATGTCGGCGGTTGGCATTACTCACCGGCTGGTGAAGAACGTGCCGTCATTGCTCGTGCGTCAATTCAACCGCTGTATCCGGAAGATACCCCAGACGAAGAAGCAATGGTCAAGGGCCGTCTCAATAAAGTATCTGTTGGCACCTCTGGCCAGATGATCATCGACGATGCTTTAACTTGCTGCACGCAGGATAACTATCTGCACTTCCAGCACGTCCCATCCCTGATGAATGCAATCAGCCGTTTCTTTGTCCAGTTAGCCCGACAGATGAAGCATAGCCCGGACGGTATTACTGCGGCTGGCCTGACTAAAGGGATGACCAAACTTTTAGATCGCTTTGTCGCCTCCGGCGCTCTGGTGGCTCCTCGTGATCCTGATGCTGACGGTACAGAACCGTATGTGCTGAAAGTTACGCAGGCGGAATTCGATAAATGGGAAGTAGTCTGGGCCTGCTGCCCGACTGGCGTAGCCCGTCGTATCCAGGGCGTACCGCTGCTTATTAAGTAAGGGAATACAATGAGCAAAAACTTTTTTCAATCCGGGGCATTTTTGGGGAATGGACTGTCTCGTTTCGCTTTGAACTCTGATCCTGTGCAGCTGATGGAGTCTGCCCGAGCAAGCGCCGAACCGCCAACAGATCCGGTTATTAATAATAATCCGGAACCGGCGGCACAGACTAACGATAACGTTCCATCTGCCCCGGCTCCTGAGCAAATCCTGGAAGGGAAAGACGGTAAAGAATGGACCGTCGAACAGGCGCACCAGATGATTCTGGAAGCTGCAAATCGAAGTGCTATGCAGAATGCGTTGAGTGATGCGGCCGACGCCGTTTTCGCTTGGGCTGATAGCGGTGATCTGACTTTCGACTCCCTTGATGGTTTCGTTCAGGCTATCGCTGGTATCTCTGATGACGACGACTCCGAAGTGACAGAAGAACAGGACGATGCCTATAACGAAGCATGGGCAAATGTTGCTGACTTCCTCGCAGCATGCGGTGTAGATGATGACCTGATCGAAGCACTGGCTGACGATGAAGACGACGACGCAGCTGCTGATGTTGGTGCCTCTATCGCTGGTTTAGATAGCGACGACCGCGACGAACTGGAAGCTGCATTTGTTGTTGCTGGCACTTCTGATGAAATGCTGACTGAAGCATTTAAGAAGGTTGTTCGTAACGGTGAGATCAAACTCATCCGTAAACGCCTGCGTAAAAAACGTCTGACTGCGGCTCAAAAATCGGCGCTGAAAAAAGCGCGTCGAAAAGCCCAGACTGGCGCGGCAAAACTTGCCCGCAAAAAGTCAATGAAACTGCGCCGTAAGCGCCTTGGCTAAAGGAGGAGGCCGGAGAACTCCGGCCTTTAACTTGAATGGCTCCTATAGCTTATGGGGTTTACAGCCAGGCTGACGGTGTATCGCCATATCTGAAAGTTACTTTAACGAACTCTCAGTACCAGGTTACCGGATATATCAGCCAGGGGGCGGCAATGAACATGGCCCAGAATTGGGAAGCACCGTTTACTGGTATGTCCATGGGGTCTGTTTCTGGTGCTCTGGGTGGTTTTGTGCAAGTAGGTACTGAAACAACGTCGGTTGCCCGTTGGAATAGCTTAATGGTTTGGGAAGGGGGGACACCGCCGACGTTCACGCTGCCCGTAACTTTCATTGCTTTGAACAATCCATTCATTGAAGTTTCAGGCGCTATCGCCGCGTTGACAGCCATGATTAGCCCGGAACTAAAAGCGGCCAATGTTGGTGGTCGAATCCCGGAGCGTGTGACACTAAACATTGGTCGCCGGATCAACATCACCGATGTCGCTATCCAGGACTTAAGTTTTGATCTCGATGCGCCAAGGGACAGTAATGGATATTTCCTGAAAAACACCGTCAACCTCCAGTTGACCGGTTCTTCGATATATAACAGCTCCGATATTGTTCGGGCGTTCCAGTAAAAGGATTTTATATGGGGCACAATAACACTAAGGGAAACCGTAAATTTATTAAGGGCCGCTATACTGCCAACGCGGCCAAAGGCGAACGACTGGTATCTTCTGAATTCCAGCTCACTTTTGCAGGCTATGAAGATATCAGTGTACTGGTTCGTACGTCGCAAATCCCTGAAATGACTCGCGAGGATGTGGAGGACTATGGTCCGAATGGTGTGAAGTTCAACCAGCACGGACCAATTCGAAACTCTGGGGAAATCCAGGTCCAGTGCGTGGAGACTATCGAAGGCGATATTCTTCAGTTCATTAAGGATCGCATTGCGGCGAAGGACTATGTTGATATCACGATGGCTGCTACCCCTGAATCCAAATCTTCCGGGGTTAACGCTGTGACAAAAGCTGCTACAACAATTGAAATGTTGGACTGCAAAATCTACAGTGATGCAATCGACTTTAGTACCGAAGATGTGACTGCCGCTGTGCGCCCGTCACTTCGTATCGTCTACAACTGGATTGAGTGGGATTAAGAGTCATCCCTTGTATTTTAAAGCTCCTTCGGGAGCTTTTTTTATAACCTTTTTATATAAAAATGCATCGATAACATTGTCTGGAGTTTTATGTTAGATTATTAATGTTCTAATAAACTACAATTATTGAGGTAGATGTTTGTGCCTGTACTGTTAAAGGGGGACTCTAAAATGGCTGTGATTCCAATGTCGTACTCCCCGGGTACTGTCGCTCGTCGATTTTCGATCCTGGACGGAGTTACCATCCAGGGTGTGCTTTACCAGGTTATATGGGATTCCAAAACCCCATTTGCTGCCGTAATAGAGGCTGCTCCTTCTGTTATCGATGGTGATATGCGCCATAAGGTTGTCGCTACTCTTGAACTTCAACGTCGCCCACAGCTTGAAGGCGTACTGGTGAGGAAGTTCTGGGAAGATAACGATGTTGCCCAGATTGAAGGTATCGTGGTTGATGGAATCGTCCGGGATGTCGGTTTAGCCACTTTTGTTTATGAAACCGTAGCTTCAAAAGCCGGAGTTGTTTTGCTAAGTGACAATGAGCAATACGAAGGCGGAAAGGCTCTTTGGCAGCACATCGCTCGTCGTTCTTCCGAACTAAAAGTTTTTATCCTGGACACCGATACTGCTCAGTATTACCCATTTGATGGCGAACGTGTTTGCTATGACGGGAAAAGTATTCCTGAATCCGAGATATGGAGTGAACATCCGGATCGAAGTAAGCATGGGGTTGTTCTTGTCGCAGAATCCATAACTGGAAAGGCGGCATAGCAGTAAAAAATTCCTTGCTCCTTGACAGAGGAGAGGATTAATCTAAGTACGCTAAGCATAGGTATGGCCCCGGTTAATGTTAAGCGTTGTGCGGGACGCATAATGTTTACTGGGGCTTTCTTTTACCTATTTTGGGATAATCCTGAATTCCGTAGTATTTGGCATCGGCTGCGGCTACATCAGCGTTTGACTCTATTTCTATAGAAATCACCTGGAAGGGTGAATATCCACATCAGAAGAAACGTTGCAGCAAACATGATCCCTAATGGCCAGAATATGCCAAAAAAAATCATTATCCAAAAACGATCCCACCAGGCCATTTCTGCATTAGCTCGCAAAATATATCGACTTAATGCGTATATCAGCCCACCGATTAGTATATAGATGGGAATAGATACCAGGATAGTCATAGCGTTAGTCTCAATGAGCATAACGAATATCGCCAGAGCAATGTATAAATCCCTCTGCGCCGGGCAGAGGGACTAAATAGTTAAAATCGGTAACCGACACCAAGCATCCAAATGCTATTGCTTAGATCACCTGGTTTAGAACGTTCATACGAGAGATCAACTGCAAACTGCGGAGCTGGGTTAAATTGAAGCCCAAGTCCATAAGCAAAATCGGTTCCAAAGCCAGCATATGACTGTCCATTCAGTTTTGCTGTTGCATCCGCATGGCTTAAACCCACCAAACCGTATGCACTCAGCAATTCATTGAATCTGTATGATGGACCAAAAGTAAATGAGGCATACTCAACCTTGGCTTTGGCGGCATTCCATAGGTTTGTGTTTGACTTTTCGTAAGTGAGCGAAGCTAATCCACCCCACGTAGGATCCATTTCGTAGCGATATTTAATATTCACGCCTTTTGGATCTTTTATATCTCCGCCTTTAATCGTTGCGCTTCCTTGGGCAAAGTCTAAAGAAAGAGTGTGCTGATATGCGGAGGCAGTCCCAGCAACCCCTAGGGCAACAGCCAGAAGGGTCGTTAAAACTACTTTTTTCATGGAAAACGGTACCTATCAAAACGTTAATAATACTGGTGACAAAATAGTGTGCATTGTGCGTTAAATGCACGTAAAGAGTTTATCATCCGCGAAAACCTGTAGGAATATAAAATTCCTTTTCTTTTCGTGTAGATAGGACCATATTCAGAGCTTCGTTTACCGTCATGCAGTGAGGCAGATTATCGAAGTTTGATACTCCACCAACTTCAGGTGAACGCTTGTTCTTCAGGTAAGCATATTTCCGCGCTGCCGCCTCTACTTTCTGCTTGAACTCATGTTTTTGAGAGCGTTTTTTGGATAACCGCAGATTGTCAGCCTTTGCTTTTGCCTTAGCGATCCATGAAGTCAATTTTTTGAGGCTGGTCGTTCCGGCACCGCCGGAAACTGATCTTTTTGTTTTTTTAACTTGTGACTTCTTATTCTTTATTGCCACGTCATCCTGACAGGGGGAGGGGGTATCATTTTGACATGGGGGTGTGGATAAAAAATCAAATAAAGCCAATGCCTTAGCGAGAACAGCTTTAACCTTGGTTGCGGCTGAAGAGATCTTTAATTTGCTTTCAATTAGCGCATTTTTGGCTTGTTGTGCGAAGGCCAAAAAGGATGGGGTAAACCGGTACAGGTTAGCGCGACGTTCACGGTGATCGCCGATAACAATCTCTACTGACAGGATTCCTTTGTTTACAGCTTCACGGAATGCACGAACGACGGTTGATTGGCTATAACCAGTTTCTGCCGCGATCAGGCGGTGAGGCTTGTGAATGAAGTATTCACTGGTTGTTGCCGCGAGATTTGCACATTGCGACAGGATATGCCCGGCGCTACGGGATAGACCGGAGTGTGTTACAAAGCAGGCCAATTCATAGCCAGAAAAAGTAAAATCGCTCATCGTTATACAGCTCAGGAAAGTGACTTTAGCCAGCATTACAATGCTGGTGGTTCTTACTACGTCTGTTAGCGCGTTGCCGCGACAGGTACCAGCACACCAGCATCAAGCAATCGCTTCATCAGCCACTGCTGACCTTTGCCGGTTATACGAGTCGTGAAAGAAATCCTGCTTCCATTGCTTGTATCGATCACGGTTTCTTTAAGGGTGAAATACCCACGGGATATGTATTCTTGTTTGGGGACGTTCCTGCGTTCACCGGTTGCGATCAGAATTCCGTTATCACGCAACCAGGTGAAGAGATAGTTTTGGCCCAGGCCGAGCACTTTGGCATAGTTGCCGATTAGAACCCCGCTGGCGGTAGCAACGCGTTCGGCGAATTCGACTTTAGGTGCATCCATAAGCATTTTTTGCTCCAGCCGTTGCTTTTGCTCTGCCAGGTCGGCAGCCAAACGGAGAGCTTCAGGGAGACTCTGCGGAATAGCTGGTTGTAATCTTCCGGCTCGATAGTCGATAAATGTCTGGTTTACCTTCAGCCGAAACGCGGGAGAAATCCAGCCTGCGTACTCCACAGCGAGCAATTCATGGGCAAAAGTGCCGCCGCCACGGCCTTCGAACGAAACTATGCAATTCTGCATAGTTTCTTTTTCAAGCTCTTCGATGAGCTGTTTGGCTGACAGCGTTCTTAGCCATTGAGCTGGCGCTTTATGGGTACCGAGTCCGCTTGCTCTGTGTAGAGCATTAAGGTTGTAACGGCCAGCGCGGTCGGTCGTAATTTCAACACCACAAATAACAGGCAGAGTGGTTGAAGGATCGACATTTTGATGAAGGTTTGATATATTCATATCTGCATTGAGTGTTTGTTGCATTTTTTCTCCAAATTTGCATCAACCTTCAATCACCAGCTCGAAATGGTGATTCTTTGCACTTAGAAAACGAAATTTATTAGAGCAAATTTTTCTAGCTCGATCCAGATCGGGTTGGTCGATCTGCTCAGAAACCTGCCAGTTTGCTGGCAGGTTTTTTTCTTTTGTTAACCTATTGCTACTGGTTTTAACAAACCAGCATCAAGTAGCTTGCGAGTTAACCACTGCTGGCCTTTACCCGTTAATTGGGGCGTCAGCCGTATCTGATAGCCATTTTCATCATCCAGCACCACTTCTTTCACCGTGAAATACCCGGCGTTAATGTACTGCTGGCGCGGTACGTTTTTGCGCGCACCAAAAGCCATGAGAATGCCGTTCTGGCGCAACCATGAGAAAAGGGCGTTTTGCTTAAGTCCAACGACCTTTGCAAAGTTCCCGATCAGGATTCCATTAGCCACTGATACCCGGTCGGCAAAATCGACTTTAGGGGCAGCGGCCACCAGCTGTTGTTCCAGCTGCATTTTCTGTTCTGCCAACTCGGCAGCCAGGCGTAGAGCTTCTGGTAATGTTTGGGGGATCTATGGGGTAGGGGAGTTTGCCTGCTGCAATTCTTCCAGTTTGTCGATCAGCGAACGGCGGACCGCTTTTGACTCGCGCGCGGCAACTCGCAGAGCTTGTTTGTAGGTCATGGTTATAATATCTATTTCTGCGCCGTTTTTTTGACCTACGAAAATTTCGTAGGTTTCTCCTTCAAGCTCATCCTTAACTCTGGCAATGAAATCATTGTTGCGAACTGGTTTTTCGCTACATAATTTCCGTGCCTCATTGACCATCTTCAACAATGTTTGGCTGTCGATTGTGTCTCCGGTGTTGGGGATGACATTCAGGGCTGGTGCTGGCGTAGCTGAAGCAACAGGTGCTGGTTTTTCAACATTTAAATTATTACCGGTCATTCTATGTGCCTCCTTTCTCATTTCTGCTGCCACTGTTGCGTAACGTAGACGTCCTTGTTCAATCAAATAATCCCTGATCTCGGCTATCAGTAGCCTGTTGATCACAGCCTTATCTGTTCGGGTATAAAAACGTCTGGTTATCATGAAATAGTTGGCAATTGCGCCGGGGATCTCCCGTGTCGGCATACAGGTTGTATGCAAAGCGATCGCTTCGGCTATTTCATTACGGGTGACGAGAGGTGTTTTCATAAACCCCCCTGAACGTTGGCAGAGAAGGGGAGGCTCCAGTAACTAAGTGAATTGCGCGAGTTAGTTGAAAAACGGGCAGTAAAAATGCAGGGGCCATCAGGCAATTGAGAGCGTGCTTCGTCTTCTGTTGCTGCGATAACGAAGTGATAGTGGTGTTTTTTACAGGAATAGAAACGCCAGATGAATTCTTGGCGTGCGCAAGGATTGGCATTAACCATAGTTACGGCCTCACAATCAGGTTTAACAACCTGCTACCCGCTGCTAAACAGGTGGCAGGACGTGACGGGGTTAGCAGACTGGCGATTGTGAAACCAGCAGGCCGAAGCCTCCCCATCACGCCCCACCATAATTTGGGCGTAACGCGGTTTTATGGACACAAAAATACCGCAATATCGGATATCTGCGGCTGTCCGCACAATCATTCAGGCTGCTAAACCCGGTCGCAGAATTTGCTACGACGGCGGAACTATAAGCCTGAACGATTAAAAGGTCAATATGATGCGAAAAGATAGCATTCGCGACTTAAAAATACAAATTTATTAGAGCATTAATTGTATAATAAATACATAAATGGATCTAATAACCTCTTTTTTTTAAAGGCGAAAATATGTACCCTAAATGGGTTATAAGGCAGGTGAGGTTATAATGAGAAAACTATTACTACCGTTATTATTTATGGCTGGGACTGTTAATGCAGCATCAAGTGTAAAGGAGATTTGTACCGACTACACGAAATACCTTGGGCACGTTTACGGTTTCACTGTCAGTCAAGACGGCAAGATGAAAAAAGCTCTCCAGAATGATATGACGCGCTTAAGTTTGTCTGAAGCAATGGTTCAGCAAGAAATATATAAGGTTGCGACAGATGATGCTGCAAAAATGTATTATTCGAAATTTCTTAATCCTAATCTTAATGAATATAACCGTTCGGCTTTTAATCAGATGGTAGCGTATTGTGAAACTGCACCAGATATGATGATTCCTAGTTGGGCTGTATTAGTGGCTAATGGAAAAATTCGCAAAGAAGACCAAGGAAAATCTTTAAGTAGCTATATAAATAGCGAACAATTTCTGAATGCGCGTGGCATGCGCACTCAAAATACTCAAGGTGCGCTTGAGCGGAGGGCTTTAGGGAGTGCTGATGCAAATGATACTGATAATTTGACCCCAGGAATAAAAAAATGTGTTGAAACTAAGTTAGCTCTAATGAAACGGGACAGCCCTAACATTCCTGTTTCACAACTTACCGCTACGGCAACTAGTCTCTGCAAAGACGGGCTTTAAATGTAAAGATATTCGAAGGATAGTGATAAGTGAAAAAATTAATGTTTAAACTATTGTTGCCGTTTGCTTTTGTTAGCAGCTATTCATTTGCAAATTCAATAGCTATTCCTAATGAGTATTCTGTTTCCGAGAAGGACTATAATTTAGTCAGAAACTATATGGTATCTGCTTCGCTTGCATATACTATGAATACGAAAGCTACTGTTTTTAGCTTGCCATCAGATATTGTTGATTCATTCAAGAAAAATGAAATAGCAGCCTTAGATGAATGGAGTCAAACTTCTAGAATTTGGGGTAAGATCGAAAGAATAACATTGTCTAATGGGTATCCTGTTATTGAGCTTGTAAGCCCAGGACAAGCAAAATCGTCTTTGAACTATATAAGATTAGAAGATACGACTGGCAACAGTCACATAGTAAAAGAACTAACAAAAGAACAAGAAATTTATTCATTATGTTCTGGTGTTAAATTTAGACAAATTCCCACATTTCAGTATTGCTCATTCTATCTTAATCCTATTGAAGCAAATCTGGAATATGTTGGTAACTATTTCATTCCTCAATATAAAGATAATTTAATAAAGACAGTAGCCGAGAATAGAACGCTACCGATTGGCGCGTTGACAACAAGATTTATCGGGTACATTATGCTTGTTGGTATTTCTAAAAATAAAAACGATATGGAAAAAATAAATTCGTGCACTCCATGGAAGAAAGAATGCAAATCGTATTATGAGTCAATAATAGTAAATGCAACAAAATACTATGCCGATAATGCGAAAGGCTTGGCTGATTATCTTGAAAAGCTTTAATGCAACATAATATATCTCAAGTCATATACAGAATGCGCCCGTTTGTGGGCGCTGTAGTTATTTTATCTAATGGCAATATTGTTACACGATGAACAAATGACTACTCGTAGAATCGGTTAACACACCAGATTCTACGAGGTTTCAATGACACCACGACAATTACTCGAAGACGTCAAAACCCGCTTCACACCTTTGATTGCGGATGAACCTGCCTTACTGGAATCCCTGCTAAGAAAAGCATTGGGAACCTACCAGGATAGAGCGGGGCATATCAAGCGGATACGTTTCACCGATCAGGCCAGTAAATCACTTGCTTGCCCAGCTGATTTTCTTGCGCTCGTATCGGTTACAGATCACACCGGCGATCTTGTCTACTCCGATGTTTACGATGGGAATATCGAGCTTGAAGATACCCATCGAGCGGTATACCCACTGAATGTGTCATATCTGGCTAATTTGCGTGATATGGATCTGGATAATGGGGAAGTGCCACCTGAAATCATTGGGTTACTTTCTGACTATCTGGAAGTGTTAATCGCGATACCTAACACAGATCGCCTGCGAAGAATATCTATCGCGGGGAAACTCGATGCCAGCAATTTATCCGACGAGAACACGCTATATCAGCGAAAGCTGGATCTGGAAGAGAAAATGAGCGCAACAAGGGCAATTATCCCGGGAATTGTTCTTTTCTCATCCATGTTGAAGTGAGAGGGCTGATATGGGGTTTAATGTTGCTTCAGTAAAGTCTTATGTATCTTCGGCATTAACGACGACATTATTTGGCTCCGGCGTTGGTGAACGGGAAGTTGGTAAGCTGACGTCAGTCATCATGAACAAAATGCTGTTTGCGCAAGGATGGCAGTTCTCTGTCGAAGTTGATGGACTGGAGGGGGCAGACTTCTTTGCCAAAGATATTACCTACCACGATTACAGCATCGAATATGAAACGATTAAAATCGGCGGAGGGAATATCCTTCAACCAACGGAGCGTTCGCCTGGGCAGATAACAATGATGGTCAGGGATACCGTTGATGGCCTCGTTTTGGACTGGTTTAAGACGGCAAAAAGTCGGGTGATCAATCCGGACGGTACCGGGAATATACCGTCTAAATATTTGCTCAATGTGCGTATTTATCGGTTGCTGTCTTCCGGCTTAACCAAACTGGAAAATGAGATGACGGTATTCCCGGTCACTACCGGCGATATCACCTATGCGCGAGATCAGGTTACTGAATTTAAGTCATTCCCAATGACCTTCGCATTGCACAGCACGTTTAACCAATCCTCAAGTTCTTTGGCTTCCCTTCTGGGCTTTAGTTTTTCTCTTTGAATTAAGGAGCAAGGATGCTTTTACCCCTTTTCCCGTTACCATCGCGGCCAACTGAATTGATCCAGTTTCGTCAGCCAAATATTGCTGATGCGATGCGTTTCAACTCGATAACACCGGAGGAACAAGAACAACAGACAACGGCGTATTTAAAAGCCTTGCTGGCTGAACCCGCGAAACATGATCCACTGACATGGACGGCGCAGGACCGGATTACCGCGTTATGGTGGATATTTACCGGCTCCCGTGAAACACCGGTCGAGACATTCACCTACACCTGTAAACATTGCGGTAAAGAGCATTATTACGATTGCGATATGAATGCCCTGGCTGAAGATATCCAGGTCCTGGAAGTGGAACCGTTCATTGACGATATTGAGGTGTCTGTAGAGGGAGTGCCTTATCAATGGCGTATCGTGCCGCTTGATGGTTGGGCAATGGAAATGCTGGAGATGCGCCGTGCAGCATTGCCACCTGAAGACGACGCGGAATTCAAAGAAGCGATCGTTGATTTGCGTTTTTGGGAATTCGCTTATCAGTGTGAGCTTTATAACGATGTTAGCGGTACTCGTGAAGATCAGGCTGAGCGTCGTTATGAAACGATTAAACGGATGGCCATTGATACTGAATTTATGAAGCTGGCGGCACACATCCGACTGGCTCATGAAAAGCTCGTACATGGTTTGCCGTGCTACATCGATAAAGGTGAAATGCGTCTTCGTCTCCCGCCGCATAAATGCCCAAATCAGGATAAAAAGGAGTCCACAGAGGGTGCATATACCCGTCTGTGGGTGCCCTTTCGGGCTACCGACTTCATTCCACAGGTGGGGATTGAAAAGCTATCAGACCTTAGTGTCCAACCTGGTTTTGTATGGGGGTATACCGATTCAGGACGCTGAAAGGCTTACTGAATCCTATGCGTTTTTCCTGTTGGAGAAACTGGAAGAAAAACTTAAACCGAAACGGTAGGCGATAAGATCATGGAAAGAAAAAACGCCAACATTGACGATGTTATAAGGACAGTTGAAACCGCCAGCGCAAAAGAGCTGGAAGAGCTTGCAGGTATCCGGGAAGCTGTTGAAGATTTGAAAGGGGGACGCGTTGCAACTGTTGATCCTGTCTCTCGCAGCGTGTCGGCATTAAATCGCACAATCGAAAATTCCCGGCCTGACTTTGTGGCCAAAGCGCCATCCGTAGACCCTATTGTTGACGCAATGAAACGGCTTAATTTAGGGGACGTTTCTCGTGTAGTTCAGGAAGATGTTGCTCAACAGGAACAGCGGGCCAAATCAACCACACCAAAGGGAAAAAAACGACGCAGGAAGGCTATACCAGAGGATGTAAAGGCACAACGGACCGAAGCAGCCGAACACGCTCGCGAAATGTTCGGTCAAAAAGGCGGTGCGCAAAAAAGCCAAAACCAACGCGATGCGCGTGGTCGTTTTATTGGGAAGTCAGGGAGTAAGGCCGCAGCGGAAGATGCCCGTGCTGAACGTGCTGAAAAAGCCAGGCGCAAAGAGGATGATGAGCGTCTAAATGCTGAATCGGGTTTATTAAAAAAACTGTCAAAAGTAGCTGAAGGCATAGGTAACCCTTCAGAGACTCGTGCCGTCGATGCTTTAGGTTATGCCGTTGCTGGTCCATTGTGGGCAGCAGGAAAGGAGCTTGGCGGAATATCAAAAGAAGTTGGCGGTTCGCTTAATGGTGCCAGAAAGTCAATTGCCGATGTGATTCGTGGCAATGACGATAACAGCCGTAGAAAAGGTTTTTTTAGGCGTAAATCGCAAAGTAGTGCCGATGTCGTTCAGGTTAACACCCAAAAACGGACGGTTCAGGAACTTCAGGATCAGACCAGCGAAATTAAAGAAGGCAATGACAAGATTCTCAGCGCCCTTGATCAGATAGCCAAAAACACCGGGAAAAAGAAGGGCGGCTTGCTGTCCAAATTATTTAGCCTGTTAGGGAAGGGGGCCGGTGGTATTGCTTCCCTTATTTTTGGCCGTGGGGCACTAAAGAAAGTTGGCTCGATGGCACTAGGCGCTTTAGGTATAAAAAAAGTTGCAAGCTTATTGGGCTTTGGTGGGAAAAAAGCTGCTGCCAAAGAAGCTGGCGAATTGGCTACTCGCGGTGCCGGAAAACTTGCAACTAAGGGATTGGGGAAACTAGGTGTTAAGGCTCTTGCAAAGGGGGCTTTACGCGCAATTCCGCTAGTCGGCACGGTGGCTGGAGGTATCTATGATGCGGTAACCGGTTGGAATGATACAGAAGCACAACGTCGGACCTTTGGGCTTAAGGATGGGGAAGATCCATCTTTTCAGCAAAAAGCGGCTTATACACTGGCTAACGTTCTCGATATGGGAGGACTGGTATCTGGTATTAGCAGTGCCATTGGTGGCGTTCTCAAATCACTTGGATTTGAGGATATCGGCAATATGTTGCAATCATTTTCGACGGAAAGTATTGCACAGGCCATTGATAGTGGGATTACCAATTTAGAAACATACATTTCTAACCTTGGTGACACCATATCCACAACATTCAACGATTACACAGCCAAGATTGGCGATGCTATTTCAGCTTGGTTCAGTGACACAACCAAGAGTCTGAACGAAAAATTAGACGCCATCAAAGACTTCTTTACTGTCGATAACCTGAAAAAGGTTTTCAGTGATTCAATTGATAGTGCAATTGATTTCATTAAGAACCCTGGGAAATACATTAAAGAGGCTGGCAGTAATTTATGGCATACCGTAAAAGAACATGCGGGCGAGGCAATGGATAAGACAGCAGATGCTGTTATTCAGAGTACCCCTCTTGGCTTAGTTGCATCAACATTAGTCAATAAAGCGAATGCGAAAGAGGTCACGCCTGAATTAAAAACACCTGCTAAAGAAAGTCAGGAGAGGAATACTCCTAAGTCTGAAGATATCCCTAAAAAGGCTAATATTGTCACTCGTGTTGTAAATGCATCCCTGGATACGGCTCAGAATGGCAATAAAATAGTTAAAGAGACAGCCAATCAGATTATCAATGCAAATGCCGTAGAAACAGGAAATAAAGCGGCACAAACAATTGATGCTGCTTTGGGCCAGTCTGCTACAGGCAAGGAGGAAGCATTAAGTGCATATGAGATAGATAAACGTCGATTTAACAACGGCAAGGATGTTTCTTTGCCAAAATTAAATGCTGCCGGATACCAATGGATTTCTGACAATGCCGATTATTTTGATGAGCTTGAACGTAAGTATGGGCTTGAAAAAGGGATTCTGTCAGCAGTTGCATCCGCAGAGTCTAGTGCTGGCCAGAGAACTGGAAATCCAGTAGACAAAAACGGAAACAAACTTTCATCTGCCCTTGGGGCTTTTCAGATCACTAAAGGTACAAGGGAGGATCTTGGACTCAGCGATGCTGATGCCATGGATACACGAAAAGCAGCTGATGGTGCCGCCAGATACCTAAGTATGCTGATGAACCGTTATAACGGTGATCAGGGGCGTGCAATAGCTGCCTATCATGCTGGTATGGGGCATGTTGATAAGGGGAGAGTAGTCGCCGGTACCGGCGAATATGTGACTCGTGTCAGAGGGTATCAGCAGATGCTCAATAATGGTGCCGTTTATGGCTCTAAGGTAGATCATAGCGCACCAGCAATTTACGAAAAGATACCTGATAACGCCGTTATCGATCAGTCTACTGGTCTGGCGTTTACCCCTGGTGATAGCCCGTTTGAGAAAGGCGGTCTGGTAGACAAAATCGGCAATGCTGTTGGCGTTAACGATCTGGTCAACAAATTCATGAATGGCCGGGGGATGCGTCGGGAAGTCGTCCAGGGAACCCTCGAAGAACGTGCACGAGGAAGGGGAACCGCAACGGCAGCTGGCAATGTGTATGTTGACACACCTATGCCAGTTGAAGAGGCACGTCCGGTGGCCAACAACTCAAGTTACTTTGACCAGCTCGGCGCACAAATGGGGATTGATGGACTGTATGACAAACTCATTAATGCCCGGGGAATGCGCTCAAATAATTCTCCTCAACCAGCTTCCACGTCCCAGATGACGACTGTCGCCAACGATTTGCAGCAACCAACCGGTCGTATGCAGATAGACGGGCAGGTTATTAGTGACCTTGGCGGTTCCGGTGCCAAGCCGACAATGCAGTTGGCTGATAATACCGTTTCACTTGATGGTGAAACGAAGCGGCTGTTTGCGCAGATGACCTCATTGCTTGCCAGGATTGAAGAGCACACCAAAGACTCGGCGAAAGGCCAGGGAACTGTCGTAAAGGTCAGCACGCCTCAGCCGGGCGTTATGCGCACGGTACCACTGTCAATTGATGATCCGTTGATGAATGACTACGCGAGAGTTGATTGATGGCCAACAATAACGAAATTGATCCTTTGCTGACGCTGGAGTTATCCGGCGTAAAAACGTATGAGTCCCAGGAGGAGGCCTGGGGCGCTCGTTTATATGAGTGGCTAAACACTTATCAGGGTGAGGTATACGGAGATCCGTCATGGGGCAATGTTTTACCGCAGTTTAAACACGAACCGACCAACTTGTCGCATGTTCAAATTGCGGTTGAGGCAATGCTTTTGCAAAAACTGACGGTAGATTTACCCGACATACCGATTTCTGGCTTGTCAGTAGCCGAGGGAGATGCTTTTGATAAGTTGAAAATATCCATTCGTATCAGGGATATAACTATCACACAGGACGTGGTGCTATGAGTAAAACAACACCGACTAAAGACAGTATTCGTGCAGAGTTTGAAGAGCTTGTCGAGAAAGATTCATTCTGGTCGAAGTTTGTCGGCTCTCAATTTGTCTCGATGCTGACATTGTTTATTACCCAGATTGTCTACAGGTGCTTTCAGTATGCCGATGCGGCGCTGGCTGAAGGCTTTATATCGACCGCGACGCGGCGTTCCTCTATCCTGGCTGCGGCAGAAACGAACAGTTATGTTGGTACCAAGCCAACACCGTCATCGGGGATGATTGAGATCACCGCCACAAGTGAAGATGCCCCAGCAGTAATTCCCAAAAACATGCCTTTAATATCTGACGACCAATACCCTTACATGACTATGGATGTATGCCGGTTGGTAGACGGCACCGGTACGGTAGAAGTGGCACAGTTGGAAATTCAGGAGGTGACATATACCGTTACGGCTGCCAAAGAATTTCTGGAAGTCGTGTTATCAAAGGCTCTCACTGCTGTCTGCTATAAGCTGGAAGTATTCGTGACGACCGATGGTAAGACCACGCAGTGGTCTTCCAGCACTATGTTCCGGTTAGCCGGTAGTAAAAGCCAGGTCTACGTTGAGTTTTATAAACCATCCGAACAGTTGGGTGTCCGATTCGGCGATGGGCTAATTGGGCAAATACCGCCAGAAGGCTCGACAATTACGCTTAAGGTATGGTGCACCAACGGCGATATAACCCTGGTTGCTGGCCAAAACCTGACGCCTGTCGATTCTGCGGCTAATTTAGCTAATTTGATTTCAGTTAAGACAACGACACCTATAACCGCAGGTACCGATGCTGAAACAACGGAGATCACACGTAACCGTGCACAATATTACCTTGCCTATGATGATCAGGTCGTATGGGGCGGGGACTATACGTATTTTCTGGTTCGTAACATCCCGGGGCTGTCCTGGGTAAAGGCATGGGGCGAAGGCCAGCAAGAGAAATTAGATGGTGCTTATAATGTTCAGAATATCAATAAGATATTTATTTCAGGATGGCATCCAAATAAAAGCCAGTCAGAGCTTGAAGAAATGATCCTGACTGCCTTTAAGAAGGTACCGAATGAACTGAACAAGAAATTCTCTTATAAAGAGGTCAGAAAACTACCATTTAAGATAACCATCACCGGACGGATATCGGCAAGCCTGACCATTGAGAATGTGACCGATGAGCTGAAGTCGGCACTGGAAACAAAATTTGGGCGCGACTCAACTTTCTTTGATCCGAATCGCGTCGGAAAGTACATCCTGATTAAGAAAAAAGACGTTTGGGCTTTTATAGAAACGCTGGGTTATTTCCGCGACTTTTATCTGGAATTTGTCGAGTGGAATGAGTCCAACGGCTTTTACGATTTCGTTTATCTGGATACAGAAAACTCCACCTTTAATATTTCGTATGAGGAGGAGTGATGCAGCGTTCCTGGTTTAATAACCGGCTTACATCAGCTAAGCAAAAGTCATTGCTCTATAAATCATTGGCTGATTTGGTTCAGTCAATGATGGATACCTTTGTTGACCCATGGTTGGAGCGAATTACCAACCGGAAGTCTATTTTTTCCATGAGCAAGGAGGATCTGGAGACCAAGACAAATGAACTTGGCCAGTTCTTTACTATCAGAACGTCGAACTCATCTTCCGTTCCGATGTTGTTACAACAGCGTCTTGATGAGATTCACTTTAAGGGGACTGAACGCCCTATAAACCAGACAATTTACCGCGAATTTAACGGTATTTCTGTTTTATGGGATCCGATATATGCACCGGTGGACCTTGAGCGTCATCCCTATGGCACGGTTCTAATACCAGAAAGCACACTGGAAACTACCGGCGGCACATTCGGCGAGATGTTTCTGACTTCCAGAGGGATGATCAGTATTCCCATAAACGACCTGGCCCGGACAATGGGGATTACTGGCACGATAGATCAGTCCGCAATTACAGAAGAAATTCTCAGAAAGTTTAATCAGTTCGTAAAGCCTCTACTGCCACTGCATATAGTGTTTGATGGGCTTACGCTCTATTTGTCGGTTGTTGTAAATGAAAAGGCCGACATGATCACTTTGAACGAGATTTCTGATACCGAAAAAGCGTACTGCTGGTTTGAAACTTCGGATACAACTTCGCTTACTGGAGTTACGTCGATTAGCGCTCCGATCACTGCAACGCCGGGCGGCACTATTGTGAAAGCAACGCCTACGTTTGATCGCACCCGCGCAGATGATTTGCTGCTGGATAGCGATGCCTGATAATCACCCCGTCCGCAGGGCGGGGTGACAAGTTACTTCTCTTACAATGAGGCTTCACAACATTGATTAGGGAAAATCATGTCTGACGTCTCAACAAACCTCTATAAGAGTCAGTTGTTGGACTATTACTATCAGCGGCGCGCTGAATCGTCCATTAACAAAGGCTCTCGATTTTTAATCAGCAAGGCCGTTTTCGGTACCAGTTCACTGGTTACTAAGAAAGGAGATGGCACTTATGAGATTGGAGAACTGCCAAAGGATTTCGATCTGGCAGAACTGACCAGTCAATTTTGCACCATTAACCTCGTCCCAACCTACTCTGGCGGGATAATTACTGTCCGAATGGACCTTGATCAAAGCCAGTTGCAGGAAGGGAAAAACTACCCATTCAACACTCTGGTTGTTCTGGATAACGAGAACAAGCCAATCGCCATTATTTGTGTCCAGGAAGACTCGCTGTATGTGGGCAAAACATATACCGCAGTTATGGCCATAAACACGACTACAGCATAAGGATATGCTTGATGAATGACGTTACAGTTGTTACATCAGTTACTTACCCATCGCCCGAGTCACTGGCTCTGGTGGCTGATGTGCAATACCACGAACCATATCTGTCAGCCGCGCTAAACCGAAAATTCAGGGGAATTGTTGACCCTGGATTTTATGCAGGTTTCTTGCCGAAGCCTGGCGGTGGGATGAACCTGTTAATCACCTCAGTGGATGGTGATAAAACTGCTGGCGCTGCGTCAGTGGATATTGGTGAATTCTACCAGGTAACTATTCAGCACCGTAAGGATATTTCTCTTGCACTTAGTGCAGGCAAGAAATATGCAATTGTGCTGAAGGGAAGATACCTCCTTGGAGAGGATACCTATCAGGTTAATACCGCGTCACATATTCATGCGGCTGAATTTGTTGCCAGAACCTATACCGATTCATATCAGTTAGGAGATGGGGAGCTGCTTGTTTGTACGGTGAATATCCCTGCTGGCGTATCAGCCATTACCCAGGAGATGATTGATACATCCGAGCGTATTAACCGCACGATCGGCATTGATATTTCAGACTCTGTAACCAGTAGCAGAAGTGATGTTGCGGCAAGTTCGCTGGCAGTTAAAAAAGCCTACGATCTGGCGAAAAGTAAGTATACGGCGCAGGATGCAAGCACAACGCAAAAGGGATTAGTTCAGCTCAGTAGCGAAACTAACAGCGACAGCGAAACAATGGCTGCTACCCCTAAAGCAGTTAAGTCTGTAAAAGATCTTGCTGATACCAAAGCGCCAATAGAAAGCCCGAGTCTGACAGGAACGCCAACCGCGCCGACGGCAGCGCAAGGTACAAATAGCACGCAGATCGCAAATACAGCCTTTGTTAAGGCAGCTATAACGGCACTTATCAACGGCGCACCTGGCACACTGGATACGCTTAAAGAAATAGCTGCTGCGATCAATAACGACCCGAATTTCAGCACAACTATCAACAATGCTCTGGCTCTTAAAGCTCCTTTAGCAAGTCCTGCATTAACGGGAATACCTACTGCGCCTACCGCTGCACAGGGTACGAATAACACGCAGATTGCTACGACCGCTTATGTAAGAGCTGCCATATCCGCATTGGTTGGTTCATCACCAGAAGCTCTTGATACCCTGAATGAGCTTGCCGCAGCACTTGGTAATGACCCTAACTTTGCGACAACAATGACAAATGCGCTGGCAGGCAAACAGCCTCTGGATGCAACTTTAACCGCGCTTGCTGGTCTTGCGACAGGCGCAAATAAATTGCCGTACTTTACCGGTACAGACACTGTTTCTCAGACAGACTTAACGTCAGTCGGTCGCGATATTCTGGCCAAAACAAGCGTTCTTGCTGTTATCCAATACCTTGGTTTAAGAGAACTCGGTACCAGCGGTGAAAAGATCCCCCTGTTGAGCACGGCTAACACATGGAGTGCACGCCAGACTTTCAACGGCGGGATCACCGGCGCACTGACGGGGAACGCCGACACCGCAACGAAATTAAAAACAGCGCGGAAGATTAACAACGTTTCATTTGACGGTTCTGCGGACATAACGCTGACTCCTGCGAACCTTGACGTATACAGCAAAAGCGAAATAGACAATAAAAAAGGGATGCGTAAATACACGCTTACTGCACCATCTGGTGCAGTAAGTGGTAAGTGGTATCCCGTAGTTTTTCGTCGTTCATCTGGCGGTAATAGCGAGCTGGCATCGAGAGTGGTTATCACGACGGCATCAACCACTGGTAATTTCGCAATGAATAACTGCGAATTTAACGGGATGGTTATGTCCGGTGGCTGGTCAGACAGGGGGTCATATGCTGCTGGTTATTTCTGGACGTATCAGGCGGATGAGCGGGCTATTCACTCCATCATCTCAGGTGTTAAAGATGATGACAGGAGCTGCGTTTTTTACGTTGAAGCCAGAGCATTCCCGATACAGGTCTTTGCCGAAGAAGGTCTGAGCGTTGTACTTCCGACAGAAGATTACACGCTCGGACAGAGCACGTACAAATGGGGTGTAACAGACCCGGCGGCGGAAAGCACAAACGTACAGACGATTCTGGATTTTAAAGATGGGCGTGGTTATTACTGCTCGCATCCGTTTATTTCAAGCCTTTCAGGGAATGCAGCAACCGCAACGAAACTTGCAACGGCAAGAAAGATTTCAGGTGTGGCTTTTGATGGTTCTGCCGATATTACATTAACTGCTGAACATGTATCAGCATTTGCTCTACGTGCGACGGGGGCTTATGCGGATTCGGATGGGGCAGTTCCCTGGAATGCTGAATCCGGCGCATATAATGTCACGCGTTCTGGCGACTCCTATCTTGTTGCAAACTTTTATACCGGTGTCGGGAGTTGCCGTACTCTCCAGATTCGCGCGCATTACAAGAATGGCGGTCTGTTTTACCGTTCTTCACGTGATGGTTATGGCTTTGAGGAAGACTGGACTCAGATTTATACCAAAAAAGACAGCATCCCGGGTGTTAATACGACCGGCGACCAGAATACAACGGGTAATGCGGCAACAGCCACAAAACTGCAAACAGCGCGTACCATTAATGGAGTCTCATTTGACGGTTCTAAAAACATTACGCTAACTCCAAGGTCTATAGGCACGATCAACTCAACAACCATGTCTTTTAGTGGTGGTGCCGGATGGTTCAAACTGGCAACTGTAACAATGCCACAAGCCAGTTCTGTGGTTTACATAAGCCTGATTGGTGGCGCAGGGTTTAACGTTGGCTCCCCGCATCAAGCAGGCATCTCTGAGCTGGTTCTGCGTGCCGGAAATGGAAATCCAAACGGTATTACTGGTGCATTATGGCGACGGACCTCGGTTGGATTTACTAATTTTGCATGGGTGAATACATCCGGTGATACCTATGACATTTATGTAGAAATAGGTAATTACGCCACAGGTGTTAATATCCAGTGGGATTATACAAAGGATGCAACTGTACAAATTCATACATCACCAACTTATACAGCGAATAAACCAACAGGCCTGACAGATGGAACTGTATATGTAATTTACAGTTCGCACATTAAACCTACTGCTGCTGATGTAGGTGCATTACCAACAACCGGAGGCACACTTACTGGCGGTTTAACGGCTGCTGGCGAGATTATTTCCAAATCGGCGAATGGTCTGCGCATTGCCTATGGCAACTATGGATTCTTTATCCGAAACGATGGTTCAAGCACATACTTCATGTTGACCAATTCGGGCGACAGCCTGGGAACATGGAATAGTTTAAGACCGCTTACCATTAACAACGCCAGTGGAGCTGTTTCTATCGGTAATGGACTCAATGTTACTGGCGATACTGTATCCAGTTCGAGAGTTCGTGCCGGTAATGGCAAGAAATTTTCGATTAGCAGTAGCAACTCATCGACAAAAGAAGCGACATTTAATCTATGGGGTAATTCCAGCCGCCCCGTTGTTGCTGAATTAGGTGATGATTCAGGATGGCATTTTTACAGTCAGAGGAATACTGATAACAGCATAACATTTGCTGTAAACGGTCAGATATCACCCTCTAACTATAGTAATTTTGACTCTAGATATGCGCTGAAAACATCTTACGTTTCCAGCGTAAGGATGGGGGCCGTTGCCAGTTATAGCCCACCAAACAATGAAACCTCTTGGACTCAGAACCTTGGTAGCGGACTGGTTATGACAGGAATTATTGTTCAGGAAACAGGAAAAGCTTCTGCCGATAATATCGGTGGTATTTATTATCGACCAGTTCAATATTGTATCAACGGTACCTGGTACACAGCAGCATCAGTATAATGAAAGGGTAACATATGAATAATTTTAGAAACTTCACGCCATATACGCCAGATGAAGATAAAAGAGAGCTTGTTGATGCCGGAGTTTTATTCCTGCTGGATGAAAATGGTAATGACTGGTATGAATGTCAGAAGTTATTTTCGGAATGTACAAATGTAATTGCGTATGATAGCAACGACATCGTTGTCAGCATTACAGATGACGCCTCAACCCTTTGGCCCATAGGATTATCTGTAGCTGAAGTGGAAAGCTTACCTGAAGATGTAGATATCAACGGCAGTTGGGTGTTTAGAGATAACTCCGTTGTAAAACGCATATACTCTGATACAGAGTTACAACAGCAAGCTGAATCAAAAAAGGCCGCCTTGCTTTCACACGCCGAATCAGTAATTGCAACTCTTGAGCGGGCAGTTAAATTGAATATGGCAACTGATGAGGAACGAGCAAAACTGGAAGCGTGGGAGCGTTATAGCGTGTTGGTTTATCGTGTAGATACAGCTAAACCAGAATGGCCTGAAGAACCGGAGTGAAGTAAAGGCCCGATTTATCGGGCCTCCCTTTTAAACTGGCTCAGTAGGCCAGGCGATCGCATTGAAAGTGGCTTTATCTGTTATTGTGTTGAAATCTAATGCATTAACTGCATCAATATAGTCCAGCCAGGCGTCAAGATCAGACTGTTCATCTTCAGATAATATTCTGCCGCGTAGTAATTTTGTCTGGCTGATCACGAGCTGTTGACGTGCGCTGTTAAGTCGCTCAGTGCGTCTTGATTCCGCCATGGTTTTTAACTCATCTGCGGTTCTTACTCTTTCAACCACATTTTCTCCGTCAAATATCCAGTTCCCATCAATATCTACTCCATCAGGCAGAGTTTCTATTTCTGCTACAGATGCCCCCACAGGCCAGAGTGTTGAAACATCGTTTGAAATACTCACGACAATATTATCGCTGTCATAAACTATCTTTATCGTATTCTCATGAAAAAATTTCTGACATTCATACCAGTCATTACCGTTTTCATCACGTAAAAATACAACTCCAGCTTCAACAAGCTCTGACTTATCTTCATCTGGGGTGTAGGATGTGAACTTTTTAAAATTAATCATTGTTTGCTCCATTAATAATCATGCTGTGGCTGCTGTATACCAGGTGCCATTAATGCAATACTGTAAAGGCCTCAATCTTGCTGGGTCGTCACCATCAACTTCACCAATAATCCCAAGCCCTGTAATGACATAACCAGCAGTTTCAAACATCGTGCCTTTCTGCATGGTATGAGTTTTATATGCGCCAAGTCTTACGCTGGTTACACAGGCCGTTTTTAATGCGTAACGAGAGTCAAAATTACTGTAATTGGCGGGAACTATTTGTCCACCACACTGGAAGTTACCACTGCTATTAAGGAATGCTTGGCCATCTGTTCCATTTGCTGTTCTTGAATTGTTAATCATGTAAAAGCCGAATTGGCTATTACCAAGCCCACCAATAAAGAACTTTCTGTCAGCATGGTCCTGACGAAGCAATGCCTGAGCACCATCGGTGGATACAGCATTACGTCCGAAAATAACATTCTGGTCACGCATATTTATCCACGCGCCGGTACCGCTATTAATTGCAAAACGATTTGCATATACCCAAGCATTGGTTCCTATATCACCATTAACAGTTAAACTATTACCGATAGAAACAGCTCCACTGGCGTTGTTAATGGTAAGCGGTCTTAAACTATTCCATGTTCCCAGGCTGTCGCCCGAATTGGTCAACATGAAGTATGTGCTTGAACCATCGTTTCGGATAAAGAATCCATAGTTGCCATAGGCAATACGAAGA